TGATTCGTTTGATTGATGATAGTGCTCAAAAATTTGATCAAGCGGTATCTCAAGGTGGACGACTTTTTAATGTAGTTAGTGGTAGTTTGAATGTTGGTGCTACAGCGACTGTTTACAAGGATGCTGCAAGTGAAGCGTCCGGTGGATATGGATTATTTTATCCTGATCGTGGACTTATTATTCTCAATCCAAACGCATTAGAAGCACATATGGGATCGTTTGTTTCGACCGGTTCTGCGTCAACTACATTAGCCGACAATCATTTCAAGTTATATGAAATGATCAAATCTGCTTCATATTTTACGGCGAGAAACGAGGAAGTAATAACATCAACGAATTATTTTGTAAGAATAAAGAATAAAGACTATAATTTAAGTAATAATCCAACTTATTATACATCATCTGATGGTACATTAAAAGTACCTACATTTATTGGTGATCCACATTCATATATTACTACGGTTGGTCTTTATAATGAATCTAATGAACTTCTTGCGGTCGCTAAAGTAAGTGTTCCATTATTGAAGTCATTTGATCGCGAGGCGCTAATCAAGGTGAAGCTTGACTATTAGCACATTGTTTTTATTGTAGTTGTGTTGTTTTATTAAAAATAAAGATAGAATATATTAAAAATTCCGCTTTTTTATATTTATATATAGAAAGGCGGTTTTTTATTATGAAAAGAATATGTAGAATATGTGGGAAAGAAATTGGTAACAAGGCTATTGGATGGCATATAAAATCACAACATCAAATGTTATATATTCAATATGTAGAAAAGTTTATAGATCAATTTCCAAATGATTTTAATAATTGGTATAGATGTAGAATTTGTGAGACGATAGTAAAAGGTCATAAAACTTGTTCGATGAAGTGTAGTAATGAATATAGAAAAACAATTTTAGTTGGTGAAAAGGCGCCTCGATATGGAGCTAAATTATCAAAAAAATCAAAAGAAAAAATAAGTAAAACACATAAAGATAAAATAGAAAAAGAAGGACATTGGCGAATCGGTTTGAAAAATACAATAAACGCACGTAATAATATGAGTAAATCCGCATTAAAACGAGCTCAACAACCGGATTACATAAATCCAATGCAAGGAAAAACACATTCACCTGAAGTTATTAAAAAAATATTTTCTCATAAAGAAATGAATAGTGTTGAAAAAATGGTTGCCGACGAATTGGCGAAAAATAGTATAGAGTATCATTTTCAATATTTTTTAACGAGGGGCGGTATTTGTAAGTCATTTGATTTCAAAATAAAAAATAAGAAACTATTTATAGAAGTAGATGGAGATTATTGGCATGGTGGTCCTGGACATAAACATGATTATTTTAAAGGGGTAAATGAAGTTAAAGAAAATGATAAGTTTAAGGAACAACTTGCGATGGAAAACGGATTTGAAGTTATACGAATATGGGAAAGTGAAGTTAAGAAAAATCCTAATTTAATTATAGAGAGAATAAATGAGCGCGTATAAAGAATTACCACCTGATAATGTTAGTTTTCGTGAGTTTGAGGCGAATAAATTATGGACATTCACTCAAGATGATACGGATATAGTACAAGTAAGAAGTGCGTTCCAGCGTACCGGAAGTTGGTATACGCCTTCGGTTGATGGAGTGGTAAGTGGTTCTGTTATTCCTACAAGGACACTTTACGATAGTATAAAACATATGTACTATAATGAGACAAGTATAGTAAGTTTTACTGGCTCATCTGTATATCGTCCTGACACGAGTTTACAAGTAAAAGATAAACTACATCAAATAGGAAGTCAAGATTTTACGACCGGTTCTGCTGTTGTAGTGAAATATTTTGAACCATTCAAAAACTTCGGGCCAAACAGTCTCAATGTATATAAAATGTTAGGTGATCGTGCGGTTGTTGTGTCCGTGCCACAGGAACGCTTTGGTGATGGTATGAAACCGGGAACGATACACATTGAACAAGTTTCTGCTTCATATGCTGGTGTTTCACAATCATTTACATTATATGACGATGGAAAGGGAAATCTTTACGACAATGCGAATTCAGCAAGTTTTTCCGCAACAGCATCAGCGTGGACGGTAGGAAATGTATTTTACGAACATGGTAATATGGTCATAACGAGTACAGGTTCCCAGTATCAGTATTTTGGAACTGGCTCAAGTGTATACACCGTAAAGTTTAAATCGATTCAAAGGATATATGAGTTAGAAGCGTATTGTACAGCGAAAGCGGGTGAGTTTAATATGCCGATGAATCCAAGTGCGAGAGTAAGTAGGTCATTGATGTTAGCAGAACCGTTAGGTTATGTGACGAGTTCTGACTTTTCTTCTTATGTAACGACAATAGGGTTATATGACGACAACTTAAATCTTATGGCGGTTGGAAAGACCGCTCAACCGATAAAAAATGATCCTGATTTAGCGATAACATTTGTAGTGAGACTTGATTGGTAAGGGGAGTTACGATATGGCGTTTCGGGTAATAAAGCAGTTTATTCCAAACGGACAACCTGGCGATCCTGACTGGGCTCGCCGAGACATTTATGTTTGGCGTATAACAAGTGGGTCATATAGTGGAAGTGATGATATATCCGATGATCATGAGGAAGGGTATTATGATATAGATCAACTTGAAAGGGATGATTACGAAGATTATCAAGGATGGGGAGTTTATACAGGAACACCGAGAGTATATGGATTGATGGAAGAAATAAGTGGTTCATATCCATTTCCATCTAAAGAGGAATTAAAGGACGCCAAGAATGTAAGTAGGTGGAGAAAAACAAATCCTATTATACATAGTTTCGCCCCATTAACTGCTTCCGAGGGTCAAATAGTTAGGATAAGTGGTAGTGATTTTCTTGGAACTGCTAAGGTAGGATTTAGTTGGCGTAAAACGAAAGAGTTGAGAATTTTAGATAACAACAATATACGGGTTCGCGTTCCAAGTGGAAGTGAGACTGGGTTTTTAACGGTATACAACTACAATCAAGAGTTTGATAAAGCTGATGGTTGGATGCAGATTTCTGGCACACAGATACAATCGCCAACATTTGGTCGATTTGTGCCTCGAACCGGATCATATTACACACCAATAACACTTTTTGGCGACAATCTTCAATATACAAAAAGGTTGAGAGTAGGAAATGTTATAGTTAATCGTAATCAATGGGTATTGAATAACAATCACGAAATAACTTTTTATATTCCTGCTGGTGCTCAAACAAATCCGGTAAGATTAGTTGATTTTGATAATAATGTATTTGTAACACCTGAGGAAGTTTATGTTGAACCGGAAGCCGATACAAACATCCAAACATTTTATCCAACATACGCCCCATATGGCGACATACTTCATATTTGGGGAAGTAGATTTCTTGGAGTTACTGCTGTTGCGGTACACCAAACAACAGGATCATTTACGATTGTAAATGATAATCATATACGATTTACATTACCTGAAAATGCGAGCCCACATAGAATAAGAGTACAAAATAGTCAAAGTTTGGTAGCGTCATCGGGTGAAGATTTTATTTGGATGCCAGGTGTATCATCAAAGAAAGCGACTATAAATGATTTCAATCCAAAAACCGGTTCTGCAGGAGATAGGATATATGTAACCGGAAGCCAATTTCTTGGTACGATTGGTGGTTACATCAATGATACGGGATCGGAATTAAATATGAGACAAGTAGAAATATATGATCGTAGACATATGAGTTTTAGAATACCACCTGGTTCATCAACCGGTTATTTTCGTATAAGGAATAACATTGGATTAAAGATTTCACCAATGGAGTTATACATCATTTAATGGAACTTTTCTAACATAAAATAGTATAATAAAGACAAAGGAGTTTACGAATGAAAACACGTTCAGCGAAAGCTAAAGGTCGTCGGTTACAAGACGCCGTCAAGAAATTATTAATGGAAACTTACACATCATTACGAGAAGGTGACATAAAAACCGCGGTAATGGGCGAATCTGGTAGAGATATAATTTTATCTCCGGCAGCGGAAGACGAGATACCATTTGACATTGAAGCCAAAAATCAAGAAAAATTATCTATATGGTCTGCTTTAGAACAAGCGGAATCAAATCAAAAAGAAGGTCGAATTCCATTATTAGTATTTAAGCGGAATAGGTCAAAGACATATGCTGTATTGGAATTTGAAAAGTTATTGGAACTACTAAACAAGAAATAAGTATAAAATATATGAGTGAAATAAAGTTATTACAATTATTAGAATCCCTTTTAGGTTCGAACAAGAAACAAGGATCAAAAGGCGACTATTTATATTTTTGTCCGTCTTGTAATCATTACAAGAGGAAATTGTCAATCAATATAAATAGATCATCGCCGAAGTTCGGCAAATGGGCGTGTTGGGTCTGTCAAGATTATGACAACACGAAAGGAAAAAATCTTTGGACGTTATTCAAGAGGTTCAAAGCGACTCCGGTTCAGCTTGAGGAACTCAGCGACATTTTAGGTGAGAGACATTATAGTATTGAGAAGAAAGACGAGACGAAGAAAGTTTTATCTTTACCACAAGAATTTTTACCTATTTGGGGCTACCCAGGGACACCTGACGATTTAGAGTTTCGCCGCGCTGCCGTCTATTTGAATAAGAGGAAGATAAGTTGGGGAGATATAATAAAGTATCAAATAGGATTTTGTAAAGAAGGCGAATATAAAAATAGAATAATCATTCCATCATATGATGAAGATAATAGATTGAATTTCTTTTCTGCTCGTAGTTATTATGAGGACGCATATATCAAGTATAAAAATCCTGAAATAACAAAGGACATAATAGGGTTTGAGAATATGATAAATTGGAACATACCAATAGTTTTAGTTGAGGGAGTGTTCGATGCGATTGCCATTCGCCGGAACGCGATACCGTTATTTGGTAAAACGATTATGGAGAAACTACACGATAAAATACTTACAAATCGCCCACCAAAAATTTATATATCTTTAGACGAAGATGCTAAGAAAAATATAGCTATAATAGTTGAGACATTTTTAAAAGAGGGAATAGAAACACACGTTGTAAATCTTGGAGCGAAAGACCCGGCGGATTTAGGATTTATGGAAATGGTTAGGGTCATAAAACAACAAACTACGAGAATGGATTTTCCTGAATTAATGAAATATAAGGTAGGATTAGTTTGAGAATATTGATTATATTAGGACATAATAGGTTAACCGGTGTTAATTTATGGGCTAACGATTTATCAAATGAGTTGATAAAGAAAGGACATCAAGTTCATTTTCACATTTCACCTGATAAAGATAATGAAATAAATTATGTGCCAGGATATACTGTCTTTTATGAAAAAATAATCAATAATATGTTTGATGATAAAGGAACATGGTTTGGTGATTATGATGTAATTATATTGAATTATAGTATTCATGAAGATATGATAAAGAATGTAAATGTACCTGTTATATTTGTAAGTCATGGATCAATGGAAGAATGGTATTTTCCAAAATACAAACATGAATGTCATGTTGGAATAAGTGATAGAGTAAAAGAGGATTTAGGTTGTGACAAAGTTGTTTATAATGGAGTAAACATAAATGAATTTTATTCAAACACAAGTATAAGTGTAAAACCATTTTCTGCGTTATATCTTTATCGTGGTGATGTACCAACGGCTTTAAATATTGTATGTGAAAATTTGGGAATAGAGTTACATCATGGTAGGTTGATGCCCAATGTAAGTGAGGCGATCAACATGGTTGATTTTGTAATAGGTTATGGACGATCAATATATGAGGGAATGGCGTGTGGTCGCCCATCATTGGTTTATGGTGTGAATGGTTGTGACGGTTGGGTAAATGAATGGAATTTCAAAGAATTTCTTAGGGGTAATTGTTCAGGTTGGTATACACAATGTAAATATGATTTGAATGGTTTACAAAATCTAATACAAAAATATGACTGGCGACAAGGAAAAATAAATAAACGATTGATAGAGGAAAACTTATCATTAGAGATTATGGGAGATACATTTGAACGAATAATTATAGGAGTGGTAAAGGAATATGATGAAAGACAAGATACCGGTAAACTTCGACGAGTTGAAAACCATTTATCATACGGCGGACATTCATATACGTAATGTCAGGCGTCACAAGGAATATCGACAAGTATTTGAAAGATTGTATTATGAAGTACAAAAGGACACCGAGAATGCAGTAGTTGTTTTAGCTGGTGACATCGTACATGCTAAGTTAGAAATGTCACCTGAGTTAGTTGATTTGACATTTGAGTTATTCAAGAGATTGACAAATATTATACCTACAATCGTGATAGCAGGTAATCATGATTGTAATTTGAATAATATGAGTAGAATGGACACATTGACATCGATAGTAAAAAATCTTGACAGTCACAATCTATTTTATCTCAAACATTCTGGCGTCTACGACATAGCGAACACAAAATTTGTTGTAATGTCCGTATTTGACAAAGTGGAGAACTTCATATCGGCGGATCAGGTAGAGGGCGACAGCACGAAAATAGCTTTATATCACGGCACGATACACCAGGCGGTCGCCGACACTGGCTTCAAGTTACACAATGACAAGGTAAAACAAGACATATTCAAGGGATATGACATTGTATTATTAGGTGACATTCATAAACATCAATATATGAATAAACAAAAGACAATGGCGTTCCCTGGCTCGTTGATACAACAAAATCATGGCGAAGATGATAACAAGGGTATATTGAAATGGGATGTGTCAAAGAGGAAAGCGGAGTTCATCAAGGTACACAATGATTATGGATATAGAACATTATTCATTGATAAAGGTGTGATACCAGATATACAAGGATTACCTGAGAAAGCTCGCCTCCGATTAAAAATAAAAGATACACTTCCATCACGGATCACGGAAATAATGACGGTGATTCGAAAACAATATCCACATATACATGAAGTATCTGAAGTAAAGATTCATGATTTATTGAATAAGAATGGATCATCGGTATTGAAGAAAATAGATATTGGGGATGTTAGGGATATAAATTTTCAAAATGAGTTGATACGAGAATTTTTAGAAAAGAAACATTTTCTTGATGAATCGACAATAACAAAGATATTTGAAATCAACACCGAGTTAAATGGAAAGTTACCACCGCGTGACATTGCACGGAATGTAGTTTGGAAACCGCAGACATTTACATTTTCCAACTTATTTTCATATGGAGACGGCAACAAAGTAGATTTCACAAATCTCAAAGGTGTTGTCGGCTTATTTGCTCCGAATGCGAGTGGAAAGAGTAATTTTATAGAATCGTTATCATTCACTATTTTCGACAAGTCTGCGCGTGCATGGAAGGCCAAGAACGCACTCAATAGTAAGAGGGATAATTTTGATTCGAAGTTTGAGTTTGACATTGACGACAAGATATATCGTATCAAACGAAAGGCGACTACAAATAAAAGGGGAATGGTAAATGTAAAGACTGACTTTTCTGTACGAATGTTAAATGGAGAGAGAAAATCATTGAATGGAGATAGACGAAGTTCAACGAACGCCAGTATAAGAAGTTATTTAGGAGATTATGACGATTTTCAAACAACTGCTCTTATCCCACAATTTATTAGTAATCACAAAAACTTTACAACAATGAAACAATCTGATCGTAAGGAACATCTGGCTAACTTCTTAGATTTCAATGTATTTGGTCAACTATATGATTTAGCCTTTGAAGCGGTTAGAGAAACAAATGCGGTTTTGAAAGATTTTGAGAGACGAGAGTTTAGTAAAGAGTTGTCTGGTGCAGAATTATCATTGAAGAAACATAATAAAGAATATAAAGAAAGAACTGCTCGTAAAAAAGAATATGACAAGTTATACAAACAAATTAATAATGAAATAAAGAAACTTACGAGTAAACTTGTTCGATTTGATAGTATATCCGATATAGAGGGTTTACGACGAAAACGAATAAATCTTGGAACGGATATAGAAACATATGAACAAGAAATAGTTGAGATCAAGGAAAAGATAAATAATTTGAAAGAGGAAATAAAAGAGAACAAAACATTACTCAAGGATATAGATAGTGATATTGTAGAGAAGTATGAACTTATCATGGAGATAAAAAAACATCGACATGAGGCGAAACATGATTTTGACAAATACAAGATAAAGGTAGAATCAAAAACAAAAGAGTTAGGAGATTTCGCCAAGATACAATACAATGATGAATGTAATGTTTGTGGTGACAATAAAGTTTTTGTCAACTCAAAGTTAGAGGAAGATGATATTGAAGAAAATAGAATGATTATGAAAACCTTTGAGGATAAAATCTCTGAGTTTGATAAGATGTTAGAAAAGGGTAGTTATGTAGAAACTAAATATACTCATTACAACCAACTCAATGGAAACATAAATGCCTACTCGATGGAATTGAGTGACGAAGAAAAGTCAAAATTTAGTAGAGAATCGTCATTAAAAGAGGCGAAAATAGAATTAAAGGATGTAGAAAAAAGTATAAAGACATATGAGAAAAATGAAAAGACGATAAAGAAGAATCGAGAAACACAAGACAAAATAGATGATTGGGAAAGTAAACTTGTAGTTGTTGAAAATGGTATTAGTGAAATAAATCAAGAAATTATGGACATCCATGCCAAAATAAAAGTGTATGAAGATCAAATAAAGAAGATAAACAAAGAAATAGATTATGTAAAAGATTTGGAACAAAGAAGTACAGCGTACCGGTTTTACATGGAAGCTGTAGAAAAGAATGGTATTCCACTTGATTTGATGGAGAGGATTTTACCTGTTGTAGAGAGTGAAGTAAACAACATATTATCTCAAATGGTTGATTTTGGTATTATACTCGGAGTTGATGTAGACGATAAAGACATATATGGAAAGATAGTATATAGTGAGGAAGATGTCTGGCCCATTGAGTTGATAAGTGGAATGGAAAGGTTTATCGTCAACGTAGCGATTCGGGTTGCTCTTATCGGCGTATCGAGTTTGCCTCGTCCAAACTTTTTAGTTATTGATGAAGGTTTTGGAAGCTTGGATGCCGACAACGCCAATAATTTATATATGTTATTTGATTATCTCAAGACACAATTTGATTTTGTTTTGATCATTTCTCACTTAGATTATGTAAAAGACATGGTTGATTCCGCATTAGAAATCAAAAAAGAAAATGGTTTTAGTAAGATCGTAAATTAATGTAATAATCTTCGTTACATATATTTATATGTGAATAACTATGTGTAATGGAGATTTTTATGGCGATCAAAAGAAAGAGTAATCAATACATTGGGTTACACCTTATCGATGTTTTTATAGAAGATACCGACCCAAATTCTCAATATTTTCGTGTATCAGGTATTCCTGAAGTTTTCCCAGGTGGTAAGACCGCTTTCCGCATCGATGGCTCTGATTTACTCAAGCTGAATAGTGAAGTAAAAGTTGAGGTATTGAATGCTGAAGGGAATGTAATATATTCAGAGTATCCTGATTATATTGAAGGTTCATCCAGGGTGGTTTCTATTTATGTGTATTCCGATGAACTTTATGGTGCTGCGACATTAACCATTGCAGGGGAAGCAAAGAATGTTCCTCCTGAATGGGAAAATCATCTAAATGTAAGATGGCAAAAGACGATTACCGTTGATCCTGCCTTAAGAAATGTATCTCCGATAAAATTTTATAAGCCTCCTATTATATCCGCACAGGAATTATATACACCTTATTTAGTTAGGTCATATACTACAAGTTCAAGTCCTGAATCGGTTGATTATACGAGTGGTTCTGTTGCGGGACAAATGGTAGGAAGTGATTATATGTTATCCATTTCCGGTGGAGCATTTATACGCCAGATGGAAGGTGGAACGTTAACCGTACCAACTCCATATGTTATCGCAGGCGACAATGATGAATATCAAACGACAATAAAGGAAGTGGTAAATGTTAATTCTGCTATTGCAGGTGAACCATATAGCCCACCGGATACACAACGTTCATATTTACCTGAATCATTTATAGATCGTACACTGGCGATAGGAACAAAAGGTAATACAAAAGATTTTATAAACAGTCCTTATTCATTACGATATGAGATAGAACCAACTTATTCAGCTACTGAAAATTATAAATCTTTTGCTAAAGTAAACATTGCGGATATGGAAACATTCTCTGGCGATGTTTATGCTCTCAAACTTTTTATGAAGTCTGCAGGTAGTGATCGAGATTTTGATTTAATGGGTGACGTTGTTCTTGAGAGCCCAGATTTAATGATTGACGAAAATACTGTTAATTATGATATACATTATGGATTGATATATAATGAAACAATAATAGATTCATTTTGGACATCTTCAAGATTTAGTTCAAATGATGCGTTTCCAAGTTTATCAAGGGATAGTTCTAAGATAAGGGATGCTATTTATATTAGTGGAAGTCAAACGGGTCGCCCCAAAGATTTCTTTTATACCGTATTCCCGGTTCAAGATATAAATTTCAATGAAGGAAGTGAATACACTTTTACCGCGAGACTTGTTGGTGTTAGAAAACCAAAGATAGTTGAAATGGTTGGCGAGACGATTACCGGAAGTGAAGGTGAATTTCAAATTTATATGTCAGGTTCTGCTTTCAATGATTCCGAGACTGATTTAGTTGGTGGATTAGGAAAGTTAGTAGGGAAGGTTGATTTACAAAACATATCTGGCGACGAGAAAAATTTTGGTGAAGTAGAAGCATCCTTTATAGCTGATAATACTGGAACGGGACACATACGATTTGTTATTCCATCTGGTGATTGGTATATATCTCAAATGTCTATAAAACCATCACAAGAGACCGGATTTTCGCCCGATAATGCTATACTTACTATACCAATACTTGACTGGCAAAGAGACGACAAGTTAGAGTTTAAAGCAGAGTTTTATGATTTTGAGGGTAAAAGAGCTGATACTTTTGCTACTTCATCTGAGTTTAGTTTTAGAGGAAGTAACATTTATATAGAGGGAACTGATAACGTTCTTACGGGATCGGTATATATTGGAAATGCTATTGGCGAAGGTATTGAAATGGCGGGTGTAAGGTCTGCTTATTTGAGAAACGTAGGTTATCGTGGTTGGTCGCATGCTATTGATGGTACAGGTCCAAGTGGATTTATGTTGTGGAGTGGATCAGTTTTAACGGTAGATAATCCTGGTGGCTATGATGGAGTGGGATTAGAAATACATGGTGGTCAAAAAATACCATCAGGGTCTGATCGCCCACACGCTATTCGATTTAGAACGGATACTGGACGACTTGAGGTAACCGGTTCGATTTATGCTACTGATGGTTTCTTTAGTGGATCGATTGAAGCTAATCAAATCAAAGTACCGCTTGGTGGTATTTCTCCTGATCCACATGCTTATTATGATCCGGACACTGGTAACTATTATCGAGCTGCTATCACACAAGTTGGATATGCTCATTTTATGAGTGGTTCGATAGGTGGATGGCAGATTCAACCTGAAGGCAAGTTAATGGCGCCCAACCAAACATTTATGTTAAGTGGTAGTGGTATTATATCATCGTCAAATTTTTATGTAAATGAAGCCGGAGCCTTGACCGCGTCAAACGCAACGATTTATGGAACGTTGGTTGCTGGTACGGGTTCAATAGGTGGATGGAAGATAGGACATTATTTCTTATCTGCGAGTAACATAATAATAGATAGTAATGGAACGTTACAAACTGCTGACTATGTATCTGGCGAACGGGGATGGAGAATAACGAGTGCGTTTAATGGATATGGTGAGTTTGAGAATGTACGTATTCGTGGAACGTTGAGGACGACCGTATTTGAGAAAGAGACCGTCAATGCGGTTGGTGGTCAATTATGGGTCGCCAATTCGACAACGATAAGTGGAAGTGTAACGATGTCCGCAAATCCTGCGGATCAAACGTATAATGAGTGGCCTGTAGAAAATGCTTCAGGTTGGACGAATGGTGAAGTGGCGAAGGTCAAGAAAGTAACCGACACCGGTTTTACAACGGAATATGTTTTAGTAACGAGTTCGTCTCGACTTGATCCCGCGAGTTCAACAGATTTTCGGGGTTACATTTACGTAACGAGAAGTTGGCAGAGTGATGAACCGTGGAATTTTGGACAGCTCGCCGATCCAAGTGGCGACTCAATTATTGGTGATAGCGGAAGTGGTGCGTTTAGTTATGAACCTGGACAAGTAGTTGTTTCAACTGGTATAAGTCAAAGTGGATATATTAGATTGAATGCGAATCCACGCGATCCGTATACACCTTATATAGATATAGTAGAAAGAACTGGTAGTGGAGTATATGATTTAGATTTGAAAGTAAGACTTGGAGATTTGAGTGGATTATCTCCTGGACTTCTTTATGGTGATACACAACCTGGATTTGGACTCTTTACTGAAAATGTTTATTTGACTGGTAAAATTACTGCTACAACGGGATCGTTTACCGGAAAAGTTCATGCTGGTAATTTACTTATTGGATCAAATGTTAGTAGTTCAAATCATGGTATTTTTATCAACAACAACAATTATTGGTATGACAATGGCGACTTCAAAGTTGGTAATTCTACTAATAATATGGAGTGGGATAGTACCACATTGAAAATTACAGGTTCTGTTGATGCTACATATGGTAAAATAGGTGGATTTAATTTAAGTCCTGATGCTCTTTATTCTGGTGATGATCAATGTTGTCCTAATTTCTTTATTAGTGGCGCAGCTGTGACCGGTGGAACGTTGAAGGAAACATTATTTATATCTTCATCGGAATTTCAAGTAGGTGCAAATGGAGTAATAAGTGCGAGTGCAGGACGAATTGCGGGTTTTACGATTGATGAAGATGCGTTAATTGGAAGTTATACAAGTCCTGGTGGTCGTAATACGGCTATAAGATTTGATCCTGATGAAGCTTCTATTGTTTTTGTTTCAAGATCGGCAGATTTAGTTTCTGATTTTGAAATACTTAGAATTTCCGCATCAACTGCTGCTGTAACTGTTGATGCTGATGCGGAAACAACGGAAATAATAGGACATACAGTGGTTACTGGTGATAGAATGAAACTTGACGAAGTTCAATTCCATGTAGAACAACGAGAATCTCCGGTTGGACGATGGACAGCGTACAATTATTATAAAGAAAATAATACTGGAAATATTTCCGGAATGGAACCTGATCAACATTCATATACGTTATATGCTCAAAACGATAATTTAAGTGGAGAAATATGGCCGGTAACGACACAATCTGCTGCAGGTTGGGGTGATTATACAGGTTCAAATGTGAACGCAGCAATAAAAGGGTATCAAGGTCGTGGTGGTGGAGATTCAATAAAATCTGGTATTTGGGGTAGTTGTAATGATCATTATTTTTCTTGTGGTATTCTTGCAGATGGAGTAGTAAAAGATATTAGTGGTGGTGCGGGTAATCCAGGTTCTTCTGCTTGGGCTTTTGTGACTCGTTTTAGACCGTCAGTATTTGGTAATCCGTGGACCGGTTCATTGAATGATTTGTGGACAAGTCCTGGATCTAATTTTCATGCAGTTACAACAATAGAAGATAAACATTGTGGATTGATTATTTATCCACCTGAATTTTCAGCTTATAAAAAAGGTGCGGGTGCTGCACCAGCAGGTTATAAAAACGTAGCGAATGATGATATAGCAGGTAGAGTAGGACTTGGAGTTTGGGTGCCACAAACGAAATTAGATGTTCGCGGAGTAATATCAAGTAGTATGGTTAATACTATTCAATTAGGAGTAACAAGTAGTGCTAACTTTGCAGGTACATCTACTTTTGAAAATGTCGCTACTTTTGAAGCTGAACCATTGGTACAATTTAATGTTGCAACTACTGACGGAACTGATGGTACATATCAACGATTAAACAATACTAATACCAGTACTAATGTTCAAAGTGGATTTATCTTCCAAAACGGAACTACTGCAAATACGTATAAAGGTGCGATTTTATTTCAAGATATAGATTCGTGGGGTCGTGGTAGATTACACTTTGCGTTGAATTCAAGTGGTTCTGCAGGTGAAGTGACGAGGGCCGATTCAAGATTGAATATACATCACGGTGGTGATGTTGGTATTGGAGTTCTTGCTAATACTGGATGGACAGGAACATTCAAACTTTATGTAGGTGGAAATATAGGTGCGAGTGGAAATATAACAGCGTTAACGACATCTGATATAAATCTTAAAAAGAATATATCACAACTATTAAATCCACTACAAAAAGTGATACAACTTCGTGGAGTTGAGTTTGATTGGGATAAGAAGGATTCAGGTATCCCGCATGAAGATGGAAAACATGATGTAGGACTCATCGCACAAGATGTAGAAAAGGTAATACCTGAAGCCGTTGTAAAGATGGGCGATGGATATAAAGGTATACATTATGAAAAACTTGTTCCATTGTTAGTAGAAGCGATAAAGGAACAAAATGAAAAGATAAGTGATTTAGAAAAACGAATAAAGGACTTGGAAGATGGCGATCGGTCTTAGCGAGTTAGCAGATTTACAACAAAGTGCGGCTGATTTTATAAGTGTCGCCACAGAAGGCGGTTGGATTTCCGGCGAAATTGAATTAAATGAAGGTAATTTTGGTTTGACTGCAGGAAGTATAACAGGAGACACAACTCCTACGGAATTACAAAATACAACATATGCTATAGTGTGGACTCTACAAGGCGGTTGGATTGCGTCTGGAGTTTTTGATGCTACACAATATTATTCGTGGACAAATCAAATTGGAGAATCATCTTGTACAATACTAAATCAAGGTGATCAAGCAGTATATAATTGGGATGATCAATTTGCGGATACGGTTTATGTTACTGATGCCGGTAATATGAGTAATTATACAACATTTGATTTGTCATTGGGTGTATCAGTTCAACCAGCAGGTGGTGGATGTTTTTTGTATGGAACAAAAGTTGAGAAACAAGATGGTTCAATAATAAATATGGAAGATGTAAAAGTTGGAGATTGGATAAAAACTTATAATGCCGGAATACCAACTCCAGCTGATAAACATCCTGAAGGGAGAGAATTTTTAAATACTTGGTCAACGGAAAGTTTTGATGGGCATATAGATTATTCTGAAGTTAGACAAGTTAAGCCAAGTATTTGGCAAGGATATTTTACAATAAATTCTGGGTCATTAAATGAGTTAAAGGTAACATTTGAACATAGAATATTTACAAAAAGAGATAATAAATGGTCGTGGATAAGGGTAATAAATCTTAGAGTTGGCGACAAATTATTTAAAGAAGATGAAACGGAATGGGAAATACAAAGTATAACATTTCATAATGAGAAAGTAAATACAATATGTTTAGATGTTGAGGATATAGATGCATATTTTGCCAATGGAATATGGGCGAAAAATGCAGAAAAGAATGAAGAACCATAATAGATAGGAGTAAAAAATGGCTAAAGATTGTCCATTATGTGAATTAAAAGCAAGTAAAATAAACGAGTGGATTTATGGAAGCCCAACAGGTAGTAACGGCTCAATCGTTCTTAATTGGAAAGGTAAAAATAATAAAGATTTAATTATAGGTTGTTTTACTAAAACCGATCTAACAAAAGCTACAACTGAAGCAAGTGGTCATGGAATAGTTGTAGATGGATATGCTGATAGATATTATTTTGAAATGCTTCCTTATTTAGAACAAAAAGGTGATGAAATATATGGGCCTGGTAATTGGGGTTTTGTTTATCATTATCCTGATGGATTTACCACTCCAAGTTTTGATATAGAGTATATATTATCATCGGATAAAAGATTTAGAGATAAAGCAATAAAGTGTAAAAAAGATAAAGATAAATTAGAAGCTGAAGATCATTATTATGTTGAAATTATACAAAGTGGTAGTATTTGGTCACAAAAATTGAATATTAGGGAGAGAGAAAATGAGTAATGAACATATAGAGCCCATTGAAGTAATAGGGTATAAGGATTCATATAGGTTATCGCCACATTTTACATATGGCGAATTTACGATAAGTCAAACAGCTATTCGTAAGAATATAAATAATCAACCAAATGAAGATGAAATGAGAAACCTTGAGGCGTTATGCAGCATCATTTTAGAACCAATACGGACTCATTACGGAACATACGTAGAGATTCATTCAGGATTCCGGAATAAAAAACTCAACACAGCCGTTGGTGGATCGACTCGATCACAACACAGGTTTGGTCAAGCTGCGGACATCAAGATACCGCCCAACACGATTCAGGAAATTTTCGAATGGGTTGTGCTCGACTCGGGCTTGCCCTATGATCAGATCATTTGGGAGTTTGGTCGATGGATTCATATATCACATAAAAGGGTAGGAACGAATAGAAGAAAGAATACATTGGCGAAAAAGAATGAAAATAATAAAACTGTTTATACACATTACAAAAAAGAGCAAGTAATGGAAGGGTTAGACTATGCTTAAATTATCGAAACTAATAAAAGAATATATTTATCAATATAAGTATACCGTTTATTGTGATATGGATGGCGTACTTACTGATTTCGACAAACAACTTGAGAATTTTACTGGAATAAAAGATGGTCGAAAATATGAGAAGAAAGAGGGAACGGAAGCCTTTTGGAGCGAAATCGGTAAAGGTGGACTCAAGTATTGGAGTGAAATGCCTTGGATGAAGGACGGTAAAAAATTATGGGATTACATCAAGAACAAGAATGTAAAAATTTTATCCGCTCCTGCAAGGACAATACCTGAGAGCCCACGTGGCAAGCATATGTGGGTCAAGGGTAATCTTGGTAATGTTGAGTTGATACTTCGACGGGCGAGAGATAAACAAGATTTTGCTAAGAAAGATGCTATATTGATTGACGATATGGATGAAAATATAAAACAATGGAAGGCACGTGGTGGAATTGGGATTTTACACAAGTCTGCCTCATCAACGATAAAGAAACTCAAGGAGTTAGGACTATGATACCTAAATTAAAAGATTTGGTAAGTGGAAAGGCGAAAGGTCATATAAAAGTGATAAATCAAAAAGCCGAATTATCTTTATCACTTATTAAGAGAGCGTTAAAGGATAAAGATCCTGAGACATATAAGAAAGCTTTAGAAATGTTAAAACCATATATGATTGATATAGCTAAACTATCAAGAGAGATCAAGTAATGAAACTAAAAAAATTGTTGAGAGAGAACCCTGATGGTGTATATGTAGGTAATACACGTTTAAGTTATACTGAAGGTGACGCTCACGCATTTGGAATACACAAAGGTAAAGCCTATTTCAGTGATCCTGGTGGAGTTCATTTCGCGATCCGTGATCATTTATTAGATCGTGGCGAAATAAAGGAAAAAGATTATGATGATTTCCCATATTTGCGGGGAGATTACAAATATCCCGGTAGGTTATGGGCCGAGGATAAAGTCATATCATTTTGGGAATTTCCAAAACAAAATCAAATCAAGAGTATTATATCTAAGTTAGAACGTGGGTCAGGGTTAAAGATTTGGAATAACGGATGGCAAGTAGAGGTAATAGATAAAGGTGGAAAAATATATCGTCCGGATTCACGAGAAGACGATCCGAGAGAGCCTTCATGGGATGCATACGATGTACAAGGTGATTTGATGTTAATTCCAATAGAGAAGTATGAGGGAAGTCAAAAACAACGTGGTAAAGAAATCTCACATATGAAATCTCCGTTACTCAAGAAAGGTAGACGCGAAGTTCCTATGGGCATGGGATCAAAGAAAAAGGTAAAAGGACAACGAAAGGGAGAGACACCTGCTGCTGCCAGACATCGTATTCGTAAAGGTTTAGGTGATGGAACAATAAAACTTGGAGAATTATTATTAGAAAATCCTGATGGAGTAAGTATAGGAAAATATAATTTAGAATGGCATAGAAATGCCGTACCTTTTGGTATGTGGAAAAATAAAATGTATGTCGGTAGTGAAGGATATACACACGGAGACATGCAATCGCCAGATGGTTGGTTATCACGAAAATCATTGAAATTTCCGGGTCGCCTTTGGTATAAAAAGAAAGTTATTACATTCTGGGAATTTCCAAAAAAGAACCAAATGAAATCTATTGTATCTAAGATTGAAGATGCATTTAAAGAAGAACATGGAAAAACGATAAAGATTTGGAATAATGGATATAAGATAGAAATTTTAGATAAAGGTGGAAAAATATATGATCCAAAAGATAAACGCTGGGGCGCGTGGGATGATTTTCCTGCAGGAACGGCTCAAAAATTAATACCGTTAGAAGATTATCAAGGAAGTGAAAAACAAGTTGGAAAGGGAAAATCTCATGCGGTTTCACCAATGCTTAAAAAGGACAAGCAAGTACCTAAAGGAATGGGATCGAAGAAAGATGTACGGGGCGCCAAGAAAGGCGAACTTCCTGCCGCAGCTCGTCATAGAATGCGTAAGGGTTTAGGTGATGGAGTAATTAGATTCAAAGATTTGATACGTGAAATAATTATTTTATATGAAGATCAATCGGACGAGTTGGTAAAAATTGCTAAAGGTAGAAATGGTTTAGTTGATCCAAAGGGTCAAGTTCATGCTGTTCCGGAATTAGAACACGTTGATTGGTTAGTAAAAAATGTAGGTAAGTTTAAGCCATTCAAATCTCGATTAGCTCATGCTGATGCTAATGAGTGGTCTATAATATATGAAGCGGTTATCAACGAAGCGATGAAGGACGGTTGGGTAAGAATTTCCGGTAGAAAAGGGGAAATAGGATTTACTGCTACCAAAAAATCATTACAACGACACAAGAAATTATTAGACGACATCGTAATTTTCGCCGAGTCTGTTGAAAAACGTCCAATAAAAGTATACAAGAGTGAGTTTATGATAAGAAAACCACAATCAGCGAGATATGGAAAGAAGGAGTTTGGCGATGATTAAACTAAAAAAATTAATAAAAGAGGATTTTGTAGGAACAACTAAAGATGGATATGAGATATATAAAAATCCTAAAAGTGTAAAACGAATGGATGATGATATAAAAGGTGTTAGTGTTCCAAGTGGAGATTTTTATGTAGTTGATTATTACAATATAATTCACGCAGATATAGAGAAATACCTAAAACCATTTGGAGTAAAAATTCCATCTGAAATATTTTATTACATGGATAAAATAGCGAAAGGAATGAAAAGAGGTTACATTGGTTGGATACGTAACGGAAATACGAATAAGTTTTATTTGAGTGAATCTGTCAATGTGGTAATGCAAGATGGCGGATATGATTGGAAGGAATACCAAAAGATAATAAAACAGCATATACCGAAAATAAAGGCGAAAAATCCTGGCTTGAAGTTTATACCTGAGCCACCATATTGGTAAAATTATGATTAAACTAAAAAAATTAATAAAAGAAGAATTACTTGGTAATCTTGGTAGTATAGAAGTATACAAAAATCCCAAATCCATAAAACGTATGGCGCCTGCATTGAGAGGATTGAGCGATCCACAAGGTAATTTATATGTAATGGACGATCAATATTTTGCTATTCATATGGATTTAGAAAGATGGTTAAAAAATAAGGGTCATACAAAGGATAAGTCTGCTGATTGGGATACACGGAATTGGCCGAAAGCGTTTGGCGACATGATTAAAAAGGGATATATTTACTGGCAAAGAAAAGGTGATTCTAATACATTTTATTTGAGTGAATCAACTTATCCTGATGTTGATTGGTTTAAAGAAATGCAATTAATGAAATATCTTAAAAAAAGTGTAAAGAAAGTTCAACAAAAAAATCCACAATATAAATTTATATTAAAGAGAATATTTTAATGATTAAACTAAAAAACTTATTACAAGAGGGAGCGATAGATCGAGCTGCGGTAGATTTTCTTTCTAAAATGGTAAAGAAATCAAAGTGGAAAGGAAAAGTATTTCTTGCAGGTGGATATGTAAGAGACGAGTTACTCGGTCTTAATCCAAAGGACATAGACATTGTTATCGAGTTTCCGCAAGGTGGAATAAAGTTTGCCGAGTGGATTACAAAGGAACTAAAGATATACAAGAAAGGTTCGAATCCTGTTGTATATCCTAAATTCGGTACTGCTGCGTTTCGTTTATATGGAGTGAATCATAAAGGATATGATTTGAGTAAGATTGAGATTGAAGCCGTAATGACTCGTAAGGAACAATATAAACTTGGAGATAGAAAACCAAAGGTTTCTCCAGGATCCCTGAAGGATGACGTTGAACGCCGAGACTTTACAGTAAACTCACTCCTGAAAGATTTAACGACTGGCGAAATCCTTGATCTTACAGGAATGGGTAAAACTGATCTAAAGAAAGGTGTTGTCCAAACTCCATTAGATCCTGATGTCATCTTCAAAGATGATCCATTGAGGATGTTAAGAGCGATCCGGTTTACCGTAAAGTATGGTTGGGATTTACCTATGTTCATGATCAAAGCGTTAAAGCGTAACTCACATATGTTAAAGACGATAAGTGCTGAGAGGGTAATGAGTGAGTTAAGTAAAATGATGATAAGTAAAGCTCCTGACAAAGCGGTTCGTTTATTACAAATGACTAACTTGAATAAGTATGTTGCTCATGAGTTAGACGAGTTGAAGGGATTAGAACAAAATAAGTATCACAAATTTGACGCAATGAAGCACACATTGGAAGTATTGAAGAATACTCCACCTGAGTTAGAGACTCGCCTCGCCGCCCTATTTCACGACATTGGAAAGGCGACAACCAAAAAGGTAGTTGATAACGAAGTTCATTTTTACGAACACGAAGATGTGAGTGCGGAAATGGCGGAAGCTATTTTACGACGATTAAAATATCCAAAAGAAGTTGTCATTAAGGTTAAAAAAGCTATACAAAATCATATGAGGACAAAACAATATGGTGGAGAGAGTGAGGGAGTAACTGATAAGACTTTGAGGAAGTTAAAAAATGATATGAAAGATCACTTACAAACAACATTGGATTTAATTCATGCTGACAATATAAGTCATGCGGATGATTATAATATGCCGTTACAAATCCCAAAGTTGAAGGATAGATTGAAAGCCCTTGAAAGTGAGCCAGATGTGCTGAAACGCCCGATAGATGGAAATGATATAATGAAACGATATAAAATAAATAATAAAACACACGGGATGATAATAGGACAATTATTAAAAGCAATAGATAGTGAGTTGTTAGGAAATCCCGGATTGACGAAAAAACAAGCTTTTGCTATAACAGATAGAATGTATAAAACAATAGGAGAATAATAATGTCGATAACTTTTCAAACAGGATCATATGATGCTGCAAGTGACTTCACAACCGCAACAATATCCAATGCTACTTTGAATGGAGCAGGAAGTTTTTCTGAGGAATTAACTGATTTAATTTCTGGTGGGTATATTCTTGATGGAATGACGGTAAGTAATACTGGTGGTAGTGGATCAATGTATATAGCATTTTTACATGCTAAATATCGTGAAAAATATAATAGATAATGGGGAATAATATGCGGGAACTAATACGAGAGTTGATAAATGAAGTTCTCAATGAGTTCAAAGAGGACATTGGAAAACAATGTATTGTTCTCATGGGGCTTCCTGGCGCCGGAAAATCTACATTCATTAATAATGAGATAACGAGATATATTCCCGGTTTTAGTGGATATAAGGTGACTAATTCGGACAAACAAGTTTTAGCTGCCCAGTATGAAACGGCGAAGAAACATTTTAATTGGTTGGAAAAATCTAAAGGATCGCCACAAGACATTGATCTTTTTGTAAAACAAACTCAATATAAAGATAATGATGGAAAAAAAGTAGTATTTCCTTTAACATTTGAGTGGTGGCAAATGAATGGTAAAAAGGGATTACGATATTTTTATAAGTCATTTTATAGGCCGTATTATGCCACATATTTTGACATACGAGATTTGGCGAAATCTAAAGAAAAAGATTTATTCAAAACAAAAATAGTGAGTGCAGGAAATATTTTAATCATTGATACTGTCGGTGCTAAATCTGACAAGATGTTAGCCCGATTAGAAAAAACAAAAGAGAAAGGGTTTCATAATACGATTATTTGTTTACACATATCTCCGGAGTTAGCGATACAGCGTGATCAATGGAGAAAGGAACATGAAGGACGTAGCGTAGGTGTTCCTATTATAGTAAACTATGCTAAAGAAATGAGTAATGCGTTTCACAATTATGTTGCTGATGGTCAAAAAGATGATGGAGTAGTTGATAGATTATTATACTTCAAATGGGAGCCTTCAGGAAAATCGCCAATCAAAGGAACGTGGGTAAAGAAAGATGATTATAGATTTGCCTTAAAAAGGCGACTAAAAAAGATGAAAGTAAAATAAATATATATTTATACTTGAGGTAAAGTATGGCGAAAAGAAATGTATGGGTTGATGCTCCTTTAACGTGGGACGGAGTTGAAACAACGGTAATAAGGTATCAAGGTAAAGAAGTTCAAGCTGGTAGTAGTGGTGAAGTTTGGAATGAAACCGCTGCTTTGTGGACGGATGATGTCGTTGAGATTTTAAAACAAGTTGCCTATGGTGGCAGCCGAGGTGGCGTCCGGACGAAACAAGATACCTGGAACGCGTGGGATGAAATTGACAATGTAAATAAGAAAAAAGTTGTCAAGGTCATTTTGACGCTTAAAGGTGTGCGCCATATTGCCGAACAAGATATAAATGAATACAACGTAACGATAGAAGATTTGGAATTGGTTTTAGAAGAATACGAAAAGTATAAAGTTACGATAGAGAACGTTGAAATAATATGAGGGGTATAAATTATGCCAGGACAATATGATTTAAGAGGACAAAGAATAAGTGCTACTTATCATAGAGTTGTACAATATGAATCGGGAAGTAATAAGTTATTAGATGGTCGTGGTGATCCTATTCCGATTGAATTGACCGCGAGTGAGATACAACTTGCTACTGATGTGCCAAATCCATCATGGAAAGAGGGATTGATATTTTACGATAGTAGTTCAAAAGCATTAGCAGTATACAATGATGAAAGTGACATAACATTACAAGTTGGTCAAGAAATGTGGGTAAGGGTATATAATGATAATGGTGTGCCTCTTACAAATGGATCAGCAGTTTATATTAGTGGTTCAACCGGTGGTGACTCTATTCCAAATGCGTATCTTGCTCAAGCTGATAAACTTCAAACGTCAGAAAATGTAGTTGGTGTTGCAACACATGATATAGAAACCGGTTCTATTGGATATATAACATCATTTGGTATAGTAAATGATATAGATACGAGTGGTATTAGTGAAGGTGAAGTGGCATATCTTTCACCTACTGTTGCTGGTGAATTAACTGGAGATAAGCCTACGCCTCCAAATTATGCAATTCAAGTAGGTCATGTTTTAAAATCCGATCCGTTTACGGGAAGGCTTTTGTTGGATGTTGGGGAAGTGAAAGAATATAATATAAAAACCATTCGCGTTGAAGCGTCGGGTGGCGATTTTACAAATGTTAGTGGTGCCGTTGCTTCAATAAATGATAGTTCAAATGTAAATAGATATGTAGTTTCCGTAGGACCTGGTATTTACTATGAAGATAATCCTATTCATATACCAACATATGTATCTGTAATGGGGCAAGGGTCTTGGTATTCGACGGTTTTACGAGCTAATAATAATAGCGAAAATTTGTTTACATTCAGTAATAGAGGAGCAATAGCGAATCTTCAACTTGAACATTATGGAACTGTACCTGTAATTTTACTTAATGAAGCGGGTGGTATTCCAATAGAAAATATATTATTCAATAGTTGTAGTTATTGTATTGAGGTAGATAATCCAAATATCGGTGTTACAATGTATAAGACGTATGTTAATTATAGTGGAGGTTCTACTGATAGATTTTTACACTTAAAAAATGGAACGGTTAGGGTTACTGGATTTGAAATATTACTTCAAACGCCCATTGATACGGCAGCTATTATTTCTGAAGGTACGGCATCAGATCTTATTGTATCGGGTTTATCAACAAGAAGTAAAAATATAAATAAAGGTTTATGGGTAACAAGTGGAAGTCATGCGGATGTTTCTACTTTTCATATTGTTCCGGCTACAAATACTGGTACAAATAGTTTTGGTATATTATGTGAAGGTTCATATAATGGTACAGCATCAAAAGTAGATGGAGTTGCTTTGTCATTTCATCATGTGAACCGCCCATTTTCTGTAAACGATGGTGGAGAAATGCATATAACGGCTTGTGATGTAGAATATGCGCTTATTTCAGCTCAAGTAGGAAATAGCGGATCAAATTCTAAATTAGTTGGTAATAGTATTTCCGCTCAAAACTCTGTCGAATATGATTTACAAGTTTTGTCGCCGACCGGCGAATTCTTTGGTAATGGAAATGAGTTTGATAGTACAAAACTTGACGTAACACAAAGTGCTGGCATATATACATCATTTTTATCTGATGTAACAGGTGATGAAGGATTAAATGTTATTGGAGAACTTCATGTTGGTTCACCAGAATTTCCATCTGAAACTTGTCTTGGTGAAGGTGATTCGTATACTCGTGGAATGTTGATTTATACTTTTGATACTGGAACATTGACATATAAAGATGTAACTGTGTCGGGAAGTACAATAGATGATGGTTTATATGTTGAGTTTACTAATACTGGTAGTGACAATATGCTTTATTTTGCTTCTACTATGCGGGATTCTGTTGGTTACAAAAAAGTATTTGGTCAAAAAATGACTTCAATAGAAGCATTAGAAACTGGTAGTGGACTTGTTATTGGTGAATATTATACTGCAGGTGGATGGAAGAAATATAATCATATGGTAACTGAAGCATCCGCCGAATATCTTCCATTAGGTTTATCACAAACTGGTCGTACTGGTTCATTTCAATATAGATTTGATTGGAGAATGGGTCAAGATTGGGAAAAGAATGATCCGGTTGGATATGGAACTGACTTATATTGGACACGCTGGAGAATAACATCTCCTATATCAAGGTCAGTAAAGTTAGATCAAGTAAAGGTACATTCAAATAGAATGGAAATAAATGAAGATGGATTTATGGAATATTTTGGTCGTGCAAGACCGTGGGGAACATTACCGTGGGATCAAAACTTGGTTCAAGCTGCTGCAGCTTCACCAGGTAATCAAGACGTTTATTTGAGCGACACATTAGATGTTGGTCGTCTTGAAAACTTATTCGCCAATGGGGCAACAGATAGGATTGGTTTGAATGCCTATTTACCTGAAGATTTGGATACAAGTTGTCCAATTCAAATAAGGTGGTCTGTTATTGGAACAACAACCGAAGCAAATAATATATCTTGGAATATTCGTTGGGGATATTCTGGTGATGGTGATGGTGTTTATACTGGTACGGGTGATGCTCCAACATATGCCGGAAATGGATCACAACAATCAATGTCTATTAGTGTGCCTCCGCCATCTGCTCTCAATGTACAAAAAACATATGATGTTGACTTGACAGTTGATGATATGGTTTCTCGTCGAGGAAGCGGTTCATTTGGTGATATGTTGTGGGTATCAATAGAACGTCCAGTAGGTGATCCGTATGATGGTAATGTTGCTATTATAAATTTAACTGCGAGATATACAAAATGGTGTGAAGGTGGACATCAATTTTAATGGAGATAAATAATGTTAAGATTTCATAGTGATCGTAAACAAGTTTTGGAATGTAAAATCAAGATTGAGGGAGCAGAATTAAAGGATGCGACCGCGCGATTGGTATTACAAGACGAGGATGTAAATCGAGTATTCGAAGGAACGATTGACGTATTAGGTAATTGTAAAATCCAATTACCACCGATGGACAATTTCAAAAATCCAAAGGGAAAGGCGTCAATGGAAGTAAAGGTAAAGGATGTAGTATTTGAGCCTTTGAGAGAAGAATATTTGATTGAAAAACGTCAAGTGTTAGTGAATGAAGTAAAAGTTGTTGAGAAGTCAAAACAACAATTATTTACGGAGAACATTTCAATACCTGACAAAAAGATGGTCAAAAACTTGATTGAGAAATTCAACAAACTTCCAAAGAAACACAAAAAGACTTTGAAGGAATATGTTGAGTTTGATTACAAGCCGAGTGCAAAAGTCAAAGCTTGGGCGAAAAAGAGATTTCACGATTTAGATACAATACAAGCCAAAATGGTCATGTATCAAGTGGAGAATATATTACAATAACGGAGAATACTCTTGTTAAGAGAATCGATACGTCAATTAATAAGCGAAGAATATGACGACTTTCGTTTCAATATTGCGTTAGTAGAAATAGATCAAGTCACACAAGCTATTGATTTAGCTCGTGACGTTCATTCCGGTCAATGGAGAAAGAAATCTCCGTTGCCCTATATGGTACATCCAATGCGGGTGTATCACCGCGCAAAAAAGAGAGGGTTATCAAAGAAACATCAAATTCTTGCTATATTACATGATACGTATGAAGATTCTAAAAATCCACAAAGGACTCTAAAGAGGATAAAAGAGTTATTTGGTGGAACGATTGCTAAGTTAGTAACGATTATGTCACATGATAAAGGTATAGATTATTCTACATATCTTTACAAATTGGCTAAGATGTCGCCAACCGCGTTTGATATAAAGTTATTAGATTTAGAGGACAACTTGAGTGATAAGCCTTCACCAAAACAACAATTAAAATACAAGAAAGCCTTGGATTATTTAGAGGCGAAAAAGATAGAAATAAATCCAAAGATAAAAGATAAGTTGTATCAAAAAGTAGGAAAATAATATGGATAACATAAAGAAGTTTAGTGAAACGATAATTTTAGAAATGATACAAGAGATCGAGAGGAAAGATATGCCTCAGGTCAAGGGCAAGGATGTGGACGAGGTATTGAAAATCTTTGATGAAAATGATATTGGATATGAACAAGGAAATGCTAAATGTAGTGATTTAAAACCGACTCAAGAAGATTATATACCGGAGAAACTTGAGAGTTTAAAAAAGAAAATACAGGAAACTGATTGGGTAACACATCCTTTATTTGTATCAAAAGAGGGAAAGATACTTGATGGACATCATAGATGGTTAGCCTATAAAGAAGTACATGGCGACGATTACACCATTCCAGTAACGAAAGTAGATTTACCATTAGAACAAGCGTTAACGACTTTTGATGATAGTGCTTCACAACTTGGAGAGGGTAGATTTGGTAATGATTCATGGTTGGCGAATCCGAAGAAAATGGTAGTGAAAGAGGAAGAAAACGAAGTAAAGGACGTAGTTGCTGTAACTGCAGGTCGATTTCAACCATTTCATAAAGGTCATTATTCTATGTATGATTTATTAGCGAAAAAGTTTGGAAAGAAGAATACTTTTATCGGTACATCTGATAAAGTTGAGCCAGGAAGATCGCCTTTTAACTTTATGGAAAAGAAACAAATAATTTCTAAAAACTTTGATATACCAAAGGGTAATATAGTTAAAGTAAAAAATCCATTTAATCCTGTAGAAATTAAAAAGAAATATGATCCAAGTAAAACTGCTTATGTGACGGTATTTAGTGAAAAAGATGCTGGTCGCCTTGGTGGAAAATATTTTAAACCGTGGACCGGAAAAAATGTAAAAGGATTTGATCAAGAGGGTTATTACATTACTGCTCCTATACTCAAGATAGATGTAGCAGGAAAGAATATAAGTGGAACACAACTAAGAAATTTATTTGGTAGTGATCAATTAAGTGAAAAGGGAAAGAAAGCTTTATACAAAAAACTTTATGGAAAATTTGATCAAAAAACATTTGATTTGATCACGAATAAACTTAGTGAGAGTGTAATCTTGGCGACAAGCGTAATAGAGGATTTTTTAAGTGAAGTAAATGTAAAACAACTATTACTTGAGGTAACTCAAGCGGATGATGCTTCCGTTGACGACGGGCCAGCCACATTCTATAAACATCCAAACAATTATCATAGAGACGTGGACGAAATAACTGGCAAGTTAGGATGGCAGATTGTAGATTATTTAGCTGGTGATAAAGAGGAATATGCTGATCAAAGATATAAATATGATCATGTAAGTGATGTTTCATTTGGTGACGTGGGAGTAAGAGACACAACTTATCCTGATCCAATAGCGAAATACAAATCACACATGGATCACATCGCCAATCGTTTGGGATATGAGGTAGTTGATTGGTTATTAGGTGATAAGAAGAAAGATAATATCATCGATGATCCAAAGAAAGAAATGGCGACTCATGAACCATTAGTACAAGATACGAGTGACGCATCACAACCATTAGAGGAAAGTATTTTTTCAAAAGAATGGTGGACAAACAATGTAATGACCGACAAACAAGTATTGAATGAAGGCGGTGCGTTTGGACATCTTGCCCATCCATTTGATGATTGGGATTTAACTTTTGGCGACTTAAAAACAATGATTGATACGGCTCTTGAGGGAAGCCTTGAAAATGTACAAGAAAAAATAGATGGTCAAAACATTATGGTTTCGTGGAAAGATGGAAAATTAATCGCTGCAAGAAACAAAGGACACATCAAAAATTTTGGAGCGGAAGCCCTTACGACACAACAAATAAGTGATATGTTTGCCGGACGTGGTGCGATTCATGATGCGTTTACATTTGCTATGAAAGATATGGAAAATGCTATATCAAAGTTGAGTGAAAAACAACGAAGAAAAGTATTTGATGAAGGTAAAAATTTCATGAACATTGAAGTAGTTTATCCAGCAACAACGAATGTAGTACCTTATGATTTTCCTATTTTAATCTTTCACGGATCGATTGAATATGATGAAGATGGAAATCCTGTGGGCGGAAGTACTGAATCAGCGAGAATGTTAGATGGAATGATACGTCAAATAAATCAAGAGGTTCAAGAGAATTTCAAACTTTCAAAAAATCCAATTATCACATTACCAAAGTCACAAGATTTTTCAAAACAAAAATCGAAGTTCAATAATAGGTTAAATAAGTTAAAAAGTAAATATGGATTAAAAGATAGTGATTTAATCATTATGTATCATCAAAAATGGTGGGAAGATTTTATTACAAAAGAGGCGAAAAAGAAGAAATATAAACTTCCAAACAGTGTATTGACGAATTTGATAAAACGTTGGGCGTACAATGACAAGTCATACAAGGTCAACGATATGAAAAAGGAAATAGACGACAAGAAGTTTTTGGATTGGGCGTTAAAGTATGACAAGACGAAACATGCTGTTCAAGTTAAGAAGAATTTACAACCATTTGAATTATTATTTTTGGAGTTAGGTGCTCAGGTGTTAAAGAATTTGAATGAATTTCTTGCGGTCGCCCCAGAATCGTCACAACAACGAATGAAGAAAGAATTGGACTCTACGATAAAGGAACTTGAAACGGCGAATGATGTAAAGAAGATGGAAAAGTTGAAAGTACAACTTGATAGATTGAATGCAATCGGTGGATTTGATGCTATAGTGCCAACTGAAGGAATTACATTTATGTATAAGGATAAACTTTATAAGTTGACCGGAACGTTTGCCCCTATAAATCAAATACTTGGTTCTATTAAATTTGGGTAAAAAAGAGGGTAAATAAAATAAAGATATATTTATATGTAGTGTATAATAGAAAGGTGACGTATGAATAAGAGTACATCGCTCATGGCGATATTAAAAGATGATCCAATTTTGAGTAATAGAATAGTGGATCAGGTCAAAAAGGTCAAAAAATCAAAAGAGGGTTTGAATGAGGTCGCTAATAATTATAATGAGCGATACCAAAAAAGGATTGAGGAAGGAACACGAAAACAACAACTTTTACTTGAAGATGGTAAAAGACGAGGAAAATCGGAAGCCGATGTTGTAAAGGAACATGGGTTTATTCCTACGGTACATACACCAATATTGAATTTTCTTTATTTTTTGATGTATGAATATAAAGATGAAGACGCACAACGTAATGAAAACATTTCGAATATGATGTTTGGAAATTCGTTAACTGCGACGAAAGAACATGATAGGAAAGTCGGTCGTTTGTTACATGAAGAAATAGAACGAGATAATGTTCCTACGGTGGAAAATTTTATTTATGGGAATATGACTCATGAAGAATTTAAAAAAGTAAAAAAATTAAAAAGATTGTCAAAAAGTGATAATGAACATGAAGCCTTTTCAGCGTACAGAAATTGTATAAAGTTGTGTGAAAAGTATGGTTTAGAATTTGACAAGATACCAACATAATATAGGAGAGATTAAAATGAGTGATTATGAAAACATCGTCCAAAAGATTATCGACGAAACAAATGAAAACAAAGAAGATAATCCAAGAATCTACAGATTACAGTGGGCCAGTGGACACAATAATGTTGTTTCTATGACGGAAGCTATTGAAACTATCAATCGTTGGGCGAATCAAAAAGATTGGGGATTCATCAAAGTGATTAACACCGAAACCGGTAAACAACAAGTAGTGTATGAATCATCTACACGTATTGGTAAAAGAATAAATGAGTTGAAAGTATGATTGTAGAGTTTAAAAATTTTAAATTATATGCGGACAAGGCTTTATATGAGGCGATGGTTGAGAAATATGGTACACAATCGTATGGTGACCGTATTGCGATCAAGACAAACAACTCATTTGCCTCGTGGATGAGCGCCGAGAAGATTGGCGACAAATATGAGATTGTACCTATTTCATCACAAAACAATGAACGACAATCTTTACAAATGGAAGCCTATTGGACGGTACTCAAAGAATTTCCCATAAGGGAATTCAACAATGTTCCACAATTTTACAAACAATGGTTTGTAAATCGTGGGTTGATGAAAGAAGAAAAAGAACGAGATTACAAGGATGAATACAAGAAATTTCAATCATCAGATAAGATGAAGAAATATCGAGCAGAGTTGAATAAGTACAATAGGGATAAAGGTACATATGGAAATGGTGATGGAAAGGATGCGTCACATAAAGGTGGCAAGATAAGTGGATTTGAGGATGAATCAACTAATAAGGGTCGCCGAGAAAAATCACGGCTCAAAAAGGAGAATGTGAAAATGGGAATCACAAGAGAAAGACTTTATGAGATTATTGTAGAGGAATACCAACATATATTGAAAGAGGAATATTATCACGAAGAATTGGCGAAAAAGTTGATTAAAGATAAAAAAGTCAAAAAAGGTATGAAACAAGATGATATGATAAAACAAATCGCCATTCAAAGTGAAAAAGATTTGGGTAAAAAGAGAGCCAGGTATTATCTGAGATTTGACGAAGATTTTTTAAGTGATGCTATTTCGTCAATAGGTTATTATTTGAAAAAAGGTGTAAAAGAGGGTATTTTTGACAAGGAACATTTGAGACTCAAAAAGGGGTATCATAAAGAAGAAATGAAAAATAAAAAGAGCTATAAGGAGATAAACAATGGCGAAAGTAAAGTTAAGTAAATTACAACAAGCGTACCGGGAGTTTTTCAAAGCTCTTATGGACGAATACGAAGTGAAATCACCTGTTCAATTAGGCGACAAGAGAAGTGAATTTTTCAATCGTATCAAGAAAGAGTGGCCAGCGGCGAAGAAAAAAATCAAAGAGGGTGTGATACGTCAAGAGATTCGTGAAATGATTGTTGAGGTTTTAGAGGATAAAAATATAAATGAGGCGACAGACCCGATAATTGCTAAGGTTGGTGAAATAGCTAAAGATAATGCTTTAATGAGTATGAGAAAACCATTAGAAGCTATTTTCAAGAAAAAGGACATTGATTTTGTTATGTCACCTGTTGCTCATTTTAGAATTAAACATGGTGGAAAAACATTAGTGATTGTCAATAAAAAATATGCCGATGATGCCGAATTAGTTGTTGGTGATAAAGCTATTGGGTATGAAGGTAAAATATAAGGAGTAATGATATGGGAGTTGCTCAAGAATTAGAATCGTTAATGAAGGGTCATAATTGGTATTATGATCATACGGCGAGTGGACATCAATGGCGAAAAGGGAATGAAGTTCAAAAGAAGATACACAGCTTATTAGGACAAGTGGACAAGAAAGTTGCTGAGAAATTATGGAATAAATATGCTCCAAAAAATAAAGCTGCTGGTGGTAAGCCGATGTTTCCATTCCCAAAACATTTGACGAGAGAAGATATAATACCTGGTGGTAAAGGAAGCGGGACACCTGAAGAAAAGGTTTGTCCAAAACAACTAAAAGTTGGTATTGCGGTAGAAATGGAACATACTCCTGATCCTGAAGCTGCTAAAGAGATTGCCATTGATCATTTAGTGGAAGATCCTGAGTATTATACAAAACTTGTAAAAAGTGGTTTGGCTGATGAACCGGAAGCTATAAAATTAGCCAAAGAATTTGGTTTGGTAGAGACGAGAATAAAATTAAAAAATTTGATAAAAAATAAATTATAGGAGGCAGTATGGCGAAGTCAAGTTTAAGGCCTATGGGTTACATAAAACCAAAGAAGATTCAAGAGACGTTACACGGTGTAGCGGACAAGAAGATTCAAATAGGTTATGATAAGGTAGAAGAGCGCCACGAAGAAGGCGACACATGGACAGATGAATATGGTAAAGAGTGGGAAATGAAAGATGGAATCGTAAGAAGTATTCCAAAGTTTTCTGATGTAAGAGTACCATTGTTTTGCCCAAAATGTAGTGGAATAATGGGTAAAAGGTCAAAGGATACTGAAGTATATTATAAGTTTGGGTTTTGTTTACAATGTTTACTTGATCGGGACGCCCAGATGGAGAAAGAGGGTACTTTTATTGGTTATCAAGAAAAGTATATGAATAACAAGAAAAATGGATTTTATGAAGATTCTAAACTTGAGATTGAGAGTTACATAAAACAAATGAAAGAAAAGGGATGTTTGGAATATGTAACATCTGAAGGTGAAGTGAAAAAGATGGATGTTGATATAAATGATTTGATCAAATTTTGGGAAAAAGAACTTGAGGAAGTGAATAAAGAGTTAGATAAACTTAAAGAGGGAGAGGATTAATGTTTGGTGAATATACATTTTGGTATGTATTATTAAACTTTTTTATTATGTTATTAGGTGTTATTTCACACTTTGCGAAAAGAAAAATCAAAGGTGAAACTTTAGCCGATATTAAAACATATTTTAAAACTCATTTAAAAGAATCTGTAGTAACGGTGATAGCTGCTATAGTAGCGTTTGGAGCGTTAGTTGCCAGTGGTGGTTTAGGATGGGTTGCTTCATTTGGAGTAGGATTTGCTGCAGATAGTATTTTCAACAAAAGTGCAAAATAAAAGGTGAAACATGGATGAAAAATTTGGCGATCTTGGAAATGTCGAGAATGATGATAAGAGTTGGGGCAGATACAAGATATATGTTATAGAAACTTTACGGCGACTCCGTAAAGAAGTTGACAAGATAAGGGAAAAGATAGAGGATGATATAGTACCGAAATTAAATGAGTTAGAAAGAGAGATAACTAAACTACAAGTTAAATCCGGTGTGTGGGGTTTACTTGCTGGACTTTTGGGAGTTGTAATTGCGATGTTAATAAAATCTCAAATAGGGGAATAATAAAATGGATATACAAAGAATAAGGGAAATCATTATAGAAGAAATAAATAGGATTATGGAACAACCTGAAGATGAAAAAGAAAAAATCGATAAGGACAAAGAGGACATTGCGAAACAGAAAGCTGACATACAACAACAAAAGTTAGATTTGAGTAAACAACGATTTGATCATGAGGAAGAAAAAGAGGAAGATCGCGAGGAAGCCGAACAAGAGAAGGAAAAGGAAAAAGGTGAGCCAGGTCAAAAGGAACCTGAGAAAAAACCAAACATTAGTTTCAAGACACAAGGAAAGTTTTATGAAGATGCGTATCCTGAGTTGAGAAATTTTGTATTGAGTAATGGAAATCTTTTAGACGATGCGGAGAGGAATTATGTTGCTCTTGCTGTTCAAGCTGCTCAAGGTCGAGTGGACAAAGGGTTTGAGAATTTTTTAAGAAAAGGTAGAGCAGGAAATGTATATGGTAAAGATTTTCCTGATGAAGATATACAAAAATTAATAAAATATTGTAAAGATCATGAATTGGTAAGATAGGAGTAATACAATGGCAGAAAAAACTAAAAAGATGTACAAAAAAGGCGACAAGGTAAAATACTACATTGATTACGGGGCAAGCCCGATGGTAGCTGGATCGAAAGCCGAAAAGAGTAAAGAGAAAGTTGGCCGTATCGCAAAGAGGACTAAAGATTTTACAGGGAAGCCTCAATATTTAATAAATAATATAACAATCCCGCACGTAAATATAGTGGGATTAGCTGAAAATAAACAAGGAGAAAACACAATGAAGATGACAAGAACACAACTTGTAGAACTTATCAAAGAAGTTTTACAAGAAGAAACCGAATACCAAAAGTTTTTCAAAGAAAAACTTGGTGGCCGTAATTTAGGTCAAATGAGTGACGAAGAAAAGAAAACCTTTTTTGCTGATGTTGATGCCGAATGGAAAGCAAAAGGTGAAGGTGGTAGTGGTGAAGAAGCTGTTGAGGAAACATTAGAACCTGTTTCTCAAGCTGCTGGTGAACCTGAACACAATCCAACACAACGCTTGAAAGCTAAAAAACGTGATCAAATTCTTGCTCAAGAAAAAGTTGAGAATTATGTACGTAAGTTGGTTCGCGAAGAGCTTAAATTTGTTATGTTTAATGAAGTTCCTGGTACAATTTCTCGTAAAGTTGCCAAGAAACGAATAGCACAAACTGGTTCAACTAAAAAATCCTTATAAAAAGAAAGGGGAAAAGTTATGAGTTGGTTAAAAACCGCGTGGAAGTGGATTCTTGGCGCTCTGGCGATAGTTGGAGCTGTTGCTTTGTATGTTTTAACATCGAAGGACAAAACCGACGAGAAGGTTGCAGCGTTAGAGGACAAGATTGGCGAAAAGGAAAAAGAGATCAAGGATTTAGAGGACAAGCGGAAGAAACATTTAGATTCTGCCGACGCCACTTCAAAAGAGGGAAAGAAGTTAGATAAGGAAATTAAAAAGAAGAAATCTCAAAAGGTTGATTTGAGTGACAAGAGAGAGAAGATGAAAAACATCTTCGATAAGTATAATAAAAAGAATGGGAGTTAATCATGAGGTTATCGATTATATTTATTTTGACTATTTTAATGACATCTTCAATCGTATTTGCTCAAGATGATTCATTAAAAGTGGCGAAAGAAGATTGGAATTACATTCAAGAAACAACAAAGGAACTTGAACAAGCCCTTGATGATTGTGATACATTGAATACGATGTATGAACAACGAATGAGTTTATTTCAAATGGAAGTGAGCGATTTAACACAAGCGAATATGTTGTGTGACTCGATTGTGACGAAGAAAGACGAACAACTTGAAATGAGAAAAGAACAAATTGCCCTATTGAATAGGAAGATACAAAAACAAAATCTTGAGTTGTGGGTAACTCGTGGTGGTGGACTAATTTTAGTAGTAGCAGCCGTATTATTATTGAAATAAGAGAATGAAATGGTACAACAATTACCTGTAAAGAAAAAGACATTAAAACAAATAATAGCTGGTGAGTATAAACATTGTGCTCGGGAAGCTAATTATTTCTTTAAGAAGTATTGTATTATTCAACATCCGAAACGTGGGAAAGTACCGTTCATTTTATATCCATTTCAAGAGGATTGTACGAATGTATTTGCTCGTAATCGTGGGACTGAGGAAGCTGCTTATACTATTATTTTAAAGTCACGTCAGTTAGGATTATCGACGTTGACTGCTGCCTACGCGTTATGGTTAATGTTATTCAACGAGGATCAAAACATATTGGTAATCGCCACGAAAAAGGAAGTGGCGAAAAACTTAATAACAAAAGTAAGAGTTATGTATGATGGACTTCCAAGTTGGTTAAAAACTCAAACATTGGAAGATAACAAAATGTCTCTTGCCTTTAAAAATGGATCACAAATAAAAGCTGTCTCAAGTTCGCCAACTGCTGGTCGTTCTGAAGCATTGTCACTTCTTATTATTGATGAAGCTGCGTTCGTTCGTGACATCGTTGAAATCTGGGGTGCTGCTAAATCAACTCTTGATACTGGTGGAGATTGTATTGTATTATCAACTCCTAACGGTATGGGTAATTGGTTTTATGATATGTGGAGTGACGCTACAGAAAAGAAAAATAATTTCGAAACTATTTCATTGAAATGGACTGTTCATCCGGAAAGAGATCAAAAATGGAGAGACAAACAAGATGTTGATTTAGGTGTAAGACTTGCCTCTCAGGAATGTGATGCTGACTTTCTTGCTTCAGGTAATAATGTTGTTGATCTTATGACATTGAAATTTTATGAAGATTCTTTTGTAAGAGAGCCTAATGAAAAACGTTCTATTGATAAAGGGTTATGGATTTGGGAATATCCCGATTATTCTCGTTCTTACATTATAGCTGCTGACGTTGCTCGAGGCGACGGGAGTGATTATTCCGCGTTCCATGTATTTGATGCGGAAAGTTTAACTCAGGTTGCTGAGTATAAAGGTCAAGCTAACACTCGTGAATATGGTAGACTCCTTGCTGCCGTTGGAGTGGAATACAACAACGCTTTGATCGTTGTTGAACGTGAGAATGTCGGTTGGGATACTATTCAAGAACTTATTGATATAAATTATCAAAACTTATTTTACTCAAGTAACGATTTACAATATGTTGATTCGATGCGAAACATAAACAACAAAATAAATCGTGACATGAAAAAGATGAAACCAGGTTTCGCCACAACACATAGAAATAGAGCCCTATTAATTGCTAAAATAGAAAGATATTTTGAGGATAATAATAATGAAGATAATGCCTTCAAAATTTATTCTCAACGATTGATAAATGAATTAAAGGTATTCATTTGGAATCACGGTAAAGCTGAGGCTCAAAGTGGACGAAATGACGATTTAGTAATGTCGTTAGGTATTTTATTATGGGTCAGGGACACAGCGTTACGGCTAAGAAGTGAAGGGATTGAGTTGACTAAGATGGCGTTAGATAGGATAGGAAAATCTGAGTTAGATTTAGGTGTTTACAAGCCAGGAATAATAACTCGTGATCCTAATGAAATGGACATTGGAAAAGAAGTAATTAGTTTAAAACAATTTTATTAATATGAAACTATTTGATATATTAGAGGACATAGACGAGGAAATTTTAGGTGAGGCGTACAAGTATGTAATCCGCAAGGGTAAGAAGATACGTCGGAAGAAACCCAAAAAGGGCTTCAAGGTAGTAGGTGGTAAGTACAAAAAAATGTCAGCGGGCGAGAAAATGAGGCGAAAGATCGCGCAGAGGAAAGCCGCCAAGAAACGAAAGGCGAAAAAATCACAAATAAATAGAAAACGAAGAATTTCAATGAGAAAACGAAAATCAATGGGAATGAAGTAAGGGGAATTACGATGGCCGATCAAGTAAAGGAAAATGTCACGGAAGTGGAAGAAAAGGTTAAATTGGAAGTGGAAACTATTTATAAAGATAAGGAACTTAGTGTGGAATCACTTACAAAGATTTTAGACATTCCTTTAATAGATGTACAAAACATTTTAGGGATAGAAAGTAAGTAATGGAAAAATTATTAGAAAAGGTCAAGGTTCAGGTTGATAGAGGGACTGTCAATTTACCAGAAGACCGGAAAACCTTACAAGAGTTTGGTAAGATTTGGAAGAAAGTATATGAAGCCTTGAAAAAATCGCCAGACGAAGTACCAAAATACAAAAACATCATAAAGAAGATCGCGAACTCGGCGAAAACGGGAACAATCGACAAGTTAGCGGGTCGATTTACATTTATGGGAAAGATGTTTGATGTTGAGGTAGACAAGTCAAAATGGAGTGAATATTCGCCAACGCCTTGGAAAATTGGGTTTGTTGGAAATATAGGAGAAAGTATTGTGAATGAAAGTTTGATATGTGAATTGCCACACGGCGACTATGATGAAAAGGGTATTGATGGAATAGATTTTAGAATAGAAAAAATGCCCATTCCACAAGATCAAAAGAAAGAGTTAACAAAAAACTTTCTTAGTGGAAAAGGTATTATTGGACAATTACCAAAATCTAAAAAACTTATGTTGTTTACGCCAGATGGAATAAAGGTGTTAAAAGGACAACCAAAAGATAAGAGTATGATTTTACCTAAAGATTGGTCAAAATATGCCCTTATATTAAAAGATCATTTGGGAGAAATAACCATGAAGAAAAGTGAATTGAAAGAAATGATTCGCAAAGTGGTTAGAGAGGTATTGATGGAAAAATGGGAAGGTGATGTAGATGTAAAGAGTACGGGACAACATGCCGATAAAACCATTGGACAACTTAAAAAACAAGTTGCTGCTCTTAAAGCGAAAAAGACATCAACTGAAGCCGATAAAAAACTTATGGGTCAACTTCTTTTCGCCATTCGGGCGAAACAAGGTTGGAAAAAAGGTGAAGGTGCTACGGGATTATGATAAAACTAAAACAACTTATGGAAAAATCTATTGGTAAAGTATCTCGCAAGATCAATGTAACGATTGAGTTAGACAAGACTGTTCATGCCGGTCAGCGTCAATTTAGACACGCTGAGGAAATTACTGACAAGGAGATTCTTGCGGTTGCTCAGAGAGCGATTGAGCCGATAAGTCGGGAATTAATTGGCGACAACATAAATGTTGGAGATTATATTCTTATACGAGATTCAAGGACAAAACTAAATCTTGTAGGTATATTAAAAGAAAAAGGTGATATATTAGAGTTGACGATTATAACTGTAATGAAAAAAGTTGGATTTAAGCCGAAACCCGGAACAAAAGTAGTGGACATATAAAAAAAACAAATATTTGATAAATAAATATTTATATGTAGGATAGTTAGATATAATAGAAAAGGATAAAAAATGGCAGACAACAAATTATTTGCACAATTAAAAAAGATGTTTTCTTCCGATGTTGTTATTCGCAATATTGGTGGAAAACAACTCAAGGTTGTTGATACTGGGCAAATACAACGATTTGGTTTGACACATCGTAATGATAAATTCACGAGGATGTATTCAACCGTTAATTACGCCCTTCGTCAACAACAAGCGTTATATGGAATGGAAGCACAGCGTCTGCAGTTATTTCGTGATTATGAAGTTATGGACAGTGATTCGATCATAGCGTCAGCACTTGACATTTATTCTGAAGAAACGACAACGAAGAATGAAATGGGCGACATGATTAGAATTAAAGCTGGAAGTTCTAATGTAAGAAAAGTGTTAGAGAATTTATTTTATGATATTATGAATGTAGAATTCACCTTACCAACATGGATAAGGGGAATGTGTAAATATGGTGATTATTATTTACAATTAGAGTTAGCAGAAAAGTTTGGAGTAGTGAATGTTTTACCATTACCTGTTTATGATGTAAAACGTGTGGAAGGTGCTGATCCAAATAAACCAACTGCGGTTCAATTTGTAGTTGAGGGGCCGAGCGGAAAGGCTGAATTGGAAATGTTTGAAGTTGCTCATTTTAGAATGATGACTGATTCAAACTTTTTACCATATGGAAAATCAATGATTGAGCCAGGTCGTAGGGTTTGGAAACAATTAATTCTTATGGAAGATGCTATGTTGATTCATAGAATCATGAGAGCTCCTGAACGAAGAATTTTTAAAGTTGATGTAGGAAATATTGCTCCGAATGAAGTTGACGCCTACATGAAAAAGATTATTTCACAAGTTAAGAAAGTTCCTTACATTGATCCACAAACTGGCGAATATAACTTAAAGTTCAATCTTCAAAATATGACGGAAGATTTTTATCTTCCTGTTCGTGGTGGGGATAGTGGAACTGACATTGATTCTTTGAGTGGTTTGTCAAATGATGGTCAAATAGATGATATTGAATACTTGAGAAACAAGTTAATGGCTGCCCTTAAAATTCCTAAAGCGTTCTTGGGATATGAGGAAGAAGTCGGTGGAAAAGCGACGTTGGCTGCTGAGGATGTTCGATTTGCTCGAACGATAGAGAGAATTCAAAAAATTATCGTATCTGAGCTTACAAAGGTCGCCCTTGTTCATTTATACATTCAAGGATTTGAGGGTAATGATTTAGTTGATTTTGAGATTGAGTTAACAAATCCATCTACGATTTACGAACAAGAAAAAATCGAGATTTGGAATTCAAAAACAAGTTTGGCGAGAGATATAAAAGATTTGAAAATGTTGAGTGATAATTGGATTTACAAAAATGTATGGAAGATGACGGAAGATGAAATCGCCGAAGAAAAGAAAGGTGTCATTGACGATCAAAAGAGAGTTTATAGATTACAACAAATTGAGGACGAGGGTAATGATCCCGCTGAAAGTGATCAAGGTTTTGGTGGAAGTAATCCTGATCAATTTGGTGAGAATAAAAACTTTAATTTACAATTCGATGAAGAAAAAGAATATGTTCCTGTGAAGCCGTCGGAAGATGGTCGTAAAAGCGGGAATGCTCGAACAAGAAAAAAAGATGATCCATTTGGTGATGATCCAATAGGTAAAAAAGATTATCAAAACATTATGAAATTGGATCAAGATGTTGGATATGACGCCAATAAAAAGAAACATTTACAAAGAAATAAACGGAAAGCTGAAGCTGCTTTTGGTAAAGAAATATTAACAACAAAAAAAGTTATCACGGAAGTGGATTTTAAGAAGTTAGAAAACTATTTTGTTGATGAAGGACAAGAAATAACCGAAAATAGTGGTTCTGGCGACGAAATTGAAGAAAATAAAGAGTAAAAGAAAATTATATTATATTTATATGTGATAGAATATGATTTATTAGAAGAAAAAATCTGATAAGGGGAATATTGATGAAAAGAATCAAACATTCTAAGTTCAAAAACACGGGACTATTATTTGAGCTTTTAGTAAGACAAACTACTGCGGATGCGTTAAACGAAAGTAAAGATAACGATGAATCGTTTGCGATAAAGTTGATTAAAAGATATTATGGAAATGGAAAACCATTATCTAAAGAGTTGTCTTTATACAAAGGATTAATGGAAACCAAATTTCAATCTGAAAATCGAGCAAAAGATTTAATTAGTGAATCTATTGATTCTCGTAAGAAGATCAACAATACATCTTTACGTAAAGAAAAATATAATCTTATTAAAGAGATTAAAGAAAATTATAATGTGGATGAATTTTTTAGGAGTAAATTACCTAATTACAAAAATTTAGCATCCATATATCAGCTTTTCGAAGCAGCTACATCTGAAGATGGTGAGTTGCCACCTGCCGAAAAAGTTCAATGTCAATCAACTCTTATAGAACATATCATTGGAACACAAACTCAACCTACTAAACCTGAAGTTAGTGAAAATGATAAAGCTATCGAAGAATATAAGAAGATGACTGAAGATTTGAGATTGATCACATATAAAACTATGACTGAAAAATTCAATGAGAAATACGATGGTTTAGATTCTGCTCAAAAGAACTTACTTCGTGAATATATCTATAATGTGTCAAACACAAATCAATTCCGTGAATACGTTGATGCTGAAGTTGATAGAGTGAATGATGAAGTAACACAACTTATTCCTAAAATAGAAGATAAGGCGACTCAAATAAAAGTTGAAGGTGTTATACCAAACATTGAAAAACTAAAACGTGGTAAAGTAGTAAGTGAAGAACAACTTGTTCAACTTATGAGATATTTTGAGTTATTGAAAGAAGTCAAAAAAGTTGTTGATTGTCCTAACAAGGAGAAAGTCAATGGCTAATTTAAATGAAAGTGATATTCGTGAATTGATACGAACAATGATTGAACAAGAAATGGATCAATTTGACATTGAGGACGAGGAAAAAGATAAATGTGATATTGGCGAATGTGGAACGCCGTGTGAGAAATGTGAAAAGAATGAAACGTGTGATAAACGAAAAGATGAAGAACTTGACGAAGTGAGTTCAGTAACTGCCATGGGCGGTCAAGATGGATACCAAACTCCATATGCTTTCGCCAAGAGTTTGAAGGATAGGACAAGGGAAATTTCACAACAACTTGGATATAAACTTGTAAATGATCCTGAGGATCGGGATTGGGAAGATTTAGCAAATGCTCGTAAAGAATCATTAGTATATCGTAAGAAGTTTGCTGAAATGAAAGTAAGAAGTGGATTGAATGAAGAAATAACGATTGAATTATATCAAGAAGTAACTCAATCTGATAAACAAGATTTTGGTAATTTTGGTGGTAAGCGTCCATTTACCGGTGGTGGCGACAAGTTAGAGGAAGGTATTATAAATGAAGCGAAAGCCGACAAAAAAGGAATGATGAAAAAGTTAGATTCTTATATTAAAAAGTTAAATTTAGCGAGACGGCGAAATGAGAGTTGGGGATTAGCTGAGTTGTCCGATTTAACTTATTTTTTAAATGAAATAAAATCATATATGGGATCAACGAATGAAAGTGTAAATGAAGCGAGAAAAAGTTATTCAATAGTTGCTATAAAGAATAATAAGGTAGTGGATCAATTTCATACAACTGATCACAAAGAGATAGACGATGTTATTAGTGTGATGAAAAAGGATAACAAAGGGGCTAAAATATCTGTAGAAGATTCTTCTGGTCAAGTAATAAAAGTGGTCAAAGAGGGTCGCCGTGGAGCTTATCAAAATTATCGTGACGATGATACAATGAACAACAAACAAAAAATCGGTGTCGCCATTAGAGACGTAAGAAATCAACTTGAATCGATAGAAAAAACGATTGACTTGAATCTTCGTTTGAAACAAGAGACCGGAATTGATTCACAAAAATATTGGAAAAATACTCATAGAGCCTTGAACAAGATAAATGAAAAAATGACAAGGATCATTAATAAGATACGGAGATTCTAATGGATAAGAAAACTTGGAATAAAATTTTAAATGAAAATACTTTAAATGAAGGTGGGAATGATTTTGTTGCGTCTTATCAAGGTACAGTTATTATTTTTAATAATACATCTGATAAAAAACACGATCACGATCAAAAATTATATGATAAGTTAGTTGCGTTAATAAAAAAAATGAAAAATAAGCCTAAGAAAATTGAAATTACTTTTTAAGGAAGAATCATGGATAAAAAAACTTGGAACAAAATATTAAATGAAAACACTTTAGTTAGTGAAGATAAAAATCATGATGCGAAAGCTGCTAAAGAAGTTCTAAATAAAGTGATAAATGCTGCGGTTAAAGCTGAAATGAAACAAATGGATTTTATCAAAAAAAGAGTGAATGTACCATATGATCATAAAATGATCAAGTTGTTAATGCTTAGAGAATTACAAGAATGGGTAAGGGCTCGTATAATGGATGCTCAAAAGGGATAAAACGAAATGGATAAAAAACTTTGGTATAAAATGTTAGGAAAAGAGGATGCGTATGATCGTTCAACATATTATAGATTGAATGAAAATCCTATAAAAATGAAAGAACTTCTTAATCCTAAAATTAGACAAGAAGCGATAAAGCCAGTTGGGCAACAAATGACTCCAAATAGTATTGATGTTGATAAGAATAAATATTATTTATTACAACGAAAGACAACGGGCGAGTATTACAAAGGTGGAAACATTCACACACCGACAACGACAATGAAACGAGATGAAGCAGCCCGATTAAGTGGTGAAAAGATAAAGAACATAAAATACAACTGGCCTATGTCGTGGGATTTAATAGATTTGACTGAGGAACCTGGTGAGGATAATTTAGGTGGTGAGAGGGTCAATGAATTACATTTCACTGGCGAAACACTAAATCAAGTAAGGAAAGACATATTAGATTTTTTAAGTACGGAACATAAAAAACTTGGATATGCTAATCCATTAGATACATATCATTTGATACAACAAGTGTTGGATTCAGGTAAAATGAATGCGGCCGCCAAAAAGATAAGGTAAAGATATGAAAATTTCAAAAGATAGAATAAAAGAAATTATTCGTGAAGAAATGATAAAAGAGTTTAAGGGATTGCCTTCTCAAGGTAAAGTATTTATTAGAGTAAAAGACAAAGCAGAAGCTCTTAAACAACTTAAAAGAATGAAAGTAAAATATACTGACGAAGAAAAAGAGGTGCATGGTTTTACATGGTATGATAAAAATAAGACGGTAGCGGAGTTAGACAACAATTTACTTATTCTTTATGAGGAAAGACAATTACAACAACAAAGATTAGATGAAGCATTGAGTAGAAAAGATTTTGCAGAGATTAAAGATATAATACGAGCCGAGATTGCTGCCGTCTTTTTTGATTTATTTAAGAAACGTCAAATGTGGGTATAAGGAGAAAAAATGAAACGTTCAAGATTGAATGAAATAATTAAAGAGGAAGTTCAAAATTTTTTATTGAATGAAAATGTTGGTGGTGCGTTTTTTAAGAAATATGGTAAGAAAGCCGTCAAACTTACTTTGAAAAATAGAGATAAATTTTTGGATGCTCTAAAGAATACTCCTAACTTGGATGTATCAGATTGGACTATGGATAATTGGAAAAATTATGGTAATCCAAGAACAAGAAAGCCGAAAGAAGTTGGTGTATTAGCCGATTGGTATGTAGAATTTGCGGGAAATAAAATCAAATCTTTATTTTCTCAAGCGAAAAGGAATAAAGATTACGGAGATGTATATTTATTTAATGGAAAGAAAGGAAATGTTTATAGATATAGTTTTTCTGATGATGAATTAGTTGAGATTGATCCAAAAGTAGTTCCTGAAAAATTATTTTTGATATATCAAAGTGATATGGAAGGCAATAGTATGGGAACTCCTTTGTTTGCTGTATATGCTCGTACACGGAATGAATCTCTTGAAAAAATTGGTAAAAAAGGTAGTTGGTATACTGCTCTTGAATCAAATAAAAGTGATTTAAATTCTACAATAAAAGATTTAGAAAACGATATTAAAGCGAAACAAGAAGCCTTGAAAAATTTGAAAAAACCTATAAAATAATAGTGGAGAATAAAGAATGAATAAGCAGATATTAGCGGAGTATATGCCTTTAGAAATAGCGGGTGGTGTAATACGAGAATCAATGAAAGTACACAATGGTAAGATTTTGATCAAGGGTATATTACAACGAGCAGAAGCACAAAATCAAAATGGTCGTGTATATCCACAACCTATTCTCGCCAGGGAAGCGAAAAAATATGAACAGTTGATTGGCGAAAAACGAGCATTGGGTGAGTTAGATCATCCCGATTCTTCTGTCGTAAACTTAGCTAATGTAAGTCATAATATAGTTGAAATGCATTGGGAAGGTAAAGACTTAATCGGTACAATAGAAGTGTTGAATACTCCTGCAGGAAAAATTCTTCAAGAATTATTGAAAGGTGGTATTCTTGTAGGTATTTCTTCTCGTGGGTTGGGATCGGTTCAAGAATCTGCTGAACATGGTGCGGTCGTCCAAGACGATTTTGAGTTGATTGCTTTTGATATGGTAAGTAATCCATCGACACACGGTGCGTTTATGAAACCTATTCAAGAAAGTGTTGATAAGTATGGTCAAGTATGTGTAAACAAATATTGTAAAGTACAAGAAATCGTAACTGATATTCTTATAGATATGGGAGAATAAAAATGAATTTTTGGGAAAAATTTTTGGTAAAGTGGAATGAGTGGATCAAGGATGCTCAAGAATATTCATTCAAACATTGGAAAACGATTGTAATGTTGTGTGGATTGATTGCGGGTGGCGGACTTCTTGCTGCCGTATTTGGATGGCCGTTCGCGTTGATCGTTCCGTTATGGTTAATTTTTGTTGCTTATGTATTGAAGAAAAAATATAAGGGGTAATTCAATGAGAGATAAAAAGAAAGCAAAAACATATACCGATATGAGTTTCAAATGGAGAGATTATCGCCTTCAAGAAATGAAAGATGAAGTAAATGAAGTAATAGACAAACGAGCACTTGCTTGGTTGGCTGACGCGATTGTTGTTGCTCTTATAGGTAATCATAAAGCTGGTTTAAGTGGTATTACAAAGGGTCAAGATCATATTCGTAAATATGTTAGCCCAGAGAATTTTGATGAAGCTCATAAAATATTATTAGAAGAAATCACAATGGCGCTACGGAAAGCCGCGTTAAAAATAGAAAATTTATAATAGGAGATATAAAATGAAATTAGATGAAGGATTCTTTAAAGATATTGCTACTGTAGCAAAATTGACTAAAGATTGGACAATTCGTGCAAAGAGTATTGAGAAAGCTAAAGACAAAAAAGAAGCGTCACAGATGTTTCTTGATATGTATGAGGAAGCGAAGAAAAAAGCTAAGAGTGAAAAGGGTGTCGCTCAAAAATTCTTTGTAGCTGCTGTAAAGGAGATTGAAACAAATCAAAAAGATGTGCTTGCTGCTGCGAAAAAAGTTGTAAGTGAAAGTAAGCAAAAACTTGATGAAGGTATGGTAATGATGTCGAGCCTTTTACCTGTTGGTGGTGTCATTGGTTTAATGCCAGAACGAAAAGACAATTTTGAGTTTAAGGGATTACCTGGTCAATTCAACGAAGAAGGCGTAAAGGTATTAGATGAAATGGGTAATAAGATTGAGGAAGAAACTATAAACGAAAAAAGGGATACTGAATATTTAAGCCCTCGTCCAAAAAATATAATAAATACATATTTTCCTGTTCGAATAACAAAACTTTGGGATTATTATCAAGTTAGTTTTGGTTTTGGTAATGATCATACGTGGACTATCAAAATGAAAGAAGCCGATCCGAAGAAAATTGAAAAAACAGTTGAAGATGCTTTTAAAGCATTTGAAAAAGAAATGTCAAAATTAGGAAAGATACAACCTTTTAAATAAATGGAGAAATTAAATGGCTAAATTTAAACCCGGTGATAAAGTAAAAATTCATCGCGCCAAAGGGAAGATTTCGGGAAGCACTTTTAAAAAATTTGTAGGTGATTCTGGAGTAGTTCAACCTGAAGATTCTGTAACCATTAAAATGTTAGATGGTGAATGGAAAGGTGCTACGATTGTTGTACCTATTGATGTAATACAACCTTTAAAAGAAAATGTAGGTGAAAACAAAACATCTAAAAAAGAAAAGTTAGATGAAGGAATGGTAATGATTTCAAGTTTATTACCAGTGGGTCAAGTTGTAGGATTGTCGCCAAAAAGGGAAGATAATTTTGAGTTTAAAGGACTTCCTGGACAATTTAATGAAAAAGGCGAAAAATTTCTTGATGAACAAGGACAGCCATTACAAGAGAAAGAAAAACCTGATTACAAATACTACAAAAATCTATTAGCCGATGTTGAAGATGGATTGAATGAGTTGGTAAACATTGGTGAAGATTACGAAGTATTTCAAAGTGCTAAACACGCAGCTAAAGCGTTGAAACAAGCGTATAAACTTGTAAATAGTGTAAGATAATAGGAGATAAAATATGTGTCCAGCAGTGAGTAAATCGCAGCAACGATTAATGGGTATGGTACATGCCTATGAAAAGGGTGAGTTAGAAATGGGTAAACTTCCTAAGGCGTTGCAGGATAAAATCAAAGGTATTGCTAAAACAATGAAAGACAAGGATACTGAAAAGTTTGCTAAGACAAAACATAAGGGATTACCTGAGGAAGTTCCTGAGAGTGTAAATGAAGGTTGGATAAACTATTCTAAGGAATATCCTGATAGTGAAATACCTGTTGGATCGAAAGTTAAAGTAATGTATGGAAAACATAAAGGTAAAATGGGTAAAGTAAGTGACGAAGCTCCAGCGAGCGGGTACGCTATAGTAAAAGTTGGAAAAGAAAAAGGATATATCAACAATGCAGATTTACTTGTAAAGGAGAGTACAATGAATGAAGGTATCGGAGATAAAGTAAAAATATATAAAGTAACATCGAAATATATTCCAAAACAATTTTTTAAGAACTTTACAAGTTTGAAAGGCGACACTGGAAGAATTATGAATTATTCGACTGACAAATTAGCCGATGTTGAAATATTGACTGGACATATGAAGGGTAGTGAAATGGTAATTCCTGTTGATATGTTGAAAACTATAAAAGAGAGTGTTGAGGAAAATACTGTAACTGATTTACCAACTGACGCTGAATACGGATATACTCGTGATGGAGTGGTACAATGTATTGCGTCCAAGAATACTTGTTTGACGAGGATGAAAGCAGACCGGATAAAAAATCCTGGATCAAAGTTTCAAATGATATACGCGCCCGATTTATCCGAGTTAAAAGAAGGCGACATACTTGACGAAAAAATGACTCCAAAACAATACAAACATTTTGCTAAAGCCAGTGCTGGAGAAAAAGGTGGTAAAAAAGGTGGAATGACTAAAAAACAATACAAACATTTTGCTCAAGCATCTGCTGGAGAGAAAGCCCGCAGAGAGGGAGTGAATGAAATCAAATCTGACAAGGATATGGTAAAAGATGGACTCAAGTATGCTAAGAAAAAGTATAAATATAACGCTAAGGAAATGAAGGAATTAGCTAAAGATACATTGATGTACATTCAATCCGGTGAAATTGATGATCAACCAAGTATGGAAGCGTACATAGATTTTCGCCATGATGAAATGATGATGGGCGAAATAAAAGAAGTTATTCGTAGTGTAGTGAAAGAAATAATGATGAATGAAGCGTCTAAATATGTTGCTGATAATGGTGATGGTGAAGTAGTGGTATCTAAAGGTGAATTGACATTAAAGAATGCTGGTAAGTTGGTTGCTAAATTAAATAAAGCTGGTTTTGGTTTGGGGACTGGACATGATGGTGTGTGGTTACATAAAAACAATGATGGTAGTTATACACTTGAATTAGAACCATATCCAGGAAAAATGAGACAACGAATACAGTTTAAACCAAATAAGTTAAAAGAGAATACATTAGTAACAGAAGAAAATGAATTAAGTGAAAGAAGAATAGGTACTCTTTTAGATAAAAAACTAAAGACATTAGACAATAAAATTAGACGTTATGGAAAAAGAGGTTGGAATTTAACTTTAGTTCCTGGTAAAGGGACATCTATACAATCGGATGATTGGAAAACTGTGTTGGATGTATCAATATATGGTAATATTGTTGAGGTAGAAATAGCGGTTGTTGGTACTGATAAGAGAGGACGATCTGATGCCGAGTTATTATATGGAACAAAGAAAAAGATAAAAACTGAGGAAGATATAGATAAATTAGTTAATATTTTAAAAGGGAAAATCAAGAAATTTACGAAAAAAAAGTGAAAAAGTCAAGAAAAAAATGTAAATAAATAAAGGGAGTAATAAAATGGCGAAAAAGAAATTAGTAGATCATTTCTTTTCTAAAGAAGAACAAAAAGATTTTGAAGCAAGAGAAGAAATGAGAAAAGAATTAATTGAGGAAAACTATTTCGAACAAAAACAAGAAATTCCTGCTGATGTAAAAGAACGTATAATGAATTCTATTAAGGAATATAATAAACTTGGTAAAATGATTTATCGTGAAGGAAATCTTGTCGATTTAGCGAAATCGTTAAGTGAAATAGCTACGTTCGCCGAACAATACACAATCGAAGGTGCTAACGATTGGTTTGACGGTGTAACTATTCAACGAAATATGAAAGAATTGAAAACCTTTTCCGGTGAATTTGGTAAGGTAGCGTCTGCCGTCCAAGAACATCAAGATCGTATGGCGTCCTTATATGAAGATATGGGTCATATTCTCAACAGGTATTTTGAGATTGCTTCGATTGCTGAAGAAGCTCCACCTGTTACCGCAAACGCCGACACAACTTTATATCAAGGTGATCGGGCGAAAGTCAATATGAATGTCATTAGAAAACACAATCCAACTCCAAGATATGTTAAGAAAGTTAATACTGAAATAACAAGAGGAAATGGTAGTGTAAAGATTTATGAAATCAATGATAATATGGCGACTGTTGGTGGTGGGGATGTTGGTTTGTTTGAAGTGGAAGTACCAACAAACTCTTTGACAAAAGTCATTGGTCGATTGAGTGAAGCTGCTAAATTTGATAAGAAAAAAATGGAAAAGTTTGTCAAAAAAGACAAGTTCTTAAATGCTCAGTTTAAAACTGGAACGGGATTAGAAGTATTGTTTAACACTTATGTATTAGGTGATTCTGTTCAAGAGAGAGAATATAACAAGGTGAAATAATATGAAAAAAGAACAATGGAACAAGATTTTAAATGAGAATACTCTAATAACGGAAGATAAAGTTGATAGAGTAGCTGGAGTGGTGAGTAGTTATTTATTAAGAATAGCTGACGATATAGTATCAGTAACTGATTTATTAGATCAAAATGATACTGATGAAATGAAAGAAAAATTAATTGCTGCGTTGCCGAGTAGGGAGCCTAAAAGTAGTGATTATCATGATGCTTTTGCGTCTCTTGACATTATGGCTGCTCAAAAAATAGCAAAATTTTATCGTGAATTAGCACGAGGATTAAAAAAATAAAGGTAATATAAATGTCACAAAGAAGCAAAACAACAGGAGGTATTATGCCAGAGAATGTAGATAACATACGGTTAAGAGGTTATTATGTTGAATTAAATAAAAAGATTGATAAGGATCGAGCCTTAGAGTATGCGTTAAAGAAATTAAAGAGAATAATAAAAGATAGTGAGTTAATGTTGGACATACAAAAGACACAACAATACACAAAACCATCTGCAATCAAACGAGACAAACTTTCTAAAGCTAAGGCTCGTCAGAGACACGAGACACGGCGACAATCATTATAATTGGAGAAATAAAGTGAAAATGGAAAGACTCAAAGAAATCATTAAAGAGGAAGTTAATAAATTTTTAAACGAAGCGACGCTGTATCATGGAACTACAAGTGATGTAAAACTTCCATTAGATTCTTCAAAGACGAAGGACAAGAACATTTGGTTAGCGAAATCAAAAGAGGACGCGATCATGGCCGCCATGAAAAAAGGATTGGCGAAAAAGAAAAGTGATATAGTTATTCATCACGTAAAACCAAAGGGTTTAGAAATAACTCCTAAAGGAAACGCTGTAGTAGTAAAAGGTACTATTGGTAAAGGTAATATTTCTAAAACGGACTCTTTAAAATAAAAAGTTTCTTTATTTTCTTTAGCGGAACGTGAAAAATGGCACGTTTCGCTTTTTTCTATATATTTATATATGATTTGAAAAAATCAGACCTACCTAAATACGTTATCTTATATAACGTCACGTAGTAACTATTATAATGTCATTGACACTCACCGAATAGTGTTAAATTCCATATTAAAATATTGGAGAAACGTAATGAGTAATTTAATTAAAGAAGCGATTGCAGACGCAAAAGCTATGAGAGAAATGGCTGTAGCACAAGCTAAAGCTGCTCTTGAAGAAGCGTTTGAACCGCAAATTCATTCTGTCATCACCAAAAAAATTCAATCCGAGATGGATGAAGTTGAGGAAGATGTCGAATTAGAGGAAGAATTTGAAATGGCTCAAGAAGATTCCGGTCTCACTGAAGATGAATCTTTAGAGGAAGTTGCAGATTCGTCTGATATTGGACAAGGTGATAACAAAGAGCCTTCAAAAGCCTCTTCTGAAGAAACTACTGAAGATCCTGGTGGTGAAACTGAAGTTAAAGCTGGTGAAAAAGCTCAAGAAGATTCTGGATTGACTGAAGATGTTGAGTTGGACGAGGATTTTGATCTTGATTCCGTTATTAGTGAATTAGAAGAAGAAGCCGACGATGAAGTTGAAGTTGACGACGAGGTAGAAATGGAAATGGAACCGGAAGATGAAATGGAAATGGAAGTAACAGAAGACGACGACGAAGATGAAGAACTTGACATTGAAGTTGAACCTGAAGCCGAAGTTGAAGCGGAACCTGAAGTTGATGTAGAACCTGAAGTTGAAGTAGAACCTGAAGTTGAAGATGAAGTTGAGGACGATGAAGAATTAGACTTAGAAGGTCTTGTTGATGAAGCTGATGAAATCGATTATCCTGGACAAATTGCTGCTCTTGAAAATCAAATAGCTGAACTTAAAGCTCAACTTGGTGAAGCTGTATCTGCAATCAAAAAACAACGTAAAGTCATTAACGAAACGAACATTTTGAATGCAAAACTTCTTTTCACGAATAAAGTATTTCGTGGTTATAATCTTGACAACAAAGCCAAGGTTAAAGTCATTGAGAATTTTGATCGTGCTAAGAATGTACGTGAAGTAAAACTTATTTTTGCTACACTTATGGAAAACCTTGCGGTTGGCGAAAAGAAAGAAAACAAAAGAACACAACGTTTAGTTGAAGGTGCTTCTTCTGTTGTTCAATCAACTGATTCTGAAAAGAAAGTTGATAAAGAACAAATCGTCAATGAAGATAATGAAGTGAAAAGCCGCATTCACAAACTTATTAATCACAACAAAAAGTAATGATAATTAAAATGATTATGGAGAAATAAAATGAGTAAAACCTTATTTAATTTAAACAAATTAATGGAAGGTCAAAATCCATATGATGCTCTTTTAGAGCAAACTCGTGGACTCGTGAAAAAATGGGAGCCAACAGGTCTTCTTGATGGTATGAACGAAGAACATGAAATTTATGGAATGGCTATTCTATTAGAGAATCAAGCTCGCCAATTATTGGACGAAGTTTCTCAAACTGGTGGTAGTGGTGCTGAACAATGGTCTGGTGTCGCTCTTCCTTTGGTACGTAGAATTTTCGGTGAAGTTGCCGCTAAAGAATTCGTATCGATTCAACCTATGAACTTACCATCCGGTCTTGTATTTTACATTGACTTTAAGTATGGTAGTGGTACACAACCTGGTTTTACCCAAAATCAATCTGTTTTTGGTGGAACTGGTGGTGGTAAAACTCCTGGAACGACTGATGAAGCTACTGGTGGTCTTTACGGTGGTGGACGTTTCGGATACTCAATTAATGATTATGGATATGGCGGAACTGCTGATCTTGATACTACTCCAAGTGGTGACGCTTTCGCTACTGCTTCTGTCACATGGGCTGATGTTGGTTTTGACGATGGTCATATTAGTGCTTCTATGGCTGCCGGTACACTTTTCGCTCTTTCATATAACACTGGTAACTTATCTGACCTTGATGTCGAAGGTGTTCGTGCTTTTTCTGTTAGTGGTAGTGGTATTCAATCTTATTTGTCTGCTTACACAACTCAAGTTGGTGCTACAGTAAGATGGATCGTTTCTGGTAGTGCTGCTGCATTCGCTAACTTCTCAGCAAGTGAATATGATATTCGTTATCACAAACAACCTACTGCTGATACTCGTGGTGACTTCGAAGATACTTCTGAGTCTGGAAGTCTTGTTAAACTTGATATTCCTGAAATCGACTTGTCGGTTGCTCAAGAACCTATCGTCGCCAAAACTCGTAAGTTGAAAGCTATTTGGACTCCTGAATTGGCTCAAGACTTGAACGCATATCACTCTATTGACGCTGAAGCTGAGTTAACTGCTCTCTTGAGTGAATATATTGGAATGGAAATTGACTTAGAAATCCTTGACATGCTTATTTCTAACGCTATTACTACTGATTACTGGTCAGCTCTTCCTGGATATGAAATTAACAATGGTAAAACCAATTTCTATGATGCTGGTTCTCATACTGGTACAAAGAATGAATGGTATCAAACTCTTGGAAATAAGATTCAAAAAGTAAGTAACAAAATTCATCAATTAACACTTCGCGGTGGAGCTAACTTCATCGTTGTTAGTCCTGACGTTGCTACCGTTATTGAATCTATTCCTGGATATGCTGCTGATACTGATGGAAACCAACAATCATTCGCAATGGGTGTACAAAAAGTTGGTATGTTGAATTCACGTTTCACCGTTTACAAAAATCCTTACCTTACTGAAAATATCGCTTTGGTCGGATTTAGAGGAAGTAATTTCTTGGAAACTGGTGCTGTGTATTCACCTTACATTCCACTTATTATGACTCCATTGATTTATGATCCTGATAATTTTACTCCTCGCAGAGGCGTTATGACTCGTTACGCGAAGAAAATCGTAAGGCCAGAATTTTACGGGAAGATATATGTGGGTCATATTGATCAAGTTTAATCTGAATTCTTAGAATAAAGATTAACAATAAGCTGTTAAATTCTTAATTTAAACGCTGATGAAAGCCCGACTACTTCGGTAGTCGGGTTTTTTTTTTGAAAAAAAGTGAAAAAAAAACAGAAAACAGTTGACATTTACTCTGAAATTTCGTATATTTATAATGTTGATTGAGAAAAGAAAAAACCTTAAAAGGAGTAAAGTTATGACTAAGTTAGAAAAACTTTCAAAAGACGTAAAAGAAAACTTTAATAAAGAAGATGGTTACTGGCAAACGATACTTGATTTAGCCTATAACGAATGGCAAGATGATAAAAATAAAGAAGTAAATTCTTATACTTCGATGATTGAATGGACAAGAGAAAAGTATGGTGACTTCGCCGTTATGGTCATTTTACTTGGAAAGTTCAACCAACAAGTTTGTAATGGTGGACATATGCAGTATTACGATAATGGTTATGCTTCTCGCGACGACGATGGAAGTTATAGAGGTGGTTTTGGTCATAGTCATGGTGAACAAATTGCTCTTCACGAAGAAATAGCTGAATTAATGAATGAATTTGCTTTGCCAGGTGTCAATGATCTGACTGAAAAAGTTTATAATGTTGTGAAAGATTTTAAAGTTGAAATAGACGACGAAGAATATACTGAAGATTATTGTTATGAGTGTGGTGGATCTGGTGAAATGGCTGATTATGATGATCCTGAAAATGATGAATATGTAACTTGTTCAAATTGTGATGGATCTGGTACTGAAGAAAATTATAATGAAAATTATGGACATCCTTATAATACTTCTGAATGGGATTCACTTGATACTCGTTATTATGAAGTAAATGAAGAATGGGAAAAATGGTTTGAGAATTATGTAAAAAGTGAACTTTCTTAAAATAAAGGAAAAAGTTATGAGAATTAAATTTTTAGATTTTGAACTTGTAGATACCGGAAATGGTGACGGAACTGTTTTAGTTAAAGATTACGCATCAATAGCGAATTTTGAATCCGGTGAAAAGGGTATACTGAGTGCGAAGAAATATGCGGTCATACGATACATGGTTGATAGACCGAACATATTTGGGTCACACAATGTAAGTAGAATACTTTATGGTAGTGGTTTATATCACGAATGGTTTTTATTCGAAAAATCTGTCAAGGATGATGGATTGGAAATGCCCGAAGAATTAAGTCATAGTGATGATTTGAATTTTGGTATTACTTTTAATGGAGAATCTTTATAAAACAAGGAGAATTTAAAACTAAGCCCGACTCATTAATTTGAGTCGGGTTTTTTGGCTTATATGTATATATTGTTGTTTTATTTACATATATATCAATACTTATAGGTGGAAAAGGTTCTTATATTTTATTATAATATAATTTTAATTAGGAGAAATTTAATGAAAATATTTTCTGGGGCCAACACATTTACTCAAGTACATGATAAAGTTTTAAATGATACTGATATTCCTGAGATTTGGAATTTAATATTTGGAAGTATTAAACTAAAAATTTTTAGGGATCCTGGATTTTCTTTACAAATTGGTGAAATAAGTTCAACAAATCTTAATGTACCGGACGAATTAAAAGATTATTGTTTTCAAGGTGGTTTAAATTTTTGTAGAGTAACTGATAGTGCAGGTACAACGATTTTAAATGAATTTGCTATTGAGGTTGGGAAAGCAACGTATCAATCTTCTATACAACAATCTAATGGTATTATGCGTCAAATTGGTCAAACTTTAAGTGTTAATGCAATTTCATCTTCTTGGAAAAATGAAGCCGTTAAATATAAACATGAAATTAAAAATGGTTCAACGGTGATTCATTCTGTGTATTCGGATAATCCGATATTAACGGTATCTTCAAGTTGGGGATTACAAAGTATGAATTTCTATACATATAAATGTATAGTATATAATACTTTTAGTGGAGATAGAAGTCAAGATAGAGCATTTAGTTATTTAACCACATCAATATCATTTGAATTTTTCGATGATGCAGGTTAATATTTAATTTTTAAAGAACCCGACTTCGGTCGGGTTTTTTATTTTACACAAAAGGATTTCCCATTTTCACCATTATATCAAAATTTCTTTCCATTTGGCGACAATTTTCCAAAAATCTTTCGACTTCATTTGATGATAGTGAAAACCATTCACCATTGACATTTTTATGTTTATAATAGTTATGGAATGATGTTTCAAGTTTTCGATTATGTTTAGTTTCGAAAGTGGCGACAATCTCAAGAGGGTTAGGATTACTTGTTTTTAACTCTTTCAATCGTCTTTTCACATCTTTAGAATATCCTATTTTATACAATATAGTTTCATCTACTTCACATTTTATTAGATAAATATAACTCATATTATTTCTCCGTTAGTATATATAAATATAAAAAAGTTGGGAACTTTATTGTCCGAAGATAGTAAAACTACTAACGGGGTCAGGGAACAGCTTAAAAAATACACACCTTACAACTTACCTAATTTTCCTAATCTTTTATATTTATATGTGTAAAGAAACATTCATTATAGGAGAGGATAAATGGCAGTATTTGAAGAAGCTCCAGTATGGGAAGATACTCCCGGAGCGGTATCAGGTAGTACACCTTTTGGATTGTATGACAATGATCCAAAGTTTCAAGAGGACGCGCCAAATTTCGCCAAGTGGTCGGCTCGTAGATTAGGATTTCCTGTTGTAGAAATCGAAATGACGGACTACAATTTTTATGCAGCATACGAACAAGCGGTAAGTGACTTCGCGAACCAGGTCAATCAATTCAACATACGAGAAAACAGGTTAGCTGCTCAAGGGTTGGATAAAAACGTAAATCTAACTCAAAAGAATATAACATCTACCGGATTAAATCAAATCATCAGATTAGCACACGAGTATGGTGCTGAAGCTGGAGCGGGTGGAAACATAACCTGGCGAAAAGGATCTGTTGAAGTATCGCAAGCACAAGGTCAAAATTACGATTTGAATCAATGGGCTGCTGACAATGTTGATGGAAAAGCGATAGAAATCAAGAGGGTATTTCATGAAGGTCGCCCAGCGGTATCTCGTTATTATGATCCATTTGTAGAGACCGGACTGGCGAGAAACAATTTGATGGATGAATTCGGTTGGGGCGGATGGCAACCAGCTATTGAATATGTTTTATTTCCTATTTATGAAGATTTATTGAGGGTACAAAGTGTTGAATTAAATGATCAAATAAGACGTTCAGCGTATTCATTTGAGATAGTCAACAATCAACTAAGATTATTTCCAAGACCGACATCTACATTCAATTTATGGTTTGAATATATTTTTGTTGAGGATAGAGATAATAACGTTATTCAAACGCCAAGTGGATCAAGTGAGGAAGAATATTCACAATCAACCGGATCACAAACACAAGGCGACTTTTCAAATATTGGTTATCAAGATATGCCTTATAGTAGTTTGAATCAACCTGGTTTACAATGGATTAGGACATACGCACTTGCTTGTGCTAAAGAGACATTAGGTATGATTAGGTCAAAGTATCAACAAATTCCTATTCCAAATGCTGAGGTAACACTTGATGGTGAAACAATGAGAAGTGAAGCACAAACTGAAAAAGAAGCTTTAATTACACAACTTCGCGAGACATTAGAAGATGCAAGTATGCAAAGCCAGTGGGAGAAAAAGACGGCTCAAGAGGAAGCCATGATAAGTAGTTTAAAGAATGTTCCGTTTGAACATGGTATATATGTTGCTTAATTTTTAAAGGGAGATTAGAATGGTAAAACCATTATTCAATCGTAGGCGGGATATAAAATTATTTAATTCTTATAGTAATGAACTATTGAATAGGATTATCCAAACTCCCGTTATAGTATATAAGATTAGTACAGAAAGTGAAGATAATATATACGGTGAATCAGTCACAAAGACATACACGAAAGGTATTCAAATTGGCTGTTTAATTTCCCGTGAAGATCAAACAACTGATTCAACTGAAGGATTTGGTCCTGTTGTCGATCAATCAATAACATTAGCATTTCATCGTGAAATGATAGCTGATAGGGGATTTTATCCTGAAACCGGCGACATTGTTGAGTTTAATGAAGCGTATTTTGAGATTAACACCGTAGTAGAAAATCAACTCATTGGTGGACAAGTATATAAAAACTTTTCCATCGTTGCTACCGCTGCAATGACTCAACGAGACAAATTACAAATTGAGAATGTAAGGGTAGGTGACAGGAATGAAAGAATATAATGGAGAGACAACATGGCGATTGATAAAACTCCAAAAAGACAAAATCCTTTAGTCAAGACTCGTTTGGGCGAGCACGAATATCACAAAGACATAGACAATCCACCTGTGCCCCACCGAAGAGAAGAACAAGTCAAGAGAAGTGATGATACATTCAAAAATGTATCCATAAAACTTCAAGACATTGACGAGGCGATCCTATTTTATTTCAAGAATGTCATAAAACCAACTGTCATTGAGAATGAAGAAATCATTGACGTACCGGTGAAGTACGGCGATCCGGAGTTATGGCGAGCGACACAAAAGGATGGGTATGTACGAGACAAGAAGGGTAAAATGATTTCGCCAATCATAATGGTACGTAGGACGAACATTGCTCGTGACGACGGGATGCCCGTGGACAAAACGGATAGGAATATAGTACACCAATTTCCTAAAAAGTGGTCTAAGAAAAATTCATATGATCGATTTTCGTTATTGACCGGTATAGACAGGAAAAAGGAATATGAGGTTTTCACCGTGATCCAACCTGACTATATAACTGTGACATATGAGAGTATAATTTGGACATCATTTGTAACCCAAATGAATTCGATAGTGGAACAGCTTGTATACAGTGAAGGCGCCTATTGGGGCGACAAAAACAAATATAAATTTAGGTCAAAGATAGATTCATTTGATCAAAATGTAGATGTGAATACGGAGAAAGGTCGATTAGTAAGGTCAAACTTTACATTATTGATAAATGGATTCTTGATACCGGAAACATATGACGATTTAGTAACGACACAAAAGACACGAACAAAACAACAAGTAGTTCTTGGAGTAGAAACTGTTGTAAGTGCTGAGGATATGAAATAATGGCTATTAGTAACACACCTAAAAGACAAAAACCTTTGCCAAGAACAAGAAGGGAAAATTTTGACGGAACACTCAGGTATTCTGGTAAACCCGCTCGTGAAAAACGCGAAGAACAAATAAAACGAAGTGATGATACATTTAAAGATATTTCCATTGGTTTACAAGACATTGATGAAGCGATAATTTTTTACTTTAAAAATATAATAAAACCGAGAGTATTAGAGAATGGAATATTGATAGATGTTCCGATCAAATATGGCGATCCTGAGATGTGGGTTTCATCTCAAAAGGATGGTTATTTACGTGATCGTAAAGGGAAGATCATAGCACCTATTGTAATGTACCGTCGTACAAATGTAGGTCGTGATGATAATATACCTATTGACAAGGTTGACCGGAATTTAGTTCATTATTTTCCTAAAAAGTGGTCAAACGAACATAACAAGTATGATAGATTTTCGTTAAAAAATAATATAAAACCAACATATGAAATGTATAACATTGTTGTACCGGACTATGTTATTATAACGTATGAGTGTATTATATGGACATCGTTTGTAACCCAAATGAACAAGATTGTTGAGCAAATGCAGTTCGCCGAGGGCGATTATTGGGGCGACGATGAAAAGTTTAAGTTTAAAGCTAAGATCGACAATTTTGACATGAATACGGAGTTGAGTACGGAAAAGGGTAGAATGGTTAGGTCTAATTTTACTTTAGATATACAAGGATTTTTGATTCCGGAAGAGGCGAATGACTTAATAACAACTCAAAAGACGTATACAACACAACAAATAATTTTAGATACGGAAACGGAAGTAGACGTATTGAGTGTAACACAACCTGATCCATTTTGTGAAAAGATTATTGTTTCGTCAAGAAAACAACCAGCAGTAAGTGGTAATCAAACAATATCGGATATGGTTGATGCTAAAATATTGAAATTACAACATCAAGTGAATTACCAAAATAAATTAGCAGTATATTCATCATTTACAACGGTGGGATCAACGGTGGTGAGTTCAAGTGTAGGAGAATCAATAGTAACTTATCCAAATGTATACACAGCGTCAATTCCATCTGATTTACCGAGTACATCTACAATGACTCCAACTGACGAAGATGATTTTTTGGTATTTATAAATGGTCAATATATGGAACATGATGCTTTTACAATAAAACAAAGTGGAAGTGCGTTTGTAGTTATCGCCGACACCGGTAGTTTAGGATACGCGCTAACGAGTGACGATGAAATAGTAACGTGGGGTAAATTTGAATGATTAAGTTAAAAAAATTAATAAAAGAAGATTTAATTGGTCAAATTTTCGATGAATTTGACGTATATAAAAACCCTAAATCTATTAGAAGAATGGAACCTGGGTTGAGAGGAATGAGTATGCCTAACGGAGATTTATATGTTGTTGACGATGCGTGGAAAACATTACATTTACATTTATCTCAATGGTTAGATATTCCATTAGATAGTAGAAAGGGATATATTGCTTGGGAACGGTATCAAGATACAGATACATTTATGTTAGGGTTATCTAATGTTGATGTACCTGAGAAATATGTAAAGAAAGTAGAAAGAAAAAATCCAAAATATAAATTTGTAATGAAAAAGATAGAATATTAATGATTAGTTTAAAGAAATTATTAAAGGAAGTATCCAATGCGGAAACCGACATGGCGATGGGCGAATTAGCGTGGTCGCATGCCCCGAATAATATTATTGATAAAAAGTGGGAACAATGGCGACTTGAATCAATGAATAAAATAAATCTCATTGGTTGGACTAAGCTATCAGACTTGTTAAAACCTGGTGAAAGTGATTTAGATAGAGATAATAATGGACTATTTTTTGCTGGGACGCCAGGAAAAGAGCCTATTTATGGATTAGAAATAATTGAAAAAGAAAATGGTGGATTTATTTATCAAATGGATAAATGGGTACACAACAAGAAAAGGGTATTTGAGAAATAATGGCACTAATATATCCAAAACAATTAAGAGTAAGTGGAAGTGATTTACAAGCAGGTATACCGACCGCAGGCGGGTATAACATTGGCGCCCTAAATCCTTCGATGTCGATAGCCGATGCGTTGAATGTGGTTGCGATACAAGGTAGTGGTACAATAGGAAATCCAGATGACGGAACTTATACGGATGGATATTTTAGTTATTGGACACCTGATACGAGAATACCAAATGCGTTTGACGATGTAAATGAATTATTATTACAAATAGCTCCAAGTAGTCCCGAAGCGTTAACGGGACAAGATTTAACTTTAAGTTCGCCAAGTTTATTTAGTGGTTATCTTTCTGCTGGGTTAACAAGTGGATCGTGGTATTCATTTGCGTCACCAGGTGATAATTTAACAACATTATCAAACGATGATTCTGCTAATGCTATTGTATTAGTATCACCTGATCAAAGTGATACATTTACTGGTGGAACTTCTGCCAGTTTCGCCAGTATAGTTGGTGGAGTGTCTGCTTCAGTATCAAGTGGAAGTCAACAAAACTTCATTTCATTTGGTGAGAGAGCCTTATCGAGTGGAGTTGGGGCGACAGGTGGAATAAATATAACAGATATATCGACATATAGTAACATTTGGTTGAAAGTAAATGCTGAGATAACAGGAACATTTGTTAGTACGGGATCATATAGATATAAGATGTTAGCGGACAATAGTGCAGGAGAGAGTGATGTAACAACGATGTATTTTGTAGGAACGAATGCTGATCATTTTCCAAATCAGTCATTTGCCACAAATCCATATACATCTTCGTTGACTCCTGCGTGGAAATATATGAGTGGAATGCATTATTATGGTAGGACAACACAATTTGATGTAAATTATGTAGGTCAAGATTTGTACAATCCTATTTATAGTAATGGTGATGAATCGAGAATACAAAGTTCGTATTTCTCAAATACGACGGTGTCAACTTCATCATTGACTGTTCCTACACATTCATGGGATTTGACGGTAACACAATCAATAACATTGAGTAATGATGTAAAGACTTCATATAATGATTTAGGAACATTTAATGTGAGATTGAGAAAAGATGGTAAAAGTGATGTAACGAGTGCTAATGTAAATATTGGTTATCGTCCAATAAATACATATTTGACGAGAAGTACTGTGTTACTGGAATATTTTGACGATGAAGATAAACGTTGGTTTGCTATTGATTCCGGTTCATGGAACAATCAACAAACGCTTATAGATGGTCGTTTGGAAGTAAATAATGGTCGTTTGATAAGTGGTAAGTGGGGTAGTTATGGTGGAGTTTTATTTACTGATGGGGAGCAGTTTTATTATCGTCCATTTACACCGACAAATGCTAACGAGAATGGAACGATAGTAATTGCGAGGAATGGTTTTAGTGGATTGAGTGACATAGTAGGTGTTTGGTCTGGCAGTGATGATTTACAAATGGCTTTCGTTCTCGCCAACGAAAGTGGGTCGAGTATTTATGATTTAGGACGCGAGGTTGGCGACGACAGTGGTAGTATATATGGAATAAGGAATGGTGCGGTAAGTGGAGATACTATAACGTGGGGATTGCCAAGTGGTAAACAAACAACGAATAGTAATCCATTAGTTTTAATGGTAAGATTTAATGATACATCGAATACGGATTATTTGACACAATTAACCGTGACATTTGATAATGGATAATGGAGATAAGTAAGTGGCTTTAAATAAAACTGACAAGTCATTTAAGACTTTAATTAATAAAAGATTTACGACTCCTGACAGGAATTTCTTTCAAGAGATAGGGAAAGATACGATCAACACACATATGCGCGAAGTGTGGATGAATACTATTCCTACGGATTCCGCGTCTGCTATCACATCCGGATATGCTGAATATTACGAACAATTCACGTTAACTGCCGATCCAACATTCAACGATCAAGCCTTTTATTTTATTTCTGGTAGTGGATTTACACCAGGAACTGACTCAATAAATAGTGGTTGGTTGGTCAACGAAGCATCCCAGAGTTATTTCATTGGCGACTTTATAAGTGATAAATATGGTTCATCGTATGAAGTAAAACTTTATGATGCTTCAGGAAGTCAAATTTTCAAAACTGATGCGATAAGTTGGATATTTGATTACAAGACGGGTGTTCTTCACGTTGCTGATGCTGCGAGTGGTTCTTATCCAACTCCATATAGTGTAACGGTATATAAATATACGGGATTAACTCTTGCTGATCCTGGAGCCATTCCAAGTAGTTCTATTAGTGGAACAATTTCACAATGGACATCGAGTGCGGATGGTTCAATATCTCATTATGGTGACGTAAAAATTAGTGGAAGTTTATATATTAGTGGATCGGATAATAGAGTATATGGTACTGCGAGTTGGGCTGAAAGTTCAAGTTATTCTCAAACAGCAAGTGTTGTTCTTGGAACGATAAGTTCTGCAAGTCATGCTGATTGGGCTATAAGTTCATCATATGCTACTACCGCATCTTATGCTCTTAATACATATTGGACATCAAGTATTGACGGTCATATTGAGAGATTTGGTGACGTAAAAGTTAGTGGTAGTTTTTATATAAGTGGATCTGATAATAGGATGTATGGAACTGCAAGTTGGGCTGAAAGTTCATCATATAGTGATCGTTCTATAAGTGCTTCATTTGCTGAAAATTCTTTATCATCTTCATATAGTGATTGGTCAATTAGTTCATCATTTGCTGATACCGCTATATCATCAAGTCAAGCGTCAACGGCCATAACAGCATCTTATGCTTTAAATGCCGGTGAAGGTGGATTGTGGACTGGTTCATTTGCTGATGGTCATATTGAAAGAGTAGGTGATGTAATTGTTTCTGGATCATTTTATGTTGCTGAAGGTAATGGATTCTCGCAGATAAATGTTCCAATAATATTTAACGATTATATTTTGGCTCAATCATCAAGTGGAGTTAACACATATTCAACTACGATTTATCCGCGTGGAACAATTTATAAAGATTACAGAGATGAATTTATTGATACCGAATATCAAATTGTGATAGATGATTCAGGTATTGTTGGAACACTTTATGATTATGGTTTGTCAGTAACAACAACAAAATTTAATATTTCTAATTATACAGGAATAGGTACATTTCAAGGATTAATTGTATCGGGAAATATTGTTTTACGAGATTTAGATACAGTTGATGGAGTGGATATTTCTGAATTTTCGTCAAGTGTGGCGACACAAATAAATAATTTACAAACAGGATCTACATTATGGACACTCAATGACGATGGAACGATAAGTAGAGATAGTAATGTAAAGATAAGTGGTAGTTTATATCTCAGTGGATCTGATAATAGATTATATGGAACTGCAAGTTGGGTTGAAAGTTCAAGTCAAGCTGTATCTGCGAGTTCAACATTATGGTCAATAAGTTCATCGTTCGCCGAAAGTACACCAACCGCATCACATGCTAATTGGTCAATTAGTTCATCGTTTGCGGAAAGTACACCGACAGCATCACATGCTGAGTGGTCAATAAGTTCATCATTTGCTGACAATACATTATCATCTTCATTTGCTGAATGGACAATAAGTTCATCGTTTGCGGACACATCTATTACATCAAGTCATGCATTGACTTCTATAACAGCATCATTTGCTCAAACTGTTGCGCCAGGTATTGGTGGACTTTGGACTGGTTCATTTGGTGATGGTCATATTGAACGTTTTGGTCAAGTAAATATATCAGGAAGTTTAATTGTGAGTGGAGCTTTAATTGATATACTTGCAATATCTCAATCTGATCCATTGGGATTTACCATTCCGACACAAAGAGAAGATATAATTATTAATTTTAATCAAGCGGTTGCAGGTACTCATTTAAAATCTGCAAGTGGAATCGCGATAACTTATTTAGATATTCTTACAAGCGAAACTGAAGCAACATATTTAACAGGTCGTCAAATTGGTGGTAGAAATTTAGGAACTGGTAAAAAATGGTGGATAAATAATTCAGATGGAATTGGTCAACTTTATGGATTAAATATAACTGGTTCAATTTCAGCGAGTTTTGGAATTCATGCGGTTGGAGACGTAACAGCGTCCGCGTTTTTTGCTTCTGCGAGTATAGATCAAGGATTAAGTGATTTCTTAGTTTGGGATTCTGGTAGTGGTGAGTTCAAACGTAGAAGTGGTGGGTCTGATGGAACATCTGGTACGAGTGGTACGGATGGATTACCTGGAAATGATGGTACGAGTGGTACAAGTGGAACGAGTGCAAGTGCAAGTCTTGGAGATTCATTTTGGACTGGTTCATATGACAGTATGTCCATTTCTCGTTATAGTGAAGTACAAATAAGTGGTAATCTCAAGTTTAGAGACGGTGACACCGTAGATGGAGTAGATGTAAGTGAGTTTTACGGTGATACTGATAGAATGTTATTCACTCCATTTGATACGAGTTATGTTAATAATATAACGACACAATCACTTGTACAAACATCGACATTTTATTCACATCATGCTATTGGAAAATTTTCTGATGGGAAAATAATACATTCATGGGAACATAATAATGCGAGTGGACAATATTGTATATTTGATGCTACTGGAAGTTTATCATCTTCGATATTAACTTTTACTGCAAGTGCTCAAGCAGATTATCAAGATATAATTGTATCCGGAAGTAAAGCGCATATATTTTATTGGAATCAATATTCTGGTGGTGGAGCATTACGAGATTCAAAATATGTACAAATAGATTCAAATGGAACGATTTTAAAGACAGTTCAATGGTCGCCTTCCCGTTCAAACGCGCTCGGAAGCACATTATTAAATGATGGTAATATTTTACTTTTATATCAAAACACTGAAGGTGGATTGGGTGCCCGAACTGAGTATGCTATTATCAATACAAGTGGTTCAACTCCAAGTGAATGCTATGTAACAAAATCCATAATAGATACATATAATTCAACCACTAAACATTATCCTGTTACATTTAATAATGGTAATGTTATACTTATTTATTACAATAGTCCTGAGTATTATTATAAAATAATTGATCCAACAGGAAGTGTAGTAAAAGAAAGAACAGCCGTTGATTCTCGTGTGGATCCTGAGGGTTGGTATTTATACAACTTAACGGCGACAAGCTTAACAAATGGAAATGTAGTATTATCATACGCATTAGAATATGATACACGGGACGAATGGTACGCCGCTATCATTGATCCAACTGGAAGTATATTAATTCAAAAAAGAACTGGAAAAGTAACGGATGATGATGAATGGTATTGGGATTATGGTGACGTAGTACAATTAGAAAATGGCGACATCCTTACCGGTTTTAGTTATTGGAATGATGGGACTGGAGTAACTGATGTAGCATACAACATAGTTGATACTAATCTCAATGTTGTAACAAGTGAATCATATTTTAGAGCCATAGATAGTGGCGATAACATTGGTCAAGTTTTAGTTGAGGAATTTAATTCTGGTAGTGGATTTCTTTTTACATATGGTAACGATGGTAATGATTTTGAATATGCCGCATTTAGTTCTCAAAAAACTTTTACTACAATAAATTATGATCGAGTAGGTATTGGTACAACTACACCTGGAGCCGACTTACACGTTTGGAATGAAATATCCGCAAGTAATTATGAAGGTTTAGTTGAAAATATAGATGTTAGTGATTTTAGTGCTTCTGTTGCTCAAAAACTTACAAACATTGAGACTGGTTCTGCTGTTTGGACTATTGAAGGTGATGGAAGTATTTCTCGTAATAGTAATGTAAAGGTGACCGGTAGTTTCGATGTTACTGTAACGGGTTCATTTGGGTATCTCTCCGTAGATGGTGGAACGTTCTAACTTTTTCATTTCTTATATATTTATATTCGACGTGGTATATACCACAACAACGAAAACAGCTATATAGCATTTAGGAGAAAGGCAGATGCCAAGACAACATCTTATCAGGCACATCCGCAGCGCCATTCCTGGCAAACTTCCAACAACTTCATCATTAGAGTTAGGTGAATTAGCCATAAATACGTATGATGGAAAGGTATACATACATAAAAGTGGTAGTGTGGATGAAATTGTTACGGTACTTACAACAAATTCACTTACAAGTGGATCAGTGAACATATCCGGAAGTTTATCAATTACCGGAAGTTTTGATGTATCAAAAGAGTTAATAGTAGGTACAGGTCATACTATAACCGGAGATGGTATTCAAAATGCTGCAATAATTGGTCAAGATCACAATGTAAATGGAGTTAAACAAGGTTCTATTGTAGTAGGTGTTGATAATACGGTAACAGGATATTTGAGTTTTAGTATTGTTGGTGGCGACGCAAATAAAATTAATAATATATCTAATCTTTTATTAATGACATATAATTCAACTATTAGTAGTTCTGATTATAATGTAGTAGTAGGGGATGATCATCTTTTAAGAAATGATGCTGACTTTAATATTGTTACTGGTAGAGCACATTCAATAATAGATAGTGTAGATAGTTCTGCTATTGTTGGTGGAGAAAATGTTAGTATTTCAGGTTCAAATTTAGTAGCAGTTGTTGGTAGTGATTCAAGTACGATTGGCGACAACGCATATAGTAGTGGTATATATTCTTCTAATTTTTCATCAATAAATAATGGTACTTATGGAAATGCTATAATAGCTGGATTTGATAATCATTTGGATGCTGGAGCGTATAATGTAATTATTGGTGGAGATTACAATAGGATAATCGGTGGAGCAAATTCCAGTATGATTATGGGTAGATATATTACAATAGATGGTGTTAATAATGCTATTGTATTAGGTCGCGGTTTTAACTCGTCAAATAAATTAATAAACACTCATACTGATAGTATATGGTTAGGTTTTCGCCGATCAACTGCGATTGATAGACATGGATTGTTTATTGAAAATGCAGGTTTGAGTTCTCAATTTACATCAAGTGTAAATATTAGTGGAAGTTTGAATGTTGACGGTGATGTATCAGCTTCATCTTTCACTGGTGATGGATCTGGACTTACAAATCTTTCTATTCCTGTTGGTAGTGGTTCGTTGTGGACGGGTTCATTTACTGGTTATATTGAAAGAGTAGGTAATGTAAAAGTTACCGGTAGTTTTGATGTAAGTGATAATTCTTATGCTCAAAATAATTTTATTCTTGGGAATGCTGCTTTATTAAATGAATCAATAAGTACATATCTTGGAAAAAATATTTTATTGTTTGGTCGAGATGTAAATTATGTTCCACAATACAGTCCATTTTATTCTACAAAAAATACATCAAGTTTAATAATGTTTGATGCTGGTGGAGATTATAAAGGTTCAGCTCCAGCTGCAGGAGCTCTTTCAGCAAGTAATATTGTTGCCAGTATTGTTCAACAATACGGTAGAGGAAGTATTGATTCTATTGGAGCTTCATTTGTAGGTGGAGATACAAATAATGTATATCGTTTAGGTGATGGTAGTTTTATTTTTGGTCAATCAAATGAACTTTATAGTTTATCTAGCAATTATAATCAAACTGTTTGGGTTGGGGGATACGGAAATAAACTTCATGGAGCATATGCAGTATTTATGTTATCTGATTCATCCATATCTTCTGGATCTGGTGATGCAGCTATTATTGGTGGATATAATCATTTTATGGACAGTGAGTGGGGATCAGGTCTTTTTGTTGGAGATTCAAGTCAAATAAGTGGTGGTTGTGATTATTCAACAATTATCGGTGGTGAACAAGGTCAAATTGGTGGTGGATCGGGAAATAATTCTATTATTTCTGCATTTCAAGGTCAAATTGATGGTGGCGCATATGGATCAGTTATTATTGGTGGTATACGTAATGTTATAGCTGGTGGTATAGATGGAGTTATACTTGGTGGTCAAGACAATCTTGTAACTGACGATTATCCTGATACATTTTTGATTGCAGGTAAGTTTGTTGAAATTGGATCAGGTGGAAATACATTTGTAATTGGATCCGGAAATTCAGCAGCAAATAGATTAGTAAATGATAATAATAATAGTATTTGGTTAGCTTTTCGTCCAACATCTGCTGCTAATGTATATGGACTCTTTTTGAATAATAGTGGTCAAGATATGGTTATAACGTCGAGCGTAGATGTTAGTGGTTCATTAGGTTTGAGGAATATACAATCGAATGAAGGTCTTGGCGACTTTGTAGTTTGGGATAGTGGTAGTGGTCAATTTAAACGTAGAACGAGTGGTGCGTCAGGTACAAGTGGAACTTCAGGTATAAATGGAACTTCAGGTACAAGTGGAATTACTGGGCCTACTGGTTCTGCTGGGCCTACTGGTTCCGCAGGAACTTCCGGAACGAGTGGTATTGATGGTGCTTCAAACACTTGGACAGGTAGTGATGGATTAAATACGGTATTTCTTGTAGATACTGCTCGTTATGTTGGAGTTGGAAATACTTCACCAAAAGCGAGACTTCATATTTCCGGTGGAAACGCTCACATGATAATAGATAGTGCTTCTGCAGGTGACACAAGATTATCGATTCACAACTCATATTTTGAATCCGGTGATTCTCGTGGAAATATGTTGATAAGTTATTACAACAACAATGACATATCTTGGGCGCATGGAGTAGATGATTCGGATGGTGGAAAGTTCAAGTTCGCCTTTTTAACTGGTGGAGATATGGAACAAGTAGGTGAAGCGTCCCTGGACGACAATCAACCGTTTCTTGTATTCACGACCGGAAGCAATATAGGTATAGGAACTGCAGAACCTGTAGCTAAGTTTCATGTGTGGACAAGTATTTCATCGAGTGATGCTCAATTTGAGGATGCTATTACGGTAAAGGGATTCATAACAGCGTCCAACATAATAACTCCAAGAATAACAGCGTCCAACATACAGGTTGATCAGTCGATGTCGATAGATGGTGGACTTGTGGTAAACGGTGACGCAACTATATACGGCGTTCTTTTCGCCAACGAGATACAAACGACATATTTTTCATCGTCGATTTTATATTCAAGTGGATCGACTAAGTTTGGCGACGATGCAAGTGATATACATTCATTTACTGGATCAATACAACAAAGTGGTAGCCGTTCATATTTCTTGAATGAAGTAGGTATTGGAACGACATCACCTGTCGGTGGTGCGGGTGGACTTCATGTTTGGAACGATGTAACTGCTTCTGCTTTTTATGGAAATGGAGATAACATAACTGGTAATCTTGCTACATCAGCTTCAATCTGGCAAAAGAATGGAAATGATGTATTTTTGAATGATACATCTGATCTTGTTGGAATAGGAGTTCAAAATCCAACTGAAGCACTTCATGTTCTTGGAAATGCTCACGTGAGTGGAACAATTATTGCTAAAGATAATAGTGGAAATGGATTCATAAAACTTGATGCGTCTGCTACACCAACACTTACATTTGCCGATCTTGGCGACGGTGGAAATGGTGCTAACATACAATCAAATGATTATATGGCGTTGAGTTCTGGTGGTGGTGGATCATATTTTTCATTTACTGTATCTGGTACTGAAGTAATGAGAATACCTTTTAGTAGATATGTTGGTATTGGTACGACTGTTCCAAAATCACAACTTGAGATTCAAGGTATTGCTCCGTTTGATTCATTGTTGAAGGTTGGTGACGCTATACTTAGTGTTTCAAGTTCAACTTCAAATGTAGGTATTGGAACGGATAGTCATGCGGTAGGAACTTCATCATTACACGTTTGGAGTGATGTATCAGCGTCCCGCTTTTACGGTGATGGAGCAAATGTAACTGGAGTAATTTCATCAAGTTATGCTTCATTTGCTACATCAGCTTCATGGGCTGAGAATGCTTATTGGACAATGAGTGCTGCGAATGAAATACATAGATTGGGTTATGTGGGTATAGGAACGACAAATCCACAAAACGATTTATATGTTCATGCGAATATAAATACGAGTGCAATGATTGGAGTAGATTGTGATGCAGGTGGACAAGATCAACTACGTTTTTATAGAACTGGTTCATTGACATGGGCTATATTAAATCCAGCAGAAACGAGTGATGGAACACAACTATTATTTCATGATGGAACGACCGGTCGTGTAGCGTTCAAACGTGGTGGAAATGTAGGTATAGGAACTACCGATCCACAAGCAATACTTGATGTAGCCGGTTCAACAAAACTTGGAAATGCGGTAGCTAATACTCATGAAATAACAGGTTCTCTTTCAATATCTGATACTGGCCTTCCACTTATTGTAAAAAGAAATGCCGGTGGTGGAATCGTTTTAGTAAGTTTAGGAGATAATACCGGAACAATATCACAAATAGTAGCGCTAGATGATGGGTTAGGAAATAGAGCAATTAAATTGTATGGCCGAACAAATAATCCACTTGTTTTGGGAGCAAATGATGGTGAAGATTTATATATAAATAATTCACATAATATAGGAATTGGAACAACAGCTCCTGTTGATAAACTTCATGTTTGGGGTAATGTAACGGCTTCAGCATTTTATGGTGATGGTGCGAATCTTACAAACTTACCTATTCCTGTTGGTAGTGGTTCATATTGGACGGGAAGTCAAGCCGGATATATTGAAAGAAGTAGTAGAGTACAAGTAACTGGTAGTTTTGATGCGAGTAACAATTCCTACACTCAAACTAATTTTATTCTTGGGAATAATGGAATAACAGGTTCAATAGATTCTAACTTAAACAAAAATATGTTATTGTTTGGCCGAGATAGAAATTATATTCCACAATTCAGTCCATTTTACGCGACACAAATAACATCAAGTTTAGTAATGTTTGATGCGGGTGGAGATTATAAAAATTCCGCTCCTGCAGCTGGTGATATATCAGCAAGTAATATTAATTCAAGTATTATTCAATTATATGGTGCGTCCGAAGTCAAAAATATTGGAAACTCGTTTATTGCAGGTTTAGCTCATACAATAGATAGCACTACTGATAGTTTTATTGTTGGATTATATAATAAAGCCGTAAGTCCCGCAAGTGATAATGGTGGATTATTTGTTGCTGGACAATATAATGAAATTTATCAATCGGATGTTGTTTTCGCACTTGGTGATACAATTATTATGTCTGGATCGGCGGATTCTGTAGCGATAGGAATAAATCATACAATAAATGATACAAATTATGCTGGTATTTATGCTGGGGATGCGAATACAATAAGTGGTTCGTCTGATTATTCTGTTATTCTTGGTGGAGAACAAAATCAAATTGGCGACGGTACTCAAAATAATGCCATAATTGGTGCATATGCAGGACAAATGGATGGTGGTGCGTATAGTAATGTAATAATTGGTGGTATACGTAATGCTATGGCAGGTGGTATAGATGGGGTTATACTTGGTGGTCAAGACAACTTTGTAACTGATGCGTATCCTGATACATTTTTGATTGCAGGTAAGTTTGTTGAAATTGGATCAGGTGGAAATACATTTGTAATAGGTTCCGGTACATCAACGAGCAACAGATTAACAAATAATAACAATAATAGTATATGGTTAGGATTTCAAGACGCTCAAGCTGATAGACATGGACTATTCATTGAGAGTGCCGGATTAATTTCTCAATTTACATCGAGTGTAAATATAAGTGGAAGTCTTATTGTTGATGGTCCGGTTTCCGCATCTATTGTTTCTGCTTCAACTTATTTTGGTGATGGAAGTAATCTTACTGGAATAGATACACCTATTGGTAGTGGTTCATATTGGACTGGTTCTGACGGATACATCAAACGAGTCAGTGATGTCCATATTTCTGGAACATTGAAGATACAAGATTCTACCCATCTTACAACTGCTGATAATGAATTTGTGATTGAACAAACTGGCGACACACTTGGTACGACACGAATAAGATTACAAAGTAGAACCGGTATTACTGGAATGATGATTGAAAATCCTGATTTGAATTTAGTTGATTTCGAATTTTCTGCTTCTGAGGGTGAAACCGGAGTAATTCGTTGGGAAGGTCGAGACGCAGAACACTGGGCTGCCAACGCTTCATATTCAATTCAACTTGGTTTATTTCCATTTTCAACTGCTGCTAATCGTTGGGTTGAATTTGGTGAAACAGTAAATTATTTCAAAAATAAAGTTGGTATAGGAGATACTACACCTTCGTATGAATTAGACGTAACCGGTGATATTCGTGCGACACAAACTATATTTGCTGATCAAAGTTATTTTGGTGGTCAAGATTCGTATGGAGCATATTTCACTCAAAATACGTCTGAAACAACGGCGGTTTTGATTAGAGCTGGTGCTACTACCGCAGCCTTATTGGTTGTTGAGGATAGTGATTTAATTGATAGATTTCGTGTACAAGAAAGTGGTATTTCGACATTTTCCGGAAGTGTTGGTATAAATACAACTTCGCCACAAGAATCACTACACGTTTGGGAAAATGTTTCAGCATCAGCTTTCTATGGCGATGGAGCTAATGTGACTGGTGTTGTTTCATCAAGTCATGCTCTTTATGCGGATAACGCTGATAGTGCGAGTGTTGCTATTTCATCGAGCACATCTTTATTTGCTGTAACAGCGTCATATGCTGAGAATGCAGGAACTTCAACCGATCCAAATGTCGCCTTATCTGCGTCAATCTGGCAAGAGAGTGCGTCAGTAGTATGGTTGAATAGTGGATCAAATTCTGTTGGTATTGGTGTAAGTGGAAGTAGTGTTGATGCTAAACTTCATGTTTATTCACAAGATACCGGAAGTAGAGCCTTTTTAGTTGAGGGTCAAAATGGTGCTCTATTCCAAGTATTAGATGAATTGAGTGGAAGTTTATTTGCTGTAAGTGATATAAGTGGATTACCTATATTAGAGGTATTTGACGATGATCGAGTTGTCGCCGGAAAATTCAACACTAATGCTCTTGTGGTTACCGGTAGTAATGTTGGAATAGGAACGGCTCAACCTGCTGTCGGAACCGCTTCACTTCATGTTTGGAGTGACGTATCTGCGTCCCGTTTTTATGGTGATGGTTCACAACTTAGTGGTTTATCACAAGGATATTGGACTGCTTCGGGTGGCGACATACATAGATTTAGTAATGTAGGAATAAATACAGCTACTCCATCAACTACATTAGATATAACTGCTGCCGGAGCAAACGGATTAGTTCTTAGTCCCGACACAAATGATAATACTGATAGTGCTCGATTTTTCTTAGAATCGAGTGTTCATACATATAACATAATGAATGATAATGGTATATTTGGTATTAGGAGTGGTGCGACAACTGGAGCTGGATCTGGAACGGCGAGATTATTATTAAATAGTAGTGGTGATTTGACTCTTAATGCATCGCCACAACAAATGACTATAAAATTCGTTGAAAATGCTGACGATGATTATTGGATGTTTAGTGGTTCTGGCGACACAACTACTCGTGGATTTATTTTTGATGCGACAAAAGCTGGAACACAATATATGAAACTTCGTTCATATGGTGTTACATCTGATGCGTATTTTAGAATAGGTGATCCAACTGATACTGAATTTATGGCTATTGGTTACAATGGTACATATGGTTATATGGAAGCAACTCAAAGTGCTGATCTAATCTTACAACCTGGTCGCTGGGGATCTGGTTTAACCGGTAACGTTGGTATTGGAATGACTAATCCAACACAAAAGTTAGAGGTTAGTGGAAGTGTTAGAGCATCACGATTTATTATGACGAATGTTGCTGCTGGATCACCGGGTGCGTCACTAAGATACATTGGAAATGGATTTACAACAAATGATTTTTGGTATAATGTGCCTAATGGTGGTGAACATAGATTTGCTGAAAATGATGTAGTTGCTGCGTTAATAAGTTATGATAATTCTTGGTTTACTGGACAAGTTAGTGCTTCATCTTTTATTGGTGATGGATCTGGACTTACAAACATATCACCGGGTGAAGGTGGATTGTGGACCGGTTCATTTGCTGATGGTCACATTGAACGTGTGAGTGATGTTACAATAACAGGAAGTCTCGATGTTAATAATTCTGTACTTATCGCCGGTAAATATCAAAGTAATGTAACCGGACTTGAAGAATCTCTTGTTATTATTGGAAGACGCAATCCATCAACTGACATTCCATTAACTGTTCAAGACATTACCGGTTCTATTGTGGTATTAAATCCATTTACAGCTGCTAAAACAGCAAGTAGGATATGGGGCTCTATTGTATGTGATTTTGCTGACAATACAACCGGAATAGTGGACGATGTTTTTGGAAGTTTGATTGTTGGTTCAAATCATTATGTTAGTGATTTTTCGAATGGTTTGATTGCAGGATTTGATAATAATATAACGAGTAATAATTCTGAAGTATTCGCATTTGGTGATACGTTACTTATAAATAATTCAGCTTATACTTTTGCTAACGCACTTGGTGCTACAATTTCTGGTTCTTATCTTGCTGTAATGTTAGGTGTTGAAAGTGGTATTTTAAATGATTCTAATTATTCTGTGATTATTGGTGGAGACGCACAAGAATTATCTGGTTCATCTGACTATTCTATCATTCTTGGTGGAGAACAAAATAGATTTGGTGATGGAGCATTTAATTGTGCTGTTCTTGGTGCGTATGGTGCTAATATGATAGGCGATCCGTATGCCGTCACGATAATTGGTGGTATACGTAATACAATACAAGGTGGTATTGATGGTGTTGTTCTTGGTGGACAAGATAATCTTGTAACTAATGCTTATCCTGATACATTTTTGATTGCTGGTAAATTTATTGAAATAGGTTCAAGTGAAAACACATTTGTAATTGGTGCTGGAACTTCAACGGCAAACAGACTAACTAATAACAATGATAATAGTATATGGTTAGGATTTCAAGACGCTCAAGCTGATAGACATGGTTTATTTATTGAGAATGCCGGTTTGAGTTCTCAATTTACATCGAGTGTAAATATAAGTGGAAGTTTGAACGTCACCGGTGATGTTTCTGCCTCAACGTATTATGGTAATGGTTCAAATCTTACAAATGTAACGGCTGATAATGCGTATTGGACTGCCAGTGATGGATATATTTCTCGATTCGGTGATGTTCATGTTAGTGGAACATTTTTTGCTGAAGCTAAATCATTTGACATTGGACATCCAACAAAACCTGGACATAGATTACGTTATGGATCACTTGAAGGTCCTGAGTATGGTATATATTATCGAGGCAAGACGAGAGGGAACATTATTGAGTTACCTAACTATTGGTATAACTTAGTTGACGAAGATTCTATAACAGTGACTCTAACACCGATTGGTCGTCCACAAAATCTTTATGTAGTTTCGGCGACAAGTAGGAGAATAGAGATAAAGAACAAGAGTTGGTTTGATAGGAGAAAGCCAGAGTATTATTATGTAGTATATGGCGAAAGAAAGGATATAAAGAAATTAAATGTGGAGTACAAGAGATAAATGAGTACATATTATGGATTAAAGCCAATAGTTGGCGATCAATTAAAATATTTTGTACATGGGTTTAACATACAAGGGTATAATGGTGGCGACACATGGGAAGATTCTCTTGGAAGTGGACAAATAACATATGTAGTAAGTAGTTCACAAGTTGAGGTAAAGGGTCGCCGACGAACATTTGATACATTAGGAACTGCTGAAATAGGATCAATAGATTCATATGCCTTAAATCCAAGAACTGGTTCATATTCAATGACGGTATGGTTTAAAGCCGATAGTAATGATGGATATATATTTGAAAAAGGAAATCAATTCAATCTTTTTTTAACGGGTACAAATCATTTAGTATTGTATGTAATGCCGCAAGCAATCCATGCTCCATACGGTATAGCCGTATCTGGAAGTTATGGAATAGCTCATTGTAATGTAAGTAATAATCACAATGGGATTATATTTTTTGATGCTGACACAATGCAACCAACATATACAAAATGGTCATATTCAATTCAACATACTGATCCATGTACTTATGCACGTGGAATGGCGATGGATAGTGCTTCATTTCTTGTTATTGGATTATATGATGCTTGGATGGGTTGGTATGATGCTGATCAATATAAATCAAGTGTTGGATCAAGAATGTATCGGTGGAACTATCCAAGTGGCGATCCATTGGCGAATAATGTGTATGGATATGATGTTGATTTTAACGATGAATTTGTATATCGTGCAAATAGATCAAATGCGTATAATGGATTGACTGGTTGGATATGTCAAGACAGAAAATGGGGCGGAAATTATGGAGCAGCTGGAGTATCAGCTTCTCATATCAACACGACAACTGGTGTTTGTATAGATAAATTACCTTTATCGACTGGATCATTTGTTTATGCTACAAGTGCAGGATGGGATTCTATTCACAAGTTATCACAAGATTCTTGTTCTTTACTTATGTCAACGGGTTCTCTTGGAAGTGGACAACATCAATTTAGTGACCCGTGGGGAATAGCTTGTGATCAAGAATATATTTATGTAGCTGATTATAATAATGAGAGGATTTCAATATATGATAAACAACTAAGATATGTAAATCATACACAATCATTAAATGCAACAGCAGTATCAAGTAGGCCGATAGGTATATCTGTAACTGATAAACATATTTTTTATACAACGGCCGATGGTGTATATAAAGTAGTAAAACTTGATAAAACGACATTACAAATATCTGGGACGATACAATTAATGCCTACAAAGGGTAATGGTTGGTATTCGTATGCTCCGAAATCTATTTATGCGAGTGGAAGTCATGTTATGATAAGCAATCGTAGTGATCAATGGAGAGTGTTTCGTCAAACGGAACATGGTAATTTTCATGAGGTTGGAAATGGAACACATACTGGTACACCAGCATTAGATGATCCGTGGAATGGATGTTATCAAGAGCCGAGATTTTTTATGCCTGAGGGAGCGACTGAACCAACTGGATTTATTTGGTGGAGTAACAAAGATGGCGATGGATTTTTGAAGGGTCGTTGGAATGGTTGGGCAACAGTAGGTGTAACTGAGAGTTGGGATGGAGCTGCTAGTAAAACGACGAATGGTTGGCACGATCCCCGGGACTTCGACATCGATTGGGAGAATCGATGGGCGTTTGTCGCCGATCAAAACAATTATAGGATCAAAAAAGTACACGTAGATAGTATGGTTACATTAGGATTAACTGGATCTGGTGTTTACAAAGGTATTTCACAATCTGAAGCGCCTGCTGCCGGAACGGGATTACATGAATTTACGAATATTGCGGGTGTTGCTATAAGCGAAAGTTATGTTTATACGTGTGATTACACAACACATAGAATACAACGATTCACAAAGGATTTAGAATATGTGGATGAAACGACAAACAATGATCCATATCATATAAAGTTTGATAAAGATACAAATACATTTTATATATTTGATGATGGGCGACACATAAGACGATTTGATCACGAATGGAATCAATTAGCTACTTATACATATGCCGCTGGTCAAGAGCCTAAACAAATGATAAGTAATTTTCCTTATGGTGTGTATATAGATGATAAATTTATTTATAATTGTGATTTGTGGAAAAATGCTATTATACTTGATAAAGAAGAATTGTGTTGGGAAAACGAGATAGATGCATACAAGATAACAATGAGAAGTAAAGCTATAGATACAGGTTCCTGGCACAGTATGACATATACATGGGATGGTGACGATATGAAATTATATTTAGATGGAGAGTATCAAACATCACAAAGTACGGTGAATTTTGCTTGGAACACAATACCATCGCCAGACATACAAAATACTGAACCAATGAGATTTGGTAGATGGCAATGGTATTCATATGCCGAACAATTTGTGAAAACGAGAGTTGGAGCCGTATTAGTATATGGTAAGACATTGGATGATGGCGAAATAAGAAAAAATTACGATGCGTTAAAATGGGAGTTTACTGACTAATGAGTTTTTATCATAATCCAAGAACCGTGACAAATGGATTAGTATTATATGCCGACACTTATAATCGTAAGAGTTATGTAAGTGGTAGTTCAACGATGGTTGACTTAGCAGGAAATTACAATGGTGATATAAGTGGAAATCCACAATTAACCGGAAGTTATTTTCAATTTGATGGTGTGGACGACAAAATAGAGTGGGATAACGCGCTCTGGCATCGCTCAGATTCGACGATAGAGTGTTGGTTCAACATTGACACATTTCAATCTGAATCAGCAGGTATGTTTGGATATTTAGGAACTGCAGGAACGTGGTCACGTCCAACGGTTGGGGCATGTTATGTAACTGGGACGCTTCCAGTTCCTTTAACTGATAATGCGGGGGTAGTTGCGTCATTAATTCAGGATGCAGGTGGTTTATATGGAGCGACATATCGTTCTATTGAGACGATTGTTTCTAAAGGTGAATGGCATCAAGGCGTATTATCTCGTGACATGGTAAATGGAACGATGTCATTATACATTGACAATGAGTTACAAGGAACAATAGCGTTTGATGTCGCCACGTTTGCCTCGTGGTCTGGCGTAGGACGGGCGACAAATGATATACAACTTGGAAAGGAGAAAGGAACGAATACCGGTCTTGCTGCCCCAAATAAATGGTTTGAGGGAAAGACGAGTGGATTGAAGGTATACAATAGGATTTTGAGTGAGGAAGAAAGGACGACAAACTATCTGGCGACAAAAGGAAGATATATGAGTATAAATGATGTGAGTGAAGTTGTTTATGTTACAGAAAGTTTAGTATTCCATATTGATGCTGCTAATTCTGAAAGTTATCCTGAAAGTGGTAATGATGTATATAATTTAGTAGACACAACAATATCAGCATCATTTAGGGATGGAGCTGCGATTTGGAATAACAATGCGTTTCAAATAGATGGTGCTAATAGTTATGCGGTAGTTTTGAGGGATGATATACCTGATTTACATTTTGATGAAGGGGATTTTACTGCCGAAGTATGGTCAATAGGTAAAGATTTGTCAAACTATCATTTTGTTATATTAGGTTTGTGGAATACTGGTGCGTTAGCCGGAACAAATGAATGGTTTATAGGACATCATAGTTCTGAAGCATTACGATTCGCTATTGCTGATGCGGAAAACACGACACAACAAGTATATTCTATTGCGTCCGCGTCATTAGATACTTGGTATCATACGGTTGGTGTTAGGAGTGATACAACAATGTCATTTTATGTTGATGGTCAAGAAGCTGGACCGGAAATATCAGATCCAGCATTGAGTGGAAGTGCCGATACAACAAATCCATTGTATATAGGTGCTTTTAGATATAGTGCTACTGTACCTGATGCTGCAGCAGCGGCTGTATTTAGCGGAAGTATTGCTATAGTAAGGATATATCAACGAGCTTTAAATTCTGATGAAATAAGGAATAATTTTAGTAGTGAAAGATCGAGGTTTGGAAAATGAGCGGATTTGGTGGCGGAAGAATAATACAAAGTGGTTTAGTTTGGTGTATGGATTGGGAAGATCGCCAAAGTTGGGTAAGTGGAAGTGATTATTGGTATGATAAAGTCAATAATGCTAAGTTTGATGCACAAGTAAGTCATAGTCAATTTGATACGGAAGATCGTATTATATTTGATGGTACACATCCAACTCAAATTAGAAATTCTACTAATGGGCCTATTACTCAAGCTACAACTGATTTTACTTTACAATATTGGTGGCGCCGCGATGGGTCGGCAGGTGGTGGTACAATTCCAACTGATGCGTATCATCAAATGATAACTGGAGTAAATGGAAATCTTTTTTGGGTTAGTGTTGTAAATAGTGGAGGTTCAATAAATAGAATAACGATGCGTATGGATGTAACCGGAACCGGAAGTTATTATCCAACAGCTCTTGATCCATTTCCGGTATCACATCCTAATGGTACTTGGAGACATCATACGATTACACTTTCATCTACTGAAGGTATAAAGATGTATGTAGATGGAAATATAAGAGTTGAAAATCCTGACACTTGTGCGCACGTAAAACAAGTGGATAATGGTTCTGGAGTAACATATTTTGGTAGGGATAATGCATATGTTCCAAATGGTGCTATTGGACAAGTTTTATTTTATGATAGAGTATTGAGTGATGAAGAAATATATGAGAATTATTTATCAACAAGGGGTAGATTTGGTAAATAATAATATTTATACTTACAAGGTATAATTGGAGAAATTAAGTGGCGACAGACGTATTTATAGTCCCGAGATCGGGATCGATAAGGTTTAGGACTGATGGTGAAATAGATTCAATCATTTCCGCGAGTAGTGGCGACCTGATAATAAGTGGAAGTGGTGACGTTGGTATTGGTACAAATCCGTCATATCCTTTACACATATATTCAAGCGGATCAACTATATTCAATGTAGAGGGAAGTCAAGGAACATTATTTTCTGTACAAGATTCATTTGTAGGAACTTTATTTGAGGTCAACGATCAATCTGGACTTCCAATATTAGAAGTTCAAGCCACAGACACTGTTATAGCAGGAACATATAATAAATATACATTATTTGTAACCGGTAGTTATGTAGGAATAGGAAATTCTTCGCCAGGAACGGTAAAACTCAATATAAGTGGAAGTGGAGCTGACGATTTATTACAAATTGGTGACGAATATATGTTTGTTAGTGGAAATGGTAATGTAGGTATTGGTACAACGAATCCGTCTATGTTTGTTCACGTAGAAAAAAGTCAAGATGGTAATACACAACTGATGGTGAACAATCCTAATGCTGGAACAACTGTAAGTTCACAACTTATTACATCAAATGCTGGTTCTATTGATTCATCATGTAGAATAATAACTCTTGGAACTGGATATACTACGGCTGGTGCGTATGTACAAGATGGTGGAATTTTAGCGACTGAGGAAAATCTTTCTGGTGGATTATCTATATTAGCCCGCCATGCCAGTGGAGTGATACGATTTTATACTGCAGGACATACAAATGAACGAATGAGAATAGATGCGAATGGTAATGTAGGTATTGGAACGGACAATCCTATTGATAAATTAGAAGTGCGTGATGGATATATAGTTGTTGACAATACACAAGGATATAGGATAAGGAATGCAAGTGGAACAACATTGTGGGTAGCGACCGGTCTTGCTACAGATGAATTACAAATGGGTAGTGGAACATGGAATAAAATTTCATGGGCCGTTGCAGGTGCTGCGTATCGAATGATATTAGATAGAGCAGGAAGATTAGGAATAGGAACAGCAACGCCCGTTTCACAACTTCATGTGTATTCGACGGGTTCAACTGCACTAAGAATAGAAAGTCAAGATACCACCGATACAAATGCTATTTATTTTGAATCAAATAATTCTGTATTTCATTCTATTCAATCAATAGCACAAAATGGTGAGTTACAAATAAGAGCCGGTGATACTGGAAATGGTCATGAAGTTAATATTTATTCCGATAATACTGAAATAGCTCGATTTAGAAAATCACAAATATGGTTGTCTGGTTCTGTTGTATCAGCTTCATCGTTAGAGGTTGAAGGTAAAGTTGGGATCAATACTACACGAGGAACATATCATTTAAGTGTAAATGGCGACATACTTGTAAATGAATATCTTCGTGCTTGGGATGGGCCGACAAACACATATCATAGAATGACATCTACACAACATCATTTTTATTCTGCAGGATCAAATCTAATGCAGATAAACAATGGCGACTCAGTTATTCTTGGTGATTCTACGAGTGGTGACGTTGACACGAGAGTATATACGACACAAGGCGAAACATTACGTATTGATGGAGCAACCGGATTTATTTCATCAAGTATGTTATATGCGTCACATAGTTATGGAGTTGGAATAGGAACTGTGCCTTCATATCCACTTCATGTTTATTCAAGTGGTTCGACCGTATTGAATATAGAGGGTAGTCAAGGTTCATTATTCCAAGTAAGAGATTCATTTGTTGGTACATTATTTGAGGTAAATGATATAAGTGGTATTCCTATTTTATCCGTTGAAGCCGAGGACACCGTAACAATGGGAACATTTGGCGACTACACACTTAGAGTTACCGGAAGTTATGTAGGAATAGGAACGAGTGATCCAAACTTACAATTAGCAAATAGTCATTCATTACACGTATGGAATATGGTAAGTGCGTCCGTTTTCTCAGCAAGTAATGGTGCGACATTTGGTGGAAATGTAGGTATAAATACTGTTCCTAATCGTGCACTTTCGGTTGCCGGAATAATTCAAATTGGTGCTAATACAACATATGGTTTAGGTTTGTGGAGTAATCCACCGACCGTATATGGAATTCATATGCAAACTGGTGCTACATATATGCATGGTGAAGTATCAAGTTATTATATAGCTAATATAATGTCCAGTGGAACTGATAGAGGTTTTATTTGGTCGTATGGTACTGTACCTTGTATGTCATTGAATGCAAGTACAGGTAATCTTATCACAAATGGATTTCTTTCTGGATCAGCTATTTATGGCGACATATCTCAAAGTGTTCCAAATGCTCCAACAAGTGTAACATTAACTGATAATACTGATACATTTAGTGTGTCCTTTTCTGCTTCAGCGACACTTGGAATAAATGAATACGAAGTTTGGAGAGCGGAAGGTGGAGCTCATAATGCGTATAGTTTAGTTGGTTTAGTAAAAGAAGATAGTATAACTGATCCAATGACTATAATAGACAACTCATTTACAATAAGTGGAAGTTTAGATTATAGAGTATATGCGTTGAAAGCAGGTAAAAGATCAACCGCTGCTACTGCCGCAGCATCTTCATCCGGTCAAGTAGCCGATGTAACAAATCTTGAGGTTGTGAATATGACTGAACATTATTATATACAATACGATGTACCAAATGATAGACGATTTGCGAGTGTAACGATAAAGAAAGATGCTGAACTTGTTGAGGGAGATTTAGATGAAGCTGCTGCTACAGAAATTTATAGTGGTCGTGCAAATTCATATATGTATGCGATCCCGGAGGCCGATTTAGAGAAATATCATCAATTTTGGGTATATGTTGTAACAAATACATAATAGGAGTTTTATATGAGTGATTTAGATTTACTTATGGAAGAATGGAATAGAATAAATGATGAAGTGAAGATTCAACGAAGTGAGAGGGAACGTTTTCGTGGCGACAGAGGACTTGATGTTGCTCTTCAGGTAAGGATTCAAAATTTACAAGATTGGATGGATGGAAAGGGATATGAAATTGATATAGCTGACGCGATTGAAAATAATTTCAATGAATTTGAATTTGTACATCAAAATACAATAAATGCGTTAGAAGATGCGATAGAAGGAATATCTGGAAGTAGACCGGTTCTTGGAGAGTAAGTTATGGCAGTAAAGATAAAAAGTTTTGAGTTAGGACAAAATGAACAAGTTGTAAGTAAACAAGATGTATATTTTGAGTTTGTTTGGCGAACACATATAGGTTTAGAGTGGAATATAAAGGATAATAATTGGACAAGCCGCGGTGGAGCAGGGAGTGGTGATCGTGGATTGTCACAAGATAGTGTAAAAGTTGATGGAAATCTTATATTTTGTGCTGGATATTCTGATGGAGTAGGGATAAGACGATTGAATGACGATGGTACTTTTACTGTTGTTTACAATAATAGTACACCGATGAACGGTTATGCGTATTATCCAAGTTGTGCTGTAGATCCTGTAAGGAAACATTTTTATTTTGGAAATTGGGTATATGATAATATAGGACGAATAGATTATAGTGATACATCGAGTTTATCGGTTGAGGTTTTAACGGAAGCAGGAAATGGTTTGCCGAGTGATGAAGTTGGATATACATATCATAGTGGATTAGAGGTAGTTGGCGACTATCTTTATATATGTCCTGATGATAAAGGAACTACAACGGTATTTCGTTGGCACATTCCAAGTGAAACTGCTGAAAATTTAACGGTAAAAAATCAAATAAATAGTCATAGATATGGTCATTGTTGGTATGATGCAGAACATGATCGACTTTATTATGTGTCAAGGGCGGATGCTATGTTGAGAGTGGTAGTAAATCCAAGTGCTACAGCTTCTTATGCGGAAGCCGATCCATCTGAAGTAACCGCGTCCGCATTTCAAGTAAGAACTGATAGTATAATGGGCGGAAATGATACATATACACATTTATGGGTGCCTGATAACGACGATCCAAATATTATGATAATATCAACCAATTATGGAAGATTTTGTAAAGTAGATATAAGTGCTTGTATTGAAGGAACAACGAATGTTCCAACTTTGTTAGAAGCTGGTACAAGGTACAATACTGATGCTAGATGGAGAACAGTATTATTGTTTATTGAGGGTATACATGCTAAAAAACATCCGGTATATGGAAGTGATATGCCTATAGTTAGAAATTACGCAACTTGGACAGGTAGAAATTTTGGTTGGATAGATGTAGAGAATCAAAATTGGGTAGGAGTTGGGCCTATAAATGCGTATGGATATAGAAAAAAAGGAACAACGACGACACAACCGACAACGGGGCCAAATGCTCTTAATTTTACATATACTTGGTGTCCACATCCATATCATAAAGTTCAAGCATCTGAGGGAACTGAATATTGGGTATTAGGTGGTTATGATGGTGATGGTAGTGCGTTTATATCGTATGATATAAATAATTTTCCTAATTTTTTGGAACTTGTATCACAAGGAAATATTGTTTTTGGTGATTTTCAACTTGAAGATGAAACGAATATTTCATCAATACAAATAAATAAAATAGCAAATATGGTATTTGAACCCGGTGACGACACATATTTCAAGGTATTTGTAAGTAATGATGGTGGAAATCATTATCAAGCATATGATTGGCGTAAAGAGGGAATAAGAAGATTCAACACGAGGGGAAACACGGTTCGTGTAAAGTTTGTATTACAAGGGTCGGGCAAACGTGGGCCGTATTTATTATCACTCAAGAGAATAGTTGTAGTTATACGTGGATTTGACAAGGAAGAAAAAGAAACACAAAAGAATGTAGTGGTGAAAAAGATAGTAGGTGTATAAATGGGATTAAAATCAACGACATATTATATAAACGAGAAAGCACAAGCAATAGCAGGTGAAAATACTATATGGAATTTTCATCGTGGAAATCATATACAAGTTGGATTTAATTTTAGAACTGATAATTTTGATTTTTATGAAGGTGCGTCTACATTAAAAGGTACGAGAACGATAAATCCTGATTTAGTTCATACTATTCCTGATCCAACTCCAAATTCGACTGGCGATTTAGTAGTAAGTGCGGGTTGGGGCGATGGATTTTGTGTTCGTAAAATGAAAACTGCAGGAAGTATGAGTATTTTATATTGGGATTCTGTTCCAATAGGAGCTAACACACAAAACTCTATTGCGGTTGATAGGGAGAGGTATCAAGCGTATGTAGGACGATATGGGTCTGCAGGTATAGCCAAATATGATTTTAGTGATACGAGTAGTATAACGAAAGTAGATACGATAACGACAACAGGACATGGGATAAGTCATGATTCACCCGGTTACCCGTATTACAACGGGCTCGCCGTCGCCGGAGATTGGTTGTATTTGGGTCATTATGACACAGGTGATTATAATTATACAACGAAGTGGAACACACAAGATTCATCGAGCGACGATTTATTGGCGACAAACAGAGTAACAGACATGAGATATGGTCATATGAGATATTATCCAAAAGAGGATTGGGTAATAGGTTCATGGTTGCGTGATGGAGATACAATTTTAGTTCAAAGTGCTTCACAACCATCTTCATCTGTAGTTGGTGCTCAAACGATTTGTTTTAGGACAACGGATTTAGGAATATCAAATGATCATTATAATATGGGTACAATTCTTATGAAAACTGGAAGTGATAATAGTAGAACCGGAAATTCATTTGAAATGTTGTGTCCGGGGTTTATAGGAAGATTTTTATATGTTGATAATAGTTTTGTGACAGGAGCTGTACCTGGAGGGCCGTTTGTTTGGGGTCAAGAGGGTAAAGTAATACGATCACATATTAATTCATTAAATAAAGCCGAAGTAAGATATGTTCCACAAGCAAAAGAAGTATATTATGGTAGTTATCAAGAACATCCAACATTGAAAGACAAATTCATTTTTGTAATGCCTGATAGAAATCATTTAGCGTACATGGGTTGGATAGATCAAATAAATATGGTAATGGTTGGTGATCCAATATATTATACAAATGGGTATGGAACTGGCGACATACGTACTGGTGGTGGTGGTCAAGTTGTGTCATATGAATCGGATGGCAATGAATTTTTTGCTTCATATGGTGCGAATCTCACTTTGACTACTGATGAAGATGGAGAAGAATATTGGTTGTTTTCTACATATAATGATGATGGTTTTAGGTCATATTCAAGAGACAAATGGCCAGATGGAATGGGTTTATGTGAGACAGGGAGTATAACATTTGGAGATTTCACATTACCACAAAATGTAAATATTGGCTCTATTTATGTAGGGAATGCAACGGCAGATTTATATACTGCATCCGGAGCCGATTTATATATAAAAGTAAGTAATGATGGTGGAACTACATATGAGAATTATGATTATTTAGCCGATGTAGATCACACATTTTCAAGTGTAGGATCAACGGCGAGAATAAAATTAGAGTTTACGGGATCAATAAGTCAATCAGCTCATTATACGGGTGGAAGTTATTTATATGTATCACTAATGGAACAAGATACAACAAATAGAGAAAGTATAGTAGGATATTCACGATTTAATATAACAGGAGTATAACAATGGCAGTAAGTGGAAGTGCCTCATTAAGAAAACAAGATTTTAGAGTACCTGGAAAAGTAGGAATAGGAACAACAGATCCATCAGATGAATTAACAATAAGTGGAAGTATTCAAATAGGAGATGATGCTGCAGCGGGAGGCGAATATACTATCGAAACCGGTCTTAATGATGGTATCAAGTGGGATTTGACTAATAGAACAATAAATATATTGGTTGATAATGGTGTTTTACAAACATGGGATGAACCAACCGGATTTGTTGGTATAGGAACAACTGAGCCGGCTAAACTTTTTCATGTTTGGGGAGATATATCTGCTTCTAATTTTTATGGAAATGGAGATAATATAACCGGTAATTTACAAACATCAGCATCTATTTGGAAAACTGATGAATCATCAATGGTTTGGTTAGATGATACTACTTATAATGTGGGTATAGGAATAACCAGCCCTAAAGATAAATTACATCTATATAATGGTATAACTGATACCGGTATTAGAGTTCAAACTGGTGCGACTGTTGGAGAATCCGCGTCACTATTTTTAATGGGAGCTCAAGACAATCAAGCAGGAGAATCTGTATATGGTGACATACGATTTTGGAATGCTGATAATGAAGGTGCTACTCAAGGAGTTTACGCAAAAATTAACGCAAAAACATTGGGAGAAGCTCATGGTGATGCTAAATTAGAATTTTTTACCGCCAATGCGGGTAGTTTATCACACGCTATGACGATTAATAAAAAACAACACGTAGGAATAGGAATTACAAATCCAACTTATTCACTTCATGTTTATTCTGGTTCCGCAGATAACACTATTTTAGCAGCGTTTAGATCAGCGATTACTACAAATGCTGTGTATATACGTAATAGTGGTTCATCTATGCTCGATCTTGTTTTTAATAATCCTGGTTATCATACTGATGTAGGAAATATACATGGAATACGAGTTATTAATAATAATTCAGTTGTAGGTTCTTCTGCTGGAATACATTTTATTTCCACTTCTGCTAATTGTGGTATTTATGGAAAACGAGTTGGTTCTAATGAACAAGCTATGGTTTTTTATACTGAAGACAATTCACGACAAACACGAATGACGATAGAACATGATGGTGGAATAGTCATGGGGCCGAATTTAACTGATAGTAGTGGAAGTTTATTGAGAGTACATGGTGCTTTTAGTGCGTCAACATATAGTAGACGAGTAAATATTCCTGTTGTATATCAAGGAAGTGCTTACGATGGTATTACGCCACCAATAGTAGTTCCTGATGGATTTACATTTGATGAAATTAGAGTTACGACTGTATCCGGAAGTTGTATGATACGAGCAGAAAAGAATGATACAACAGAGCTTAATGAAAGTATTATAAGTGCTAGTAATGCAGGATGGACAACAGGTACTCCGGGTGGAACGATAACTTTTATTGAAGATGATTATATTAGAGTACATATATCGGAATCGAAACAATGTATGGGATTATCAGTTAATTTAAAAATGACATTTTAAGAGGTAGTAAATGAGTAGAAAAGGGATATACACACCAGAAAATACATTTCAATCCATGATTGAGGACGATGAAGTAACAAGTAAGTATCAACACAAGATAAACTATGGTCGGGCGAAAATAAAGATACATGATAAAGTAGACGAGACACCTGAACATACGATTGAATTTCCAAATAGTTGTTCACTTACATTGTTACCTGATTTACCACATAATGTAATCAATAAGTTAGATGATTATAGGTTGAATTATGGGCCGTTGGAATATGAAACGAGTGGAAGTAAGTTCAAAGAATCATACATTTTACCATTTCGCCCACCGTGGAACGAGATAGATTACATTGTATCATCTTCATACGATGTATCTGGCAGTATAGCGTTCGCCACCCAAAGCAATGGTGATATAATAGTTTTGGGCGACGATGATAAAAATGGAATAATACAAGAGGAATATTGTAAAATCCAAGTACCGTTTTTAGTTGATGCTAGTGGAAGTAGAACTGATGCTAATTTAGAAATAACAACAAAGAAGATACAAGGAAAAGATAAAGACATATTCAGGTATTCTGTTGATCCGACTTGGTTAGATAATGCAGTATATCCTGTTGTAATTGACCCGTCAATATTATTATACACGACTACAAATGTTGTGGCTATGTATTATCCGCTTCAACCAATGATAACGAGAGCAGCGAATGGTAATTTGGTCGCCATCCATGGCGAAAGAACTACATGGAGATTGAGAGTAATAATAGGACAAGGAGATAGTTTTGCTACATCTTCATTCGCAACTATTGTGACCGGAACAACATATCTCGATTATCAAAATATAGTTACTGCGGACAATGGTGATTTAGTTATGGTAAGTAGAACAAGAAATGTTAGTAATAAAATAATATGTCACAAATCTACGGATCATGGTTATACGTGGGGAGCTGAAATAAACTTATCAAGTGGTATAGGTACATGGGGCGGAAATGGAGTAGGTTTAGTCAAAGCAGATAATGGAGAATTGTTTGTACAAGCAGAATCTGGAACATCTACATATGAAATAGGATTTTGGAGATCACAAGACAACGGTGATTCGTGGTCATTTTTATCTGGTACAACGAATAAAACTCGTAAATGGTATGGAGCTATTTGTTTCAATAGAAAAGATAATAAAATACTATATTATGGTTGTGATCAAGCAACTGGTACGGTTGTATGGTTTACTCAATGGGATATAGCAAGTAGTACATTTGATTTTGTACAACAAGCATCACCGACAACTAACTATCCATCACATGATAGAGCGATTATGGGCGGATTAGCGTGTGATAATAGAGGGAATGTTATATATCACATCAGAGTTAGACATTCATCAGATTCATTATATAGATTATATGAACACAAGTGGATAAGTGGTTCGGCTTTATCAACTGCTACAGCATCCCTGATAACGGTTGGTGATGGTGCGGGAAGTCAACTTTATGGAAGTATACAAACAAGCCGTGATGGTACATTTCACAAGTTTGTTACTCCTGGTGCTTCAGCTGCTGGAAAGGGAACATATTATTCGGCTGGACATTTTTTTCATTCTTCATCATATACTGATTATCTTGATGCTGAAAGTGGTAACAATTCTAACCAAACACATAATTATGTATCAAATAATAATGATGAATCTATAAGTGAATTTCATAATTTTAATTTAGAACATGACGGAGTTAGTACATATTCATTATATTACAAAGATGATCGTGTGAAATTTGTAGGGCCGAAAATAATGCCTATGATAGGTGGTTAATTAGCACGTTTCGGAAATTTCTATATATTTATATATACATTTTAACATTTAACAAAAACAAGGAGAAAGAAAAATGGCAGAAAAACAAGCTATCAAGGTTTCAGAAGAGGAAGTTACAAAGGTCAAAGATTTACGTAACAATTATCAAGAAATCGTAGTTCAGGTAGGACAAGTTGAACTTCAAATAAATGATGTCCGTGACGCCCTTGACAATTTAATTGAGGCGAAAGACAAATTATTAGAACGTTATGACGAGATCAAACAAACTGAAAGAACACATTTAGACGAATTAAATAAAAAATATGGTATAGGTTCATTAAATGTGGATACAGGTTTATTTACTCCTTCTGAACAAAATCAAGGTTAAACCTATAATAAACAAGGTGACCTGAACGTTTCGGAAATTTCATTATATTTATATATGTAAAATTTTAATCTGAAACTAATACATTTTTAATTCAAATAGGAGAAATTAAATGGCTGAAAAAATCGTATCTCCTGGTGTATTTACTCAAGAAAAGGATTTGTCATTTCTTGCGGAAGGTGTTTCCGCGATTGGTGCGGCTGTAATTGGGCCAACTGAAAAAGGCCCAGCATTTATACCTGTTCAAGTGACATCCCAAAATGAGTTTTCTACTAAATTTGGAAGTGGAACTTATTATACACCTTATACTGTCCAAGAATATTTAAAGAGTGCGGGTATTGTAACGATTGTTAGAGTGCTTGGTACTCAAAGTTATGCAAGAAGGTTTTTTACTCTTTCTATTGATGGAACGGGTATATATAGTGATAAAATCATTGCTGTTATTGGAGCATCCGGTAGTACTGACGAGAGTGCGTTATCAACGGCTTCTGTATCGGGAACTATTGGTGATTTTGCACTTTATCTCAATAGTGTTACATACTCAGCATCACTTGATTCAAGAAAAGAAAAGTATCTTACTAATGTTTTAACTGGTGACGTTCCTGCTGAAGTTGTGTATAACTTTCCAACATTTCAAAGTGCGAGTATTGCCAATACCAACACAATGTCAATAGTTATAGGAACAAGCTGGCCAGCTAATGGGGCGGTTTCTATGAGCGCGGATGGATATGTTAATGCATCTACGCCTTGGATTGAATCCCAAAATGTAGGTACACATCCAACAGCGAGCGATGCTCAATATTATTCATTGTTTAAGTTTCATACATTGGGTGATGGTATTATATCTAACAAAGAAATTAAGGTTGGTATTTTTGATGTTAAACCAGCAGATGAAGTTGCTAATTCTGATTATGGTCAATTTAGTGTAGTTGTACGTGAGTGGGGTGATACTGATGCTCGTCCAGTAGTATTAGAAACCTTTAATAATGCTACATTAGATCCTGATAGTGTAAACTATCTTCCAAGATTGATCGGTGATACGAAAGCGTATTATCGTACAATAGGTGGGGAATCTAAACTTGTGTACGAAGGTGACTGGCCAAATAAATCTGCATATATTCGTGTTGAACTTTCAACAACGTCATTTCCAAAAGGTGTCGTTCCAATGGGATTTCAAGGATATAAAGTACCTATTAATGCTGGTGCTACTAATTTCCCATCAATGAGTTTTGCTACTACACAAACAATTAATGGCGAAACGAATACAAGAGCATATCGTGGTGTTGATTTTAGTGTTGGTGATAATCTTACATATCATGCTGAAATTGGTGGTCAACAAGGAGCTGCTCAGGGATATACAACTTCTACTGGTAGTAACGGAAGATTTAATCTTAGTAATTATTCTGATGTTATTACTTATAGTGCTACCGGTTCAACTTGGAGTTCAAATACCGCTACACGTAAATTTGCTCTTGGTTTTCAAGGTGGTAGTGATGGTCTTGATTTAAGAATTGCTGTAGCTAAAGGTGAATCAATAACTTCTGATAACACTCAAAGATTTGATTGTACTAATAGTGGTACTGGGGGTAGTTTATCTTACAAAAAAGCTATTGATGCTATAGCTAATCCTGATGAAGTTGATATTAATATGATTGTTGTACCTGGTATTCTTAAAAAGTATCATTCTTATGTTTCTAACTATGTAATCAATACTTGTGAAGAACGTGGAGACTGTTTCTATATTATGGATACGGTTGGTTTAACTGATGGTATTTCTGAACAAGTTAGTGAAGTAACCGCTCTTGATACCAACTATGCTGCTACTTATTATCCGTGGGTCAAAATAGTTGATCCAAATACGAACAAACCTGAATGGGCGCCACCTTCTGTTGTTATGACTGGTGTTTACGCTTTTAATGACAAAATAAGTGAAGAATGGTTTGCTCCTGCTGGTTTGAATCGTGGTGGAATAACATCTGCTACCGCAGCGTACACAAGATTGACACATACTGAACGAGACACATTATACAACGCGCGTGTTAATCCTATTGCTACATTCCCAGGACAAGGTGTGGTTGCGTGGGGTCAAAAGACATTACAAGCGAAAGCTTCTGCTCTTGATCGTGTAAATGTACGTAGATTACTTATTGCGTTGAAGAAATTTATTGCGAGTTCTTCACGTTATTTGGTATTCGAACAAAACGTCACGGCGACACGAAATAGATTCTTAAATATTGCTAATCCATATTTGGAATCTGTACAAAATAGAGCTGGATTGTACGCTTTTAAAGTTGTGATGGACGATACAAACAATACTGCGGATGTAATTGATCGTAATCAACTTTATGGTCAAATTTATTTACAACCTGCTAAAACTGCTGAATTTATCATTCTTGATTTTAACGTACTTCCAACAGGGGCGACTTTTCCTGAATAATATTTAGTTGATATTTTTACTAAAACCCACTTCATTTTTTGGAGTGGGTTTTTTTTTGAAAAAAAACCAGAAAACAGTTGACTTTTACTCTGAAATGTTGTATATTTGTATTGTAATTGAGAGAGAAACCAAAGGAGAATAAAATGTCATTAACCAACAACGAAAAGAAAATGATTGAAAACTTAATAAACAACGAGTATGAGTCTGGTTTGGATGCAGTGCCGTGGGTTTTTGCTTTACAAGAGGGATTGGAAACCGGTAATGAATTTGGAATGGAAGAATATAAAGGTGTTTTGGGTAGTTTGGTAAAGAAAGAGTTGGTTGTGGTAATGGATAATGAGGGAAATGGAAACCCTGACGATAACGTTGCTTACTTGACCGACAAAGGTAAAGAAGTTGCAAAAGAGTTGTTCGCTGAAAAATATGATTGGTTATAAAAATAAACTATAAAAAAGAGGAAATAAAAATGTTAGTAGAAGTTGAAATGCGTGCATGGGATGATCACCCGAGAGCCGATGAAAAGGGTTTAGGTTATGTTAATGAGGGTTTACGTTATGTTGACATTCCTGACAAAGATGTAGTTCCTGAACAAAGATTTAATGACGACACGATGTATATAATGTTGAATTCGGTCTGGCATTATGGTCAAAACGATTTCCAACCGAGTACAAGACAACGTTCATTAATGGTAGGTGACATAGTTCGTTTATATGGTCGCCGTTTTAAAATTGATAATTTTGGTTTTAGTGAAGTTAACTAATAAAGGAGAAATAAAATGAGTAAGTCAAAAAAAGAAACAACTTTGAGAAAAGACAACACACTTGAAATGTTGCTTGCAAAAATGAAAGGTAATAAGTAATGTTGAATCCTGATAATTTTTATGCCGTGTCGAATGGTTTTCATTACGATGTAAGTTCGGAAGATCATGGTCACTTAGGAACATTTGTTGAATATGACGATGTTTTAGTAGCTGTGAGAGATTGGGCTGAAGCAAACGATTGGTATCCTGAGTTATACTTTGTGTCTGATCACGGTAACGTGGATGAAAACCCGACATCATATATGTTAGTATAAAAACGAGAATAGTAGCTGGAGGCTTAGTAAGGGGGCACCTAAATAGGACTTCACTGAAGAGCAGGTGAAAGTATTGTTTTAACCCGACTCATTAATTTGAGTCGGGTTTTTTTATTTTCTGGAATCTTTATATTTATATATGGAAAACTATTTGTGGGAGAGAATGATGGACAACAAACAATGGCGTAAATTTTTAACTGAGGGAACTTTAGTAGTTGAAGCAGTTGATTTTCTTAATAAAGAGAGTGATCCACCGAATCAAAATAAAGTACAACTTACATTAGATAGAAAGATAGATGGAATGACCGCTTGGTATCGTTTGGAGACAGATGGTTGGTGGAGACGAATCAACAATCCTGGAAAAGGTTATGGTATTCTTATGAAAAAATTCAAGATTTCCGGTAAACCCAAATTTGATATGATCAGTGGTAATTCATATGCTTCTTATCCTGTTCTTATTGAGTATATTCCATTGGAATATTCTGGCGATGTAGATTGGGATCAACCGGGGAACGTTGAAAAGGCGAAAGGAACAATGATGATTGCGTCACATAGAACTGGTGCCGATTCTAAAGACATTGAGAAGTTTGTAAACCAACAAATTAAAAAAGGAACATATAAACCATGAAAAGAGAAGAATTAAAGGAAGTAATAGAAGCCATGATACCTGAGGCGACAAACAAAGTATTATTAAAACCTAAAGAACTTGGTGAGGGTGTTCCTGTGACAGTTCATATTGATGAAGATGGATATTTGGTATTAAAGGATAAAGAGGGGAAGATGATATTTTTACATCCGACCCAAGCAGTACAATTACACAAGTTTTTAATGAAAAACAAGGTGAAATAATATGAAAAAAGAATTGTGGTATAAATTGTTAAGAGAAAATAAACTTAATGAAAACGTGAATATTGTATCTCAAATTGAATTTTATGAAGATGATTTTGACGAGGGCAATGATAAAATAACTATTAAGCCACATACACGTAGCGATATAGAAGTTAAAGTTAAAAAACAATATACACAAAGAGAAACCAAACAACTTGAAAAAGAACTTAACGCTTTATTAGAGAAAACAATAAGTACATTCATAAAGAAAATAAAATAATTTGGGTGAAATAATATGAAAAAGTATTTACATGGACACGATAGCATGAAAAATGCGTATGTAATAGAAGATTATCCTTATGGTCGATTGAGGACACAAATGAGGGTATGGGTTGAGAGTGTTCCAAAGAAAGGCGACCGGGTATGGCGTCAAACATTAAATCCTAAAACACAAAAATGGAATAAACCAAAGAAGTCAACCTTTTCGCCAATATTATTTTTATACAAGGACGAAAAAGATCACGTTCATTCACGAGGTATAAGTCAATATTCTTCACCCGACGAAGTGAAGTCATTCATCAAGGACATTGGTGGCGAAAACAAATTAAATAAGATACAAAAGACTGCTTTTGCTGAAATGAGTGGAAAAACATTAGAGGAAAAAGATCCTGATTGGACATATAAGTTTGAAAGATATAATGATAAAACATATGCCTTAGATTTAAAATTTGATGTAGCGAGTGCAGTAAAAATCAAGAATGTTATAGATGCTATCGATAAAATAATAGGAACATATAAAAAGGGTAAATATGGAAGCCCAAGTGAACAATTCAAGAAGTTATTAGAGGACGATGGAATAATAAGGGTATTGGGTAGACGTGGAGTTATGATCGCTGGCCCGATGAAAGCAGACAAAACATACAGTCAAATAAAGTCTAAACTAAAGAATAAACTAAAGGAATCAATCATAAAAGAATCAAACAACAATGTTACAAGTAAAAGAGAGGGATTGCCAAGAGGATATGCGCCCTATATGAAAACCGATGGTGTAAATGATTATCCTAAATCCTGGGATGCTAAGTTAAAATATTTTCGTCAAAAGTTAGAAAAAATGACAGGATACGAAACTTTAGAGTAAATTTTTTGATTCTATATATTTATAGATAGAAGAAAAGTAATGTAATTATATGGAGAAAGATAATGCCAAATCATGTAAAGAAACGTTGGATCGCCCGTCAAATCAAAAATGGTAATCCGAAATTTGTAGAACCTGAAGTGGAAGTAGTTGAGGAAGTGGTAGAGGAAAAACCAAAGAAAGAGAAGAAAACCAAAAAGGCGAAAAAAGAAGAAAAAGTAGTTGAACCAACTGTAGTAGAGGGTGGATCTGTAACTGACGTAGAAGTAGTGGACGAAAAGAAAGAAGATAAAGAATAAACAACATAATTTTTAGGAGAAAATAAATGGCAACTGAACGACTTTTAGAAGCCAATGAGTTAATGGTCGAACGATTTCAACCAAAACAAAAGAATCGTTTTATCATGTATATTGATGGTATTCCTGCATGGTTGATCAAAACTGCTGCAAAACCTTCAATCACAATCAACAAAGTAACGTTGGATTACATGAATATCAAACGATATGTCGCAGGTAAATCTGAATGGCAAGAGATTGAAATTACCTTGTATGATCCTGTTGTACCTTCCGCTGCTCAGTCTGTAATGGAATGGGTAAGACTTCATCACGAAAGTTTAACTGGTCGTGATGGGTATGTAGATTTCTACAAGAAAGAGATTGATCTTTATGGTATTGGTCCTGTTGGTGACTTGGTTGAAAAGTGGAGATTATACGGCACACAAATCGTCAGTGCCAATTTCGATTCTTACGATTTTGCTGCTGATGATCCTCTTTCAATTAGTTTGACATTAGCGTATGATTGGGCTGTATTAGAATTTTAATTTTGTGTTCGGAATGGGAAAGGGCGGGAGATTCTCCCGCCTATTTTTATGGAACAAAAGAAGTGTTTCATTAGTTTAATCTTATATAAGTAAAAAGTTATTAACTTATCTCAAGAAAGTATAATATGAAAGAACCATCTTTTGATTACGATGAAGATGCCGATGTTATGTATATTACATTTGGTGAACCACAACAATGTACCGCGTTTGAAGATCAACCGGGAATAGTTGTTAGATATACATTATCAGATGAACTAAATGGTATAACAATAATAGATTATAGTAAAAGAGTAGATAGGAGTAAATAATGGATGAAAAACAATTAGTTGAGAAGCTAAAAAGTGAGCATATGGAGAAAAAGAAAGGTGATTTTCCAAGTGAACAAATCACATTGCCTTCAAAAGGTTTCTTTTATCCAAGTGAAAATCCTTTATCAAGTGGAGTTATTGAATTAAAATATCCCACGGCGAAAGAGGAAGATATTTTGACATCAAAAAACCTTTTATCAAAAGGACTTGCCTTAGATCGTTTCATGGAATCGATTATATTGAGTGACATTGATTACAAGACATTATTGTTAGGTGACAAGAATGGTATTATGTACGCGTCCCGTATCCTGGCGTATGGGCCAGATTACGAGGTACAAGTGACTTGTCCACAATGTGGCGAAATAAATAAAAGTATTACAGTTGATTTAAACGAAGTACAAACTCGTGATTTTGATTTTGATGCTTTTGTAGAGGGTCAACAAGAGTTTGAATTTGATCTACCTGCGAGTAAAAAGAAAGTTGTATTCAAGTTATTGACACACGACGATGAAAGGAAGATTGAGGAAGAATTAAAGGTAAAAAAGAAGAAACAAGTTGTAAAGGAAGATTCTGAGATTACAACTCGTTTGAAATATGCTGTTGTTTCCGTTGATGGTGAAACAAGTAGAGCATTAGTTACATCATTTGTTGAGGGTATGTTATCACGGGATTCTCTCGCGCTAAGAAGGGAAATTAGCCGATGTACGCCAGACGTAGACGCAAGTTTTGAGTTTGAGTGTGCTGGATGCGAGTTTAGTGATAACATGGACATTCCTTTAGGGATCAGCTTTTTTTGGCCATCCGGAAGGCTATAGATCGATGTTTCATGAGGAAATTTTCAACTTGTGTTATTACTCAAGTGGTGGATTTCCTTTCAAAGATGTATATGATCTTCCGGTCGAGAAGCGTAAGTATTTCTTGAGGTTATTGGACTCAGCAAAACAGAATGAAAAGGAAGCTGCTGAAACTGCACAACAAAACCCGGGGACGGTTAAGGGAGAATCACCATTTCCGACTCCAAAGAGATATAATGGTGTAAGATTTGATAAAATCCCTACAAAGTAATTTTGTGGGGATTTTTTATTTAGGTAAAAATAGTGTTTCATTATATTTATAGGTAGATAAAACCAACTTGGAGAGCATTCATGGCGAAAGATGTAATAAAGGAAGAAAAAATTAGTAAGTTAATTTCATTCATTCTTGGAGCTATATTTAGTGGAAAACCGGAAAAGGTTACTTCTAAGGTATCTACTGACAAAGAATTAGTTAAGAAGATAAAAGACGCCGACAAATCATATCAAAATATGATCAAGTATTTAGAAAAGAAATATGGTAAAGAAATGGTTAGAGCTGCAAAAGAGAAAGCCGACAAATCATTAAGACAACAAGGTTTTAATGTATAATTGGAGATAATAGATGGCGAATGAAGGCTTAAACGATCAAGTAAAATCAGCGAAAGAATTACGCGGGTTGATGTCCGACACCGGTAAAATTTATTCTGAGATAAAGAAACTTTCCAAAGAGAATAATGATATATTGGGTAGTACCGTTTCCAAGGCGAAACAAATGTGGTTGATTGAAGCACAATTAAGTAGGGATAAGAAACTTACTGTATCTGAAGCGAAGAAATTTCAACAAACACAAAAAGAGATTTTAAAGACCGCAGAAAATAGATTAGATTTACAAAAGTCATTCAACGATGCGTCAGAACAATCTGCTAATCGATGGCAGGAAATGCAAATGAGTGTTGCTGCTTTCGCCGGACGTTTGTGGGGAATTGTGACAAATCCATTGGTATTGATGATTGCTGGTGTAGCGCTCATAGCGAAAATGTTTGTTGATTGGAACAAGAGAGGGGAAGAATTTCGTAAGACGACCGGTATAGTTGGTGATCAGTTTCAAAGATTAAATAATCAAGCTATGGGAGTGGCTGCTGAGTTGGGTCATTTAGGAATAAGTCAACAAGAGACATTAGAATACACACAAGCATTAACACAAGAGTTTGGTTCGATTGAGTTTATTTCAAGGGATTTAGTAAAGAACACGGCTATATTAAGTGTAACGATGGGAATTTCTGCCGACGAAGCGACAAATCTTATGTCGTCATTAATGACTATTACTGCTGGATCTGAGGAAATGGCGACAAATATGATAAAGTTTACATCCACATTATCTGAGAGTGCCGGAGTGGCGAGAAACATGGTAATGAAGGATATAGCTGATAATGCAGAAGCATTAGCAGGTTATATGAAAGATAGTGGTAACAACATTGTTATTGCTGCTGTACAAGCGAGACAATTAGGTGTAAGTATAGGAACGGTAGTAGGAGCTGCTGACAAGTTACTTGAGTTTGAAAGTTCTATTGAAAATCAAATGAATGCTATGTTGTTAACCGGTAGACAAATCAACACTGAACGTGCTAGAGCGTTAGCACTTCAAGGTGATTTAGCTGGAATGCAACAAGAGATTTTGAAACAAGTTGGATCACAAGCAGAATTTGAAGAAATGAACGTCATTCAACGTCGAGCGTTAGCAGAAGCCTTTGGAATGAGTGCGGGTGAGTTAGGTAAAATGATTTCTCGACAAGAATTATTAACGAAGTTAACGAACGGACAAATCACCGCTGCCGAAGCAATGGCGAAAGGGATGTCATTACAAGAGGTATTAGGAACGAATAAACAAGTAATGTCCGGATTAACACAATTAACAAATGCTTTAGTGAAACTTGGTAATTTTGTAGCCACATTCCTTGCTCCTACATTTACTGTATTAGCAAATGTATTAGGTGGTATAGCGGATGGAATGAATGCTATATTTGATGTATTAGGTGGTTGGTTGCCTCAAGCCGGTGATGCTGCAGGTCAAACTGAACATTGGACAATGACGTTAGTAAAATTTATTGCTACCGCAGGACTTGCTGCAGCAGCGATTTGGGGATTACGAGCAGCTATGAGTGGATTAGGTAAGTTAAAACTTCCTGGGTTTGGTCAAGGTGGAATTATGGGAAATGTATTTGGTGGTTTATCTTGGAGTGCTATAGCTAAGGGAGCAGTATTGATGGTCGTTTTAGCAGGTAGTATTTTCTTACTTGGAAAAGCGTTACAGCAATTTGCTGACGTGACATGGGAAGATTTAGCGATTGCAGGTACAGCTCTTATTGGTTTAACCGCGGCCATGTTTGCTCTTGGGTCATTACTCACAGGTCCACAACTTATTCTTATGGGAGTAGCGGTTGGAGTGATCACCGCGTTAGGTGGAGCCTTTTGGGTATTGGGCGAAGGAATAAATAGTATAGGAAATGGACTTGAATCTATTGCAAGTGGATTAGGACAAATTATTGAGTTATCAACGAAGTTTGGAGTAATCGGTGATGCTGCTGAAGCGGTACAAGCCTTGAATGTTGCGACCGTAGGTGGTGGTATTCCTTTCGCTGCTGCAGCTGCAGGAGCACTTGGAACATATGTAGAGGGAACACAAGTAAATGTTTCATTAGACGATGTAGTAAAGAAACTTGATGATATAGAGGAATTATTTGTAGATGGAATAGATTTGAAACTTAATGGTGCAAAAATAGGTGAATGGTTATCCAAAGAAGCTCGTAAAGCGTAAAATGGAGAAATTAAGTGAGTTTAATAGATTTATATAATAGAAGTATATTTCGTGGAGTTGGAAAAACCGTTGACTTTATGGATAATAGGGATGCGACAGGATTTACATTGAATAAAACTGCAGGATCGGAAACGGATTTCAAACTTAATCAAATTACAAAGACTCCGGTATCATCTGATCCATTACCTGAATCAACTATTCGTCAAATGGCTGAGGAACATTACACGAATGCTCCTTTATTAAAAGCGAATTATCTTGGACAACATGCTGAACCATTAGTATTCATAAAACCAAATGAATCAAGAGATCAGTATTCTACGAAATTGGATTACACGAACACGAGACGAGAAGCCACGGCGAATTTTTTAGTTTCTCCAAAGGGAATGAATTTTGCTGCGACTCAAGTAGCTATGCAGTTAGTAAATCCGACATTAGAATCGAAGTTATATAATCCATTGTCTGTGTTCAGCAATACTATTCCACTTGTCGATTATCATGAACGACGACACATGAATGTTGATTCTTTATTTGGATTACCAACAAACTTTATCATGGGTTCAGTTCCAGCTAACTACACCGAAGCGATTTGGACGACCGACATGAAAAGTAGGAATGTAAATCAATCACCGCTTGCTTCTTCAAAGATAGCGAACGATGATTTACCTGGTGTAAATTATGCGTTTAGTGGTCGTGATTACATGATGAATGCTTCGACGTGGGAGAGTATAAATCCAAATCGTTATTTATATCCTATTGGGCCAGATGGAGCAGGAATGCCAACGAGTAATCGTCTTACACCTGGCGAAGAAATGTATAGGAATATAGGACTTGCTGCTCAAGCATTTAGATTTACAAAAGCGTCCGGTTTCAATCCTATATTAGATGCTCAAATAACGATAAATCAAAATAATAGTGGTACAAGTTTTTTACAAGATTTGTTGAGGAAGATACCTTATGCTAATACGATTTTGAGATTATTTGGATATGGTATTTTGTCAAAAGCAGAAAAAATAAAAATATACAATAAATATAATGCGACATTTCCATATGCTGCGTATAATGGAAATGAGATACGAGTATTGAATGAAGATGGAGAATTACTTGACACATATGCTGTAGATTTGAGTGAATCTCCACTAAATGCCGTACTTGAGGCGATAGAAAAAGTAACGAAGGTAGGAAGTGGTACGGAATCGCCACCAAAGGGATTTACATTTGCGTCCCGTGACAAGTTAGAAACTGCTGCGGGTTATCAAGATGGTTTTGACGATCAACGTATATTATTCAATCCGCAAGATGATATACCTACAGTGAACCAGTACATGCAGGCCTACGGCGATGTAATGAAAAAGAGGACTGGCGACAAAGAGGGAACGGCGGACATCGAAAATCTTACACCGTCATTAGATGATAGAAAACCTTACACGAAGTATGTACAATCGATCATCGACGATGATAGGAATAAACCCGTTCAAAAGGGATTGAGGATCATACACAGTCCGAAGGGATATGGAATGGCTCGATCGGGTGCCCCAAGAGCCGAGGATCGAAAGGGTGATTTAGTCAATCAACTTCCATATGGCGAAAATCTTGAAACAGATGATAAAGGTATTGAGAGAGAATTTAGTGATATGATACCTTTCAAGTTCTTTCATATAAATGAACAAAAATGGATAGTATTTCGTGCTAATTTAACAGGGATAACTGATAACATTACACCTACATGGAATGGTAAAAAGTATATTGGTAGAGCTGATAATGTTTATACATATAGTGGTGCTGAAAGGTCAATTAATTTTAGTTTCTCTATTGTTCCATTTTCGCCAAAAGAGTTGAAACCTTTATATGAAAAATTGAATTATCTTATTGGATTGAACTATCCAAAGTATAGAGGTTTATCAAGACGATCAGGTAATTATATGGAAGCACCATTCATAAAACTTACAATCGGTGATTTATTTACTGATGTACCTGGAATAATGATGGGCGGTATGACCGTAACGATTGACGACGAAGCGACTTGGGAGTTGAGACAAGAACAACCACAAGCAGTAACTGATATAGACAAGATACAAGTGGCGAAACTTCCAAGATTGATACGAGTTAGTGTAAATGGATTTACACCATTTGGACTTGAAAAGAAACCATTGAGTTCAACTTCACCATTTTATAGTGCAGTGAAGAAATGGCAAGAGGAAGGTACAAATCCAAATTCAAATCCACAAAATGATACAGGAGCATTATAATGCCATATAGATATGAATCGACAAATGTAACACGAGACAAGGATAAAAACTTTAGGAAATTTGATTCAACGTTATATCCACAAATTGAAATTGATGATAGTGATATTTATATTATTACAAACATTGGAGATCGTCTCGATTTACTGGCGAGCCGATATTACAATGATGTAAATTTATGGTGGATTATTGCTCAAGCAAATCATGTTGGAAAAGGAACATTAAATGTTATTCCTGGCACACAGCTTAGAATTCCACAAAATCTATCAAAAATATTTTCTGATTTAGAAATAATAAATCAAACGAGGTAATAAATGGCGAATGAATTTAGGACATGGCCGGTATTAGGTGATTTTCATCCAAACATCAAGAAAGAGTTATTGAGACGAAAAAACCAAACATTCGGCGAGGACAACAAACCGCGTGCCGTTTGGGTACGAGCAGTGTCAAATGCTGTACGAGTAACATCCCAAACGAGAAAAGTTGGCAACAGTGGAGTGACCGAGACAGGTCATTTTCCTGAGGAAATACGAAAGGACATCAACATAATGGTAGGTGGTTTACTTCGTCCGTCAGGCGCCACGCGTGGTGGTTTTGAGCCCGTTTATCAACGAGTGGCGAAAGGACGAGAGTTGTTAGATAGACCGATGCCAGGTATAGAATCGATTTCAGTAGCCAGTAAAGGTGAATATGGATCATTGAGGAAGATCACAATAAATTGGGTTT